TTGTTTTGGCTGAACTGATTCTCTAATAACAGGTGCATCAGCCTTCACTTTTCTTTCATTAAATGCCTGCTCTTTAATGATATCGATTCTTTCTTGTTCTTTCTTATCAAAGAGTCTAAGTGTATAATCGAAGTTTTCTTCGATAAACCTAGGTGTCTTATCACCAAGCACTCTTTTGATATATTCTTTCTTCTTATCTGAGAGACCAGATGTTTTTGATTCGAGAATAAGAGCTGATTTGGTCTTAGAGTAACTCTCTTTAATAAGAGTGTTTTCTTTAGAAAGCTCTTCTACTTTCTTAGAAAGCTCGTCGATTTGCTTCTTACCATCGATTACCGCATCTTGAACCGACTCGCTCATAAGAGCTGAGTCAATAGCAAGAACCTTACGTAGGTTACCGAGAACTTCTCTAGCTGTTCTGTTTTTAGTAGCTTCAGTGATTGCCTCAGTTGGAACCGCTTCATCAAGAAACTCTTCTAAGTAATTTGAAATAGATTCAACAAGAGTTTCTTTAAAGCTATTTGCTTCGTTAGTAAGTTCTGTTTCGTATCTTTTAACTACATTAACAAGCTTGTTAGAATTGTTTTTATCGATAGCTTCAACAACTCTCTTTAATTTTGTAGTATGATCTTTATCAATAGCAGCAATAAGTTGCTCTAGCTTCTTTGAATAAAGATCGTCTTGCTGTGCAAGTGCAGATTCAACGGTAAGTTCAAGCTTTTTAGTAAAAGCATCTTCAATAGCTTGAAGAGACTCTTCAGTTAAAACTTGCTTTGCTTCGTCAGTTATTAGTGTAGATACTTTCATAGTTAAAAGAGTGGTTCGTTAAGTGAAGAAGATATTCTAGATTTAATCTTATCTTCTATTACTTGTTTTAAATATTTATGAGCAAGTGCATATTTTTTTGTAGAAATTGATGCAATAAAGTTCTTTATATCTGTAGTTTCTTTAACTACCTTTTTCTTTTTCTTTGCTTTAGCAGACTTTATAGCTTTATCCTTTGTACCTTTATATTCTTCTTCTGGTGATTCAATCTCTCCATCACCATCATAATCTTTTTTAGCTACTTGCTTAGACATACTATTATTTATATCGAACGGATGAATTTTAGTATATGTTCTCTTAAAAATGCATCAACTCCTTTAGTAGGGAGCTTGCTAATAGATTTAGCGAAGTTTTCATAAACTTCTTCATACTTGCCATTTTCTGCTACTACCCATTGTTTAGACTCTAAAATACCATTCACAAAAGCTTTTGGAAAGGAAGGATCTGCTACACAATCAACTGCTACTAGTTTAAGATTTCTAACTACATTATGACTTGAACCTTCTTCGAGAGTACCTAACGCTCTTGAAGACATACCCACCTTTACACCATCATTGATTAGAGATCTAACTATCATACCACATGGTGTCGAAAGTACTTTTGACTTGCCGTAGAAAACATTATTATCTTCGTATAGCTCAGTAACCATATGACATGCTCTCTCAAGATCAACATCAGCAGACGCTGGATGATTAAGCTCTCCCATAGCTCTCCCTGGTATAACCATTTCTTCGTTATAACGCTGTACCTCTCTTCTTAACTCGTCTATAGGGTACATTCTCTTATTTTTGTTAACTCCTTCAGCCATCATATAAGGCCCCTTAATAAACAAAGTTGAAGGTGCATTTCTATTTGACTCCTCTACAACGTATTCGAATTGATCGTCTAGAGCTGGTTTCTCCACTAATAGGTTAAGCTTTAATGCCATATTTATATTTATTGTTTAGTTACAAAAATCTATTATTTTAGGTGCTTTTCTGTGAGTATTAAAAACTCTAAACCTTTCTTTTTACAAAACTCGGTAGCAGCCTGCCATTTTGCTTGGTTTTTTAAATACATTGTTTGTTCATATACAAGGTGCTCTTTCTTTTTATATTTTGTTGTAGGCGGTAGAGTCTGCTTTGAAGGCTTAATCTCTATCAGATATTTCTTAACGCAATTATCTTCTTTTATAACGACAAAATTATCTACGAAATATCTATGAGCTCTACCATCAAGAGGTGAAATATAAGGTATCACTACATTCTCACTTCCCCACTTTATAACATTAGGATTATTGTCACAGAACCTCATAAATTTGAGCTCTAGACCTGATCTATAAATTGCTTTTAAACCTAGAAATTTTTCCTTATTAACTGGTACAAACACTCCCTGTCTATACTTGCTAGACTGACGTATCGACATATTAACCTATAAAGAAAGAAGGAGGGTCTGCATCTCCAAAACCAGCAGACGCGCCGGTAAGTAGCATTTGTTCTAGATCTTTTTTCTCTGTTAAGCCCTCTTGAAGTAAATCATAATTCAAAGAGCCGCCACCTAATAGAGATACTCCAGTAAATTTGCTTCTTACGCGACCTATAACTATCTTTGATAGTGCTACAGCATACTCATAGACCCATTGCTCTTTAACAAGATCGCGAATTGGTCTCTCCAAATAGCAAGCTATAACACCGTAAAAGCGACTCTTATTAGGCTGTGGATACATTTGAAGATATTGCGTTCTTTCATCAAACTTTAAATCTCTTTTTATAGCTAATAATTTCTCTCTCGTATCTAACCACTCTTTTAGTGTATACCAAGATACTAAATCAAATCCGTAATTACCCATAGCGTAACTAAAATAGGTCTGTTGAGCGAGGGTTTGCTCAAGGGTGAATAAGGTATTGACGCCTTGATTTGAACCCTCTTCAAAATCGATAACAGATACTACCTTTCTATAATCCATAGCATCATAATCAAATACATTTGAATACTCTATCGCGGTAGATTCTTGCGATTGTAGAGATACCTTTTTATTAACTGATTTTCTAAAAATTCCGCTCAAACTACTATTAAACGCGGTTATAGAATTGTAGATTGTTTTATCAACTATTTCAAATTCAGTCAATCCTTGATCAAATACACCGGATAGGGTAGAAGAAGAAGAAAATATTGACGAGTTTAGAGCAGTGGTGCTTATATAAACCGTCTCTGGAGTTTCAACCGTAAAATCAGCTCCAGTCCATACAGGCGCATTATTTACTTTTTGCTTATCAGTAAGCCCTGCTTTTGCCAAGGTAAATAAATGATCCAATCTGATGCCTTTATTCTTTTCATATAATTGTGAATCGAACACCAAAAACTCTTTTGTATACCCAGCGAACTTAGAGAAGTACTCTATTGCTATTTGTATGTTTTGAAATAGTTGATCTTGATGTATTTCAAGGGTTATAAGAGGGTAGCCTAGAGATCTTTTTATTCTATCTGCAAGATCACCGTACGTCTCTAATTTATTGTTTAAATTAGTAGATTGAAATGCTGATACAGGTAATACTTCACATGCTAAAGACATACGTATATTTAGTCGTTATGCTGCTGGTGCAGGGGTCTCAGGAGGAGGTGCACCCGCTTCTGATCCTGGCGCTGCTGCACCTCCCGGCCCTGCCTCAGCTGGACCTCCTCCGAACTCTGGAGGCGGAGCTCCTGGACCAGCGCCACCAGCACCACCCAATCCGCCACCCATTTCACCGCCTGTCGCTTCACTACCGGCAACATCCTGTGCTATTACCTGCTCTCTCCAAGCAGGTCCTAATGTTGAAATTTGTTGTAATTCCCACTGTAGCTCAGCATCCTTACGTAAAAACTCTCTATTAGCAAGAATATCTTTATCTCTCCATCCGAGATATTTTTTCTGTGCATATGTTTTAGATACAAACTCACTAGATGCTATACTATTAAAGTTAGATGCTTTCTGCTCGAGTCGCTGACTTTCGCGCATTTCGTAAAAGTTAGTAGGTACATTAAATGCTATCTCTAAATTTTGTTCGTTTAAATCAAGCTTATCCCATAATCCCTTAAACTTTAAATGTGTGACAAATCCCTTTTTAATTCCAGCTGAAAACCTCTGTTGTTGTCTGATAATAAATCTTGCGAACTTTAATTCTTCGCGTAAAATCTCAGAACCATCTCTAAAAGCATCCTCCGGGTCAAGTCTCGATGTAGGAACTTTAAGGGACCTGTATAGCTTCTTAATGAAGTACATTAAATCAGCTAGTTCACCTAAATTCTGTCCACCAGCTAACTGTGATACACTAGAACCCTCCGACCCCGATCTCTTCGGAAACCAAAAAGCATCAAGCATTGATTGGGGGTTAAACTTTTTAACTACATCAGCTTGATCGATGTCAAATGTTTTTGATGACCAATAATTACTAATTAATTTCTTGAGATAGGCCTCAGCTTTTGGAGCAGGCATATTACCTACATCAACGTTAAATACAAGCCTTTCAGGAGCTCTCACTAATCTATAAATTACAATAGCATCCTCAATTAATGAGAGCTGTCTATAAGCTCTACGAGCATTCTCTAAGAATGGCAAAACCATATTCTTAGTCTCGTTCATAACACCAGAGTTGATATAAACAACTTGATTTTCATCTAAAGGTATAAATTCAATCTTCTCTTGTTTATCTGGTCTAGTAGGGTCAAAAATCGGCTTTTTGTATATGAACCCCTTAACCATCATGTTTTGTATATTATTATATACCGGGTCAATAAGCTCAGCAGGAAGATTTACCACTCCTAGTACACCTTCGTTTATATAATCCTTATGTATAATAAGCTCAAAAAACAATTCACCCTCTATTAGAAACTGTCTAAAATACTGCCAGCCTCTATTCTTGAAATCAAAATAATTAACAAACTTGCTAAATTCTTCATCTAACATAGTTTTATCCTTACCGGTTAAATCTACGTTTTTGTATTTAATGTTTACCTCGTTACCGTTCTCATCAGTGTTTATCGCTTCGTCGCAAATCTCATCTAAAGCATCAGCCACGTCTGAATAGGCCGCCATAACTCTATAATCTCTCATTCTCGCGCCCTTATTTTCTTGTATGTTAGCATACATTACTTGGCCAAATGAAGTATCCTTACCCATCGAGCCAATAGGCATATTATTATATTCATTTGCAATAGATATAGAGTGCTTAGCGAGAGCCTCTGATCTCCTCATTCCTACATTTGCGAATGTTTTATATTTTGGATTTAACTCGTTATTTTCAGTATCTACAATATTTGAATAAGGTAACTTATTCTGAATATATGACATTAAATTTCTACCAAAAGTAGACGATCTTCCATCGTTAGTTACGTAGTTTTTGTTCTGATTTGAGGTAGTATCGGCCATCTTTAGTATATATATTTAATCAAGATTTCGTAAAAGTAAAGCTATTTATATCGTAACTATTACACCAACCGACTTCATTGCTAATAATTATATTAAATACGCTAGGTGTTTGTATATTAGTAAGATCTAAGGTAATCATATTATCATTCATTATATTGTAAGTAGATGATAAAACGGAATAACCGGATACACTTCCTGTGTATTTAGATGATATTGTAGAATAGTAACTAGATAAATATGGTATAGGGGCTGACGAGCTTAGAAGAATTTTATTAGTACGGCTGAAATTAGATCCATATATTACATATGAGTTGTAAGCCGTTATAGCGCTATTAAGTGTAAAGTCTGAGGTTATCTCAATTAGCTTGCTGCTAATATTATAATATATACTACTATTTGTGGGTATAGCAGAAAGCTTAACTGATTCAGTAGCGTCAGATAGAGAATTAAAAAACGTATCGTAATCAGAATCAGCTACAATAATATTTTTACTAGATGTAATAAAGTTAGTATCGATAAAATATATTGGTGTTGAGGTTTCATTTGCGTTCTTAAACAACCATCCTTTTATTGTAAAATTGGTATCTGCTACTACTCTAAATTTTTCTGAGTATGATATATCAGTAGGTTCATTTAATGAAATATTACCACTCCATAAAACCTCAGATCGAATCTCTATAGGTTCAGAATTTACATTTGATGGTTCCTTCCAAGAAAGAATAATATAGGGGTTACTGTATGGAATAAAATTAGATAAAATTTGATCTAGATCTTGAAGATATCTAGTTAATATAGACATATTAACCTCGATATTAATTGGTACAGGCATACCAATATTACTACTAGATCTACTATCTATTTTATTAAAGACAGTATTTAATTTATTAAAGACTCTTGAAGTGTCTCTACTTATACCTGCTACACTAACTGCAACTACTGGTAATGTAAGATTTTGCGCTTTATTAACAATATCGTACATTACACGCTGTTTAGGTGCTAGTACATATCTTACCTCTATATTCTCCTTAGCGTTTCTATTAGCGTCATATCTTTTAATTACTACATCATCAAAAGCTGCAAGAAATTGAGTAAGAAGGTCTTTAATTTCAAAGTTGTAGGTATAATCCTTCACTCATATATTTAGTCTACACAAACCTATCTAAAAAATATTTTGGAATTTTACTTTTATTCTTAATAATAGCCTCTGTAATAGCTGCATCTAAGATATAAGTAACGCAATGATCTTTATGCGATCTCACCCCTCGACCACAAGCTTGAATTAACGAGCAGAGCATTTTATTCATATACCAGCTAAAGTCTAGCTTCATCATTTTCTCTACTCTTTTATCTATCATAGGTAGATAGGGAGCTTTAATTATGATTTGAAAGCGCGCTAAATCATCTTTTAGATCTACGCCATACGACATAGACGGTGATGCTAAAATAGTAGGTGAATTGCTATTTTGATGCATCTCAAGAATATCTTCATTTTTAACACCCGGCTCTCTATACAACACTCTATTATCGCTCAGTGTATCCTTAAGATAATTAGTTATAGTATTAGTCTGTGTATGTATAATACCTTTTTCATTGCTATGTATATTACAAATTTCACGTATTTGTTTTATAATTTTAGGTAGATTGGATTGTAGGTTATTGTAATTTAGCTTTATTTTAGTATTAGCGTATATTGGCGCTTTAGAAGAATCAAAGGTAGACTCTGCCTCTATATACTTAAATTTATCGATGCCTAGTGTTTTGCAAAAATTAGAGGGATCGATGATAGTAGCTGACATCAATATTACTTTATCTGCGTAATCGAAAATATGCTTCGAAAGTTTATCAACTTTTAGAGGCATAAAATTAACACCTTTTGCAACTCTTTCTACAATATACTCACTATCATGCCACGTATCAATAAGAGTTTTAATTTTTGACTGAAGATTCAAAAGAGAGATTAATTCAGATTTTTTTTCACTTACATACAGAGCGGTATTCTTACTATCATTCTTTCCTGTTACTTCCTTCAATTCTTCTACCCTGTCTTCTATATCCATAGATAGCGTACTTAACCATCTACCTAATTTTCCGTAATCATCATCACTTGGTAACGGTCTTATAGCAACCTCTAGTTTTCTTAAAATTTCAAAATTAATCTGACACGAGAACTCTTTTACTAATTGATCTTCAAGTTCAGAAGCTTCATCACAAATAATATACTGCTTGCGCTTTACATGATAAGGTAAAGCAAAAAACATATTGTAGTTGAGAGTAGAGAAGCAAGAGGTTATGGCTCTATTACGCGCTTCGTAATAAGGGCAGGAGTTTTTATTCCAACATTCATCTTTTATTTTTTTAGATAATACACACGGTGCATACTCTACATTATAATTTTCATCGTACGAGCATTGATAGTTAGACTTACCTTTCAGAACATCAACCTCAGAAAATAAATCTTTATATTGATCCTGTAGAGCTTTGGTTATAGTTAGAGCAAAAGCTCCGAATGGTTTTTGCTCCTGTATTTCATCTGAATACTGGTAATCACCTGTTTGCGATCTTTTAAATACCTGATATGTATTAACCAGATCTAGAAAGTCTTTTGTAGGAGGTCTGGAGTTATTCCCAAGAGTTTTTGATATGAAGGACTTACCCGACCCTGTTGGAGCACTACATACCACGAATTTATAACCGTCCTCAAAAGCCTGCTCAATATTTCTTATTAGCTTTATTTGTTGCTTGTTAGGAGTAAAGCTATCAGGAAATTTACTGAGCAGATTTGTCATTATACATATTATAAAACAGTTCCTTTAATTTAAAGGTATGATGTTTACAATATTATCGTAGATTTTATTAGCACTGGATTTATTGATACCTCTTAAAGCGTTTACTGTTTCGTAGTGATTATTACAAAGAGATGTAAGTTTGTAATTTAGAGTACACATACCGTCATCCACATTCATTAAAAAGGGATACGGAAGTTCGAGTACTTTATTTGTCTTTTTATCTGTCTCAATATAAAATCTAATAAAGTATTGCTTTATATTAAACAGTGTGAGCTTACCTGTCTTGAGAACCTTGTTATTACATTTTATGGTTACTTTTGACTGCAAATAGCTTTGTAGTATTTTTGAATAGAGCTCTATGTTCATGATTCCATATACAGAATTTTTTGCTCCGTATTAAGAGTATATATCTCTTTATTAAAGAAAGTCCAGAACTCCTCATTAGCTGGTACTTTACGTATTATTGTTACTTGATCAGCAGATACAATTCTATAATCCTGCATTAGTATATCCCAAACCACACAAGCGTTTTGTTTTGTCTCACTAAACTGCTTGTTATGTTGTGGTGGTTTATAGTTAAGTACTATACGTCCATTTGTAGAGTTTAATAGATCGTACGATTTCGTGCACAACATTCTACGCGTTGCTGGCTTATTGGCAATAGGAATGCGCCTAATAAACCGTAAATCAAGTACGTTATTGAGCAGAAGACTCTCCAGAGTTTGTATCGATACTGCCATTTTGTTTTGGTTTACATATTCCGAAAATTCTACTTTCGTTTAAAAAGACTGCATTGTTGATTTTACCATACCCGTTAATATCGATGTTGGAAACAGTTACGCCTAGGTTATTAGGGAAAATCACTATGTCACCTACCTTTGTATATTTTGCCTGAGGACCTGCAAGAATAACTTTTGCCTTTCTCCATGCCCTTGTGAGAGTGTTAGTAGGAATGTACAAGCCATTACGCATAATACCATCACCAGTAGATGTTAGGTCGATATATTCTACTAAAACAATATCATCAAAAATAAAATTTAATTCATAATCTTCAAGACCAAAATCTCCACTCGAGTGTGCAGAGAGGTCAATAAGGCTTCTTGTAGGTGTTAGTTGATCGATACTTGCTTGTGCCATGATGTTATTTAAGTTTGTTTTCTGTTAAATCAATGTATGTTTGTATCTCTCTAATTGAGAGCATATTATTTTTAGCTATAATAGATATTGTAGAATCTTCCTCTACCTTTTCTTTATTTTTTTTAATGTAATTAATTTTTTTAAATTTAGACTGAGGTATGAGATTATTATATAATTTATACATTTCGTTTTTATCTTCAAAAAGAGAGCAAAACCTGTTTAAAGTTTCATTAACAAAAATGGTTTTACTCTTATCGTAAAAAGACAGCCACCTATTTACCATGTATGGAGTGAACTGAACCAAACTATCGTTGTTTAGTTCTTCATTATTTTTTATTTTATTAAAAAATAATGCTCTTAAAATCTCAAAAAACGTCATACAATAACTTTTGTAGTAGCAATTTGCATGTCTTTAATCTCTTCATTGAAGTAATTAATAGCTGCATGCATTAGATTGATAGCTTGATCATCTGTTAATTTTGAGCTATATGCAAAACCCGGAGCCTTATTACCAGCGTTAATATTAATACCGGTATGACCAATAGCTACTCCTTCCTTAGAGTAGGTAATAGATACACTAACCTTACCTACTTCGTATTGTTTTTTATCAGAACCACCTATAAAGGTATCATGAACCATAATATCGTCACCTTTCATCTCAAGCGGCTTTTTAATTATCATAGCGAGAATATTAGCAATAGTTGCATTGAAAAGTCGCTGAAACGCCACTGCACCAAACGGGCAAAGATTTGGAATTTCCCAACAAAAGTTAATAGCGTCATCACTAAAGATAAAGTCCTTACTGAGAGAATCTTCTAGATCGATAAGGTTATCGCTAACGTACATGGGAGCGCGAAAAGCAACAATATTACCATACGGCGATACTTCCTTCTTAAAAAACTGATAAGCAAAGCGCTTGTGAATTAAATCTCCATTATAGATAGGTTGTTCGATAATCATAACATATTTTAATATATAAGTTTATTTTTTCAAGTCACTATAAACATAATTAATGCCTTTATCTAGACCAATAAGCTCGCAATCTATAATACACTTGTCACCTATATAATCTATACCTTTTGTATCGTTACAGATAATCGGTACAGTATAGTTGCTCAATAAATTAATTTTATTAGCAATATCTTTAAGACTTACTTTTGTATCATAAGAGCAATTAACTTCACTAGGCGGATTATCTTTTTCTATATAATGTCTAACTAGTGTATGAAGATCGCGCATATAAAAAAAGTCCATTTTTTTATTTTCAAAAATTTGTATAGGTTCTCCTTTTATGTATCTTATTATGTTACCTTTTATAAAGCGTGTATAAATCTCTTCCTCGTCAAACAAACCAAAGATTCTTATATTATAAAAATTTTCTTTCTCTTTGAGAGACTCGTTAATAATATATTTGCTCAAGCCATATGGAGTATTGCGGGCATATAACTCAGCGCCTGAACCAAAATGTAGAAACTTCGTAAAATGAGATTTATTTTCTAAAAGATTATAATACATTTGTAAATTACTATCCAGTACAATAGAGTTCTCCTGTTTTAATCTACTACCTCCAATAACAGCAGTATGAATTACTATATCAAAATATTTGTTTTGAAAAAAATTATTGACCTCGCTTCTATTAGTTAAATCAAAGTTACTACGAGAAATAGAAGTTACCTCATAGTCATCGGATAGATTGTTAAATAGACTTTTTGCTATATAACCATTTCCTCCTGTTATTAAAATAGACTTCATTCTATCCATTTTATATTCTCCAGTTCGCCTGGAATCATTTTACCGCTTTGATCTAGTTTAGCCATTACCTTAGGTTCATGGTATTCATTAGGATCAGTAAAGACCTCACACACACAGGGGCCCTCACAGCTTAAAAAACTCTCTAGAGCTGTCTCAATATCTGCGTTCTTTCTTATGCTAGTGTAGGGAATATCGTACGCTTTTACTATTTTTTCAAAACTAGGAAACGATACCCCGCTATTTTTTTCCGAGGCGACATAATTGCCATTAAAGAAAGTTTTTTGCGAGATCTTTATAGAAAGATAACCGTCATTATTTAATAGAATTATTTTAATAGGAAGATTGTAGTGCTTTACTGTTTGAAGTTCCTGTATATTTAAATGTAAACTACCATCACCTTCCAAGCATATTATTTTATGATGTATAGAAGCACCTATAGCAGCAGGTAGACCATATCCCATAGGAGCGCAGCCTGTATTAGTTATAAGTCTCTGATCACCTGTAAGATCCATAACTTGCATAGTCACTACATTAGCTGACCCATCACTAGTTACTATGTGATGATCACGAGGCATTAACTTAGATAATTTTTCTAGAAAGGCATAATGACTTACATAGTTTATATTATCTCTATGTCTTTGTAATACCTTAGGAGATGATATATTAATTCTATCGCATTCCTCTATCCATTTTAGATCTGTTTGTGGAATTTTTTTATTAACAATCTTTTCAATAAATTTTTTTGCATCAGAATGAATTTTCAAATCGCTAAATAAAGTAGGTTTATCTAGCTCGCCTTTATCTATATCTACATGGACCTTATATGCCTGCTTTGCAAATCCTTTAAAGTTATATCCCGTCTGTCTTACATAAAGTCTACTACCTATAGTAAGTAAAAAGTCACATTCGCTTAGTAGTTTATTAGCGCAAATTTGCGCGTGGGTACCAAACCTACCGTAATAATATGGGTAATCAGAATTTACTATATCATTACCATTGACAGCTGTAATAGTCGGTATATTAACTTGTCCTAAAAGTTGATGTAGTTTATCTATACCGTTACTTAACCTAACTCCGTGACCTACAATCATTAGAGGTTTTTTTGCCTTTGACCACTCTTCTAAAACTTTATCAATTTCAATGTTAGTAGGTTCAGGTAGTTCCTCTAAATCACTCCACCCTTCTAACTCGTCTGGGTTAATATTTTCAGATTGAACGTTTAGAGGTATATCCAACCATACTGGTCCTGGTCTACCTGTAGTAGCAAGTTTGCAGGCTTTATCGAGATAATATTTTATATCTTTAGAGTTATTGATTTGCTTAGCAAATTTAGTCATATTTTTTACTGACTCGATAATATTAAACTCCTGATCACCTAGCTGACGTAGCGGCAGGTCGGTGTAATTTGTCGTCATTTCCTTATTAACTTGACCGCTTATAACAATAACTGGAATAGAGTCAAGCCAGCTACATAAAGTACCTGTAATAGCATTAGTACCGCCAGGTCCGCTTGTTACTATACATGCTCCAAGCTTATTATTTAAACGAGCGTAACCTTCAGCTGCTATTGCAGCAGCTTGCTCGTGATGAGGTGCAATATATTTAACACCTTCTGTCTTTCCTAAGGAGTCAATAAGAAAAATACATCCACCGCCCGATACGGTGAATATAGTATCTACTTTATATTCATCTCTTAAATACTGTATAATGTAGTCAGATACTCGCATAACTCTGTAATAGATTGTTCGATAATAGACAAATCTTCAATATCTTCTAATATAGGCCCGTTGTTCATTAAAACCATTGTTAATTTACCGGTACTTTTCTTATCAGATTTTATTATATCTAACAGATCTAACAACTCAAACCACTCTCTCTTAAATACAATACCACTCTTACTGATGAGTGATAATCCAAGATCGAGCGTATATTGATAGTCTTGAATGTCGTAATTTTTTCTTTTTGATACTGATAAAGCTAACATACATCCTGCAATAACAGCGACACCATGCGGCACTTTATTATTAGATATAGACTCCAAGGCATGTCCGAAGGTATGACCAAAGTTGAGAAACTTTCTTTCTGACTCATCGAACTCGTCGCGTGATATAATGTCAATTTTATATTCAAGACCCTTATAGACCATATCAGCAATTTTATGAGTATTAAAGGACCGCACTACACTCTGCAAAATGTGAAATTTATATATTTCTCCTAAGCCGCTAATAAGATCCGTAGGTGACAAAGTTTGCGTAAAATCGGGTAAGATTACAATCTCACTAGGAGGGTAAAATGTACCTAAAATATTTTTTTTACCCTTTAAGTTTAGCGACGTCTTACCCCCTACACAGCTATCTGCTTGAGCTAATAATGTAGTAGGTATTAGAGTATATTGTATGCTTCTGCAGTAAGTAGAAGCGCAAAAACCTATAAGATCTTGAAGAACTCCACCTCCGATTACAATAACCTTAGTGTGCTTATTTGCTTTTTTATTAGAAAGAATATTGTATATAAATTCCGCCCCTTCAAGAGTTTTTATATCCTCACTACTATCAATTTCAACAAAGCCATCAATCGACAATTGCGAAAAAGACTCTTTTACTTTTTTATCTACAAACGTAATAGTATTGTTTTGTTCACACATTAAAACAATATCATTAATAGAGTTAATAAATCTTACTTTATAGTTTTTTATTTTAGAGCTTATTGTTAATTCGTTGTACATGAAAATCCTCCATCTATTATTATGTTTTGACCTGTAATAAAGTTATTATTAACTGTAAGATAGTAAACGATGTTTGCAATTTCCTCTGGATATCCTAACCTACCGATAGGAACTTTTTGTATTAAATTATTAATTTCCTCTTCTGAGTTATTTTCAAACGTTAGACTCGTACCTATAAAACCAGGTGAGACGGTATTAGCAAGAATATTAGTATGACCATGCTCTACAGTTAAAGCTTTTGTTAAAGAATGTAACGCACTTTTACTAGCACTATACGCAAGTCTTTTTGATTTAGCAATCTCAATCCAAATACTACCTATATTAATTATTCTACCGTATTTTTGTTTTATCATGTGTGGTAGACACTGTTGTATTATTTCTAGCGGTGACAGGTAGTTTACCTGCATTACATCGTTATCTGCTATTTCGTCTATCGAGTTTAAAGGATTTATACCAGCATTATTAATAATAATATCAAAATTAGTTTCTCTAAGTACAGGTCTCCTGGTTAAATCTAGCTCACTTCGCGTAGGGGCATAGACTTGATGATTGTTATCAGTAAATATTTTTGATATAGATTTACCTATACCTCTAGAGGCTCCTGTAATGAGAACGTTCATTAATAACTAACAGATTGGTTGATCCTATCTTGAATCATCTGAATGCGCTTAATGTCTTGGTTTGATGCGATATTATACTGTTCATGTTTGCACATCAACCATTCATATTCAAACATTTGAGCTTTTGAAAGAGCTCTAGATAGATTTTTTAATGTAATGGATGGATCAAATATTGCATACCGTGTTTCGAACTTATCTAAAAGACCTTCAGAGTGAAGATTTTTAAGAAACTCTAAAGACTCTACTGATACTGCTCCTCCTAAACAAGCTTTTAATCCTTTCGCTTTAACTTTAGTGAATACCGATTTAGTCAATTTATATATTTCGTCACTATTTACGTACTGCCTATCTCTACCCATAGATGAGACAAGGTCTACTCTTCCAACCGTCACTCCGTATAGGTCTTTCGACTCTACAGATTCAAGCATTTTTTCTACATTTTGAACTGATGTAATTGTTTCGACGTTTATATTTAACTGCAATGATGATAGAACACTTTCAGTAATATGTATTTTAGTAGCTTGAATGAATTTTTTTAACCCAAATTCTGACTCTACCATTGGTGCTACTAATCCCTTTACACCTATAATTAGTGAGTCTTTTAAATCGCGTATTGCTTCAGGCCCGCCAATTTTAAGTGTAATCTTAGTCTTAGATTGATTACAAATTTCCTTTAAACGAATAGTCTCATTAAACGTCGCACCTTCGTCTTCAAAACTAGTTTTTATACCTACTAGGCCGTCATTTTCAATAAGATCAGTTAGAATCTTTACACATTTACCTTCTCTTGCATTCATAATATTTTTAAAAGTTTTTTATATACAAAAAATTTATACTACTTACCATATAAACCTATCTTTATAATAGTCTGTAATTGCCTTAATTTCAACGTCAAATTCTTTTTTAGGCTCCCACCCTAGAGATCTAAGCTTCGAGTCGTCTAAAGCATATCTAACATCTTGACCAGGTCTATTACAAGACCAGTCTATATAATTGTTAACTTTGTTTTTGTCGATACCGTATGCCTTTATTAATTTTACTACCGTTTCGAGATTGCTTTGTTCAAAGCCTCCGCAAATATTATATACCTCATTTACAGAGTTAGATTCAATTATTGTAATAACTGCATTAGCAGTATCTTCTGCATGAAGCCAGTTACGTATAGGTTCTCCGCTGTTGTGAATAGGTATTTTTTTACCTACGTTGAGATATTTACACGATTTAGGAATAAGTTTCTCAACATATTGACCTATACCGTAATTGTTGGTAGGTCTAATTATAATATAAGGTAGGTTGTAGGTTCTAGCCCAAGCTAATACAAGCATATCAGCAGCTGCTTTTGTTGCTGAATAGGGATTACTAGGCTTGAGTAAATCTTGCTCGGTATGGAGACCCTGCTCAATGTCTCCATACACTTCATCGGTGCTGAAGTGTAAGAAAATAGGCTTTGAAGAATTTTCACCTCGATGGTTTTTAATAAGCTCTAGAAGATTATGTACCCCGTTAATATTAGAGTGTACAAATTCATCACTATTAACGATAGAATTACCAACGTGAGTCTCTGCTGCTGTATTAATTACATAATCGCAGTCGTATAAAAACTTAAGCTCATTTATATCTCTATTTACAAATGAAAAATTATTATAATTATTAAACTCGTTGAGTATACTCTTATTTGCTGCGTAAGTGATTTTATCAACACCCTTTACATACCATCCACGATTAAGACACGCTCTCGTTATATAAGAACCTATAAAACCTAAACACCCTGTAATATATACAATTTTTTTCATATAAAAACTACACGAGTATTTTTATAATACGCGTGACTGTATAAAAGATTTAAGCACGTTTTCTATATAGTCAAGCTGCTCATCAGTTATTACAGGACTGGTTCCTAGAAAGAATGTATCTGTAGTAACCTTTCTAGCATTAGGATAATTATTAATTACCTCATTCTTATCCATAAGACCTTCATAAGCGGGTTGTAGCATAATATTACCAGCAAAATAGGGTCTAGTTTGAATTTTATTCGATTCAAAAAAATCAACTATGTCTTTTCTTTTAAAGGGCGCTCTGTCTTTTATTGTTAAGGCGAACGCAAACCAGCTAGGATCACTGTTTTCAGTAGCTTTAGGAATAATAAAATATTCTTCGAATTGCTTGAATATAGTAACTAATTTAAAGTGGTTATGCTTACGTCTCTCGGTAATTTGAGGCAATTTTTTAATTTGTTCAAGACCCATTGCGGCTTGAATTTCAATAGGTTTTAAGTTATAGCCTATCTCATCATAAACATATTTGTGGTCAAAAATTTCATCTGGTAGAGACGGAAGCCAATTACTAAAACGATTTCCACAGGATCCGTTTTTAAGCAATCCAGCCTTCATACCTACACAATAACATCCTCTTCCCCATTCTCTAAAGCTTCTTGCTACAATCTCCTGTTGATGCGTATTACATGCTACGAAACCACCTTCACCCATAGTAATATGATGCGCAGGGTAAAATGAACAGCTTGCAAATTCTCCGAAGCTTCCTAAAGGCTTGTCTCTATATGTCGATCCTAGTGCATCACAACAATCTTCTAATAAAATAAGATCATATTTTTTAACGATTTGCATCAGATCGTCCATATTAGGAGGATTTCCTAGAACGTGAGCAAAAGTAATAACTCTAGCTCCTTCTTTAGCCTTTTGCTCGACCTGGTCTAGATTTAGATTTAATGTGTCTAAATCTATATCAACAAACAGAGGCTCAAATCCTAATTGAAAAATAGGGTTGATAGTAGTAGGGAATCCAGCAATCGGTGTTATGACCTTTGTACCTTTCTTGAGATTATAGAGCCTTTTTGAAGTTAGAGCGGACATCATAATTAGATTAGAACTGCTGCCGCTATTTGTCAGAATGCCATATTGCTTATCGAGCAATTTAGGAAATTTATTTTCAAAATTAATACCGCAACGGCCTAAGACCAACCATCCATTAAGCAACGTCTCGATAGAAGCTACATACTCATTTTCGTCAAAAAACGGTCCTGCGTACTGTACCCAGTCTTTACCAGCAACCCATTTTTTTTGCTCGGCGTTTTCTGCTACAAATTCTTTAACGAGCTGTAAGATAGCTTCTTTTTTATTCGTCATAAAGAAAGTATATAGCAGTTCCTATAAGTATCAATCGCTTAAATTGTTTTTATTAGATCGAAATATTTTTTAATCTTTACTTCGTCAGTATGAAGAGGAAGTAGACTAAAAATATGACTTTTTGTTATATGCGAAACTATATCAATGTCTATATTTTTCTTTGTAATAAGATCAATAAAGATTCTTCTCATCTCTTCAACTATCTGCAAATCTATCTCCTTACCAAGTAATATAAAATCATACCCTAATATTGACTGATAGATTTTTGCATAGTCATAAAGAGGATCGCCATATATTGTTAATTCGCATCCATTACTACCTCTTACATCTATGAATTTTATATCATTACTGGTAGTTAAAAATATATTAGAAAAGACCGGGTCTCCATGAATAATACTACCATCTTCTATTTTATAATTATCGAAAGCTTCTATTAAATCAGATAGTACCGCATTTGAACCATTTAGAGAAGCATATAATTGTTTGTTTTCTTCAAATCTTTTTAATATTTTTTCTTTATAATTATTAATATAGACACCTTTACGAGGTTCGTTGAATTTATGAATATCATCTAGTGCTGTTAATATCTTAGATAAGATAGTCTCAGTTACTAGTCCGCTTGTATAAAGGTGTGAAAACGAGGCTCCCTCTACTCTCTCCATCTGTATGAAGCTGTCGCTCAAACTATAAATTTTTGGGAAATACTTATCTATAATATAGTACGGGCAGTTCTTATACCAATAAATCTCACCCGATATATTACCTCTTTTAGTAACTATGTCGCCGATTATTTCGACAGTATTAAAAGGTCTCGACTCTACTTTTTTAGGATAGTAGAAACCAGTGCACTGCTGTAAATCCTCCTTTAACGGATTAATACTTAAATCGTCAATATAAAAATCTGCATAAGGTTTACCAAACTGCAACTCATCATATTGTATGTCATATTTTTTGAGTGTTTGTATAGTTATATCGCCTATATCTGCTACTACTTTTGCAACATTGCCACTATGCGTTTTCATTCTTCTAGCGGTATATATAATAATATAATTACCTGCATCCTTTAAATGTTTTAAGAAATTTATATTTTCCGTTATAGGCTCTACCGTACTATAATCACCAGAAACTCTAGGGTGAGTTACAAGAGTGTTATCTAAGTCAAATACAAATCTTTTAGGTTTTGATTTATTGTTCATACTGTAGTTCTGCAACTGCAAAGGAGTACCTACCGCATTAAAACTATTTACAAAGATACTCTTTACAGGAGCGCCATCATCTATCATCTTTTTATAAACTAGCGAGGTATAGATTTCTCTATTATCTTTATTAACCTCTAAAAGACTCTCAGCTATTTCAAAAAACCTCTTAGAAGAATTAAAAAAGTATGCTCCAGTGTTAGCGAGATTAGAGATTTTTATTTTTTCCGCTATATCAACTACGTTATTGTTTTCATCAATTTTAATATACGAATAAAGAGGTGCTTCTTCTGTAGTTTCAGAATAAAAAATACAAGGTGAGTTTATATCTTTTAGCTTAGATATAATTTCATCATTGTAAATAGTATCACTGTCTATAGCTAAGAAGGGTTCATCTACTAGAGTACCGTTATAAAGGCTTTTAAGGCCTGTAAGAAGAGTATCAGCTGGGCCAATGGTATCCTTTTCTAGATATACTACTTTACTTTTAATCTTAGGAAAGTTTTTATAAAGATAAAAATCTAAATTATTTTTTGTATATTCTTTTCTTGCTAGTATAATTAACTCTTCTTTATCAATATTAAGAGACTTAACTACGTTACACAAAATACTAGTACCGTTTATATTTATAAACGGCTTACTATCAGTATATCCCTTTTCACTAAATCTAGCTCCCTTACCGTTGAGAGGTATTATAATTTTCATTTTAAATATTAATTTGTTTTTTAAGAGTATCAACGTCAAACCCTGTTAGTTTAGAATAGTAATGCATTTCTGTTTCAGTATCACCTCTAAATATAGCTCCTGGAATTGAACTAACTGTTTGAACGTTCAAGTTTTTATATTTTCTAGCAAACAAATATAACATCTTACAAGCATCAAATGTATCCAACCCGCTACCGAACGGATCGTCTAGTAAGTACTTAATATTGTTATATGTCTCAGATATACCTTCAACACTTTCCCTATCGCCCATGTAGAAGATATCGTATATTCTGCTTGGATGGTAGCACATACTACCTTCGAGATTAAAATTAAATATAGTGTTTTTTTCTTTTAAATATTTTTCTATGTTTAAATTCTCCCAATAAAATATATCAGGTCTTGTTATTATGATATAATCATAATTTACCTCTGATCTATCTCTAATCATTTCATAAGCTCTATGCTTTTTATAGAGCTGTGGTAGAAATCCCTTATGATGTACATGACAGTTTTCGTAGTACCATCTATATTCCGGTGTGAGATTTTCTATCCATTGATTCAAATTTTCTACTTCTACAAGACTACCTGGAATTATGTCTCGGATTACGTCTGCAGTTATTAAATTATTAGATTTAATTCGTTCAGCCTCACTCACATTACCGTGACAATATGATACCCCTCGATTGTCCCAAGTACTAATATAGACATCACAGTCGTAGTTTTGTAGAAAAAAAGTCTTAAGACTTTGTATTACTATTTTCGCGTCTAAGGTTCTTATTTGACCCGCTAAGCATAATGCTATTTTCATAGACTAATTAGAAGATTTTCTTAAAAAACTAATATGATGATTTAACATATTCATATCTATATTTCTTCTCGATCTATATATACAAGTATCTTCACGTACTTTGTGAGCTGCGTGGGTTATATGAAAAGGTGTCTTATAATCACTGTAAGTTAAAATGCATTCCTCAATTTCTCTATCATGGTTTAGTACAGTTAAATCTAACTGCCTAGCTAGTATACTGAATAGGGTTTGATCGTGTCTTGCTGTACCCCAACCTTCAGGACAGGTACCATCATCAACGAAATTTTGAATTTCTTTGGATAGCTCGTAAAGCGGTAAAATAAATTGATTATACATTTTTTGCGTTAAACCAATAAACCCTGCATCAATACCTAATACACTATCCCTTAAAATCCAATCTGTTTGTGATGTGTTTAGTCTAAATTTATTAATAATATATTTAGTAGTCATCCATTTGATAGAGTGTCCGCAGTCAGTAATAAAATAATCATTCTGTAGTATATGTTTAAAAAGCGGATCGAGGGGTTTGAGTATAGTTGTACCTGCATCTAAATACAGTACATAAGGAAACATTTCCAAGGCTTGTTTTATAGCTACAGCTTTCCATGAAAAAAGACCTTTCACCCATCTACTATTGTCTGAATGAAGCGGTGTTATAATAAGAGGGTGAATTTTCTCAACTTCGACAACTTGAACTTTGTCTATTTTTTTAATTTCGTTAATCTCGCTAGCTGTTAGACCTAAGTCAAACACAGCTATACCTTCAATACTTTGAGCATTGTGTTTGAACAAAGAGCCTATCATGTTTAATAAAACAGGATAATGGCCGCTATCGGCTGCTGTACAAAAATACATAATTATCTATCTTTCGATTCGGTGTTATTTTTTTTAGTAATATAGTCGTAAATGCCCATGCCCCAATCTCCTAAATTAGGTATATCATATTTTTGTGTATATTCTTGAATAAGAAGTAATTTATCATTCTTTTTCATATCTTGTACTTTATAAATATCTTCTCTAACTCTTAGTTCCTTTGGCGCGTAAGCATACTCCCATTCAAAATTATTTACAGAATGATCGTACCCCTCAGAGCCGATAGTCTTAACATTGTGAATAAGTCTATTTATATAGTCCCATACCTTCCAATAATATTGCTTTACTCCGACCCATCTTTTATCTAGCCACTGTAAGTGAGCTATATACATTACATCAGGAGGAAATATTTGTGCGTTTGTTGTTTGAGGTAAATGAAGTGAATGTGATTGACTTGTAGGGTAGAGAGCTCTTTGATTGTATTTACCTATTCTATCCGTAGGAGTCCACTTCCAACTACCATCAACCCTAACGGTATCCTTACTAGCATATTGAACCCATTGAAGATAAAAGGTACAGTCAGTAGCTTGATCTAGTATATTTTCTAAGTTTTCCTTAGTTAAATCACTTTCAAGATATTCATCTGAATCCATACAAATAATTTTATCTGTATATTTTAAAGCTTCATCATAAAGCTGCTGCCTCATATTGGATTCCATCTTGAGATGTTTTGAGTTATCTTCCCGTCTGTTTATAATAGAGAGGATATTGTATTTTTCTTTATTTTGTTCGAGAAACTCAAGAGTATCATCTGTCGAATCATCATTATAAAATAAAAATCCATCAGCATACTTGCTCCATATAGGCAACATTTCCTTTAATAAAAAGCACTCGTTTTTAGTAATTGTAATCTGTACTATCATTAGTTTGATTTAAAATATTGATATTGTTTTTCTATCTCATCAGGAAAAGGATACACATAGTTATTATTAATACCTCTTCTTAGAAGAACTTCAAATAAAAATCTGTGCCATAGATTAAAATCCTCTGTATACTTTTTCGAAAAAGTATCCTGATTATAAAAGAACTCTTCACACTGTGACGAGGACTTATCTTCGTGTATTATGTGAAATAATGTTGGTTTTTTATTTTGCATATATGTATCTGCATTTTTTAGCAATAATGTAGCATAATGCGTGTCCCAATATACTACAGCAAATACGTACTCAGGGAAAATAAGTCTATTTTCCTTCCACCAATCAGTTTTTATAGTAAAAGCGTCGAAACCAGAAACTTGATAATGGCTATTTCTTACCTTACCTTTTGATTCGTTTATAGAAATAGTAAAATTTAAATCCTGTATATCTCCTTCGATAGCTAAACGCGAAGCAATATAAGCTTCATGATTTTCTTTTAGAATTTCTTTAAAAAAATTAGGGGTAACAATTATATCAGAATTAACAAAGCAAAAATAATCATACCCTAGATCAGCTAATTTATCGAATATTTCACGAACTATTGGAAGCTCTCTCTCACCATTACATACTTCTTTAGAGGTTTTTGTTAAACATTTTAATGTCTTTATTTCGCTATGCTCTGTTAAGTCCTTACCGTTAGCAAATTGTACATTAAAAAGATCAATTTGATCACCCAGTATTTTTTTACACTTAAGTAAACTCTGTATCCCTAGATCTTGTCTAGGGCATGAACCAAATAAATTTGTACCGACGGCAATTTTAAACATATAATAAACCTATGCCTTTTTCTTTATTTTTATCTTTTAAGATTTCTCTGTGCTGAAACTTATCTTTTATTTCTAGCCAAAACCGACGACCGCCACCTTCTTCCTTTTCGCCTATATCATGAAATCCCACTACACCACCTTTCTTTACAAGAGGTGAATACATTTCATAATCAGACTTAATAGCTTCATACCTATGATCTCCATCTATAAAAAGAAAGTCAAGCTTATTATTACCTAAAATGTCTCGTACTTTCTGCAGAGTAGTCTGCTTAAGCGAACTATCTGGAATTAAAAACAACTTACATTTCCTTTCCTTGGCCCATTTAGGCCATTCATTTTTATAATTATATTCCTGTTTTTCTACTCTCCAGTCTCCCGGTCCTACGAAATGTCTAACCGGCAAGTCAACTACTACAGCAGTAGATTCATATTCACCATAATGAATAAAATGCTGCAAAGACCAGCCGTACATCGATCCAATCTCCATAAAATATTTTGGAGATATCTTTTTATATTCTTGTAAGAGATCTTCAAATTCTTCAATATTTTGACTGTCTAGTTCGTTTTTAGATAATATCATTATTTTTTTAAATGTTTGATTGTTTTAATAACCTCATCCTTCGAGGTATAAGGTGGCTGATTAGGATAGTGACCATGTTTCTGCTTATATATTTCTCTCCCACCATAAACATTTTTTTCCCATTGTTCTGTTTTATTGGCAATGGAAGAGTTATCTATAGCTCCGGGAGCTTCTGTAAGATACTTATGACTGTCATATAAATCTGCAAACCACCAAAATGGCGGATGATATCCAGCTTTTATAATGCGATATGTATGATCAACATGCTCCCAAGCATTATAAAACCTTTCATCTATAAGACCAACTTTCTCGAGTACCTCCTTAGTAAAGAAAGAAAACATCGCTACAGTATGCTCAAACAAGGAAACCTTTACTGTTTTATAATCCAATACCATTTTTGGATTAGGTTCCGTGTCTTGCTTGAGTAGATGTCTATTATGTAAATCAAATTGAATATCCTGTTTACGATTAAATGGTGAACCTGGCCCGTAGTTAAAGTGATGTATACCACTTAACTTGTATGCTTCTATATATTTGGTAAATATAGTAGGGTCTAATATAATCATATCATCTTCTATAATAAAGATAAAATCACATTCTTTATCTAAGAGATGTTGCATAGCTTTATTTTTCGATTTACCTACCCCTATATTTTCAGGATTATCCAACCAATTATAGTTTTTAAGAGGAGATTTGAAATCTTTAACAGGGTTACCATCATTGATTATAACTAGTTCATCAATAATATCTTCGCATTGAACTAAAGAATTTAAAAGACCAATTAAATAATCAGGTCTGTTACAAGTAATAATACCAACGCCTATCTTTTCTTTCCTTTCAACCATCTAATTTAATTATCTACACATAGGAAAAAAATCAACTCTAATAAATATAAATATGGCCAACTGCGATACCAAGACATATACGAATATAAAAGAATTACCACAAGTATTCAATGTAACAAGTGGTGATTTCTTAATCGTAGAGAATCCACAAGGTACAAATATTATTGATTATAAGGATGTTATACTTCCTATTGAGCAAACAACATTTGCAGGAGTTCTTAGCACTTACGCGACAGATATAAGTATTTTAAGCGCTGAACTTAAGATAGTATCTAACGCAGCTCTCCCTAGTATAATGAACGTTAGGATGTCGCTAAATCCAACTAACCCTACACCGACTGCAAGTCTTACTGGTTTAAATGCTGGTACTTTGTACGTTCATCCATTTAAAGGAGATACAGTTACACTCTACGACACAGCGTTATCTGCATGGAAGGCGTATACCTATAATACTGTTATAGGAACTTCGTTAGTTAATATTTGTAGTATAGCGGATACATGTTATGATATATATCTAGGTATAAAAGGCGGAGCGTTTGAAATTACTTCGAGACCGTGGTCTAATCAAAATGTCGGACCTAATAATTTTATTTCTACGGCAGAGACGAATTATATAGATGGTATAGCGCTTCACCCTACAGATAGAAGTAGACGACTAATAGGTAGTATTAGAACAACTATTGCAGGTCAATCCGAATACAGTTTTGGTACTACTGCTGCTGTAGGTATTAGTGGAACACATCCAAAACTTTTTGTTTGGAACATGTATAATAGAGAGCCAGTCTCGTTTTCTATTTTAGATAATAGAGGTGTAGATCAAGGATGGACTACAACAACATTAGGTCAAAATGGAGTCAATGACGGACCATTTGAGAGATTCGGAGGAACGCCTAACAATAAAGTGAGTTTTATTGCAAGAGAGCCTGTAATTATAAACTTAAATAGCATACATTATGTATCACCCATAGTTGGATCATATGCTTATTATTTCGGTTACTCTCTCAATCTCGAAACTCCAACTGTGAGCCAAATGCTTATCAATTCTCCAGGAGTGCCTATATATGAAGCAGTTGCTGGATCAGCAATGTCACAAAATGCAAATTTTAGAATATTACCTGGTTACAGCTTCATACAGTTAGTGAGTATGACTTATGCAGGTCAAAACGTAAGGTATTGGACCTGGGGTGGTAATAGACACTCTTACGGAACTACAGGAGTAATCCAGAACATTTAAGTTAACCCAAACTTCTTAAACAGCTCTTTCTCCTTCTCTTCTTGTTCTAGGGCAGCTTTTTGCTGTCTAACAAGAGTTTCGAGCTCATCCAGCTTCTCTGGGTTGAATAAGGAGTGTTCGTCTCCGTAGAGTTCGCCATCGGTATTAATATATTCTGAAATAATATCAATACGTCTTTGTGGATTAGTAGGTAATACAATTATACCAGGAGAGTCATCCTTAGGGAAAAATATATCAGCATCATAGTTTTGTTCGTATTGAGCAAATAACGCTTTAAAGATGTTATCTATTTCTTTTATATATTCTACATTTGCATCTCTTAATCCATCATCCTCTACTTTAATTGAACCGTCATACTCTAATAAAAAGATAATATCTAAATGTCTCATGGATTCCTTTGTTAAGGTAATGCACTTATCAACATATTTCTTATCAAATCCTTCAATTCCTTTATCGTGAGCCCATAGCGTATAAGCTAAATTATCCAACGGGCATCTATCATATACCACCTTAGAATTTTTATCATATGACTGAAGCTGATCAATCATAAAATTAAGAATGTCCCACTGCGTATCGGTTGTAGTAGATGAGGAATGTGTTAAGTTTTTTTCCTTAATAAGATCCCTATAGGTTTTTTCTGGAGTTGTATACTGGGACCAAACAGCTAAGAAATTGTTAATAAGAGTTGTTTTGCCTGTATTTGCTGTACCTGAGAAAGCTATGCGCATATTGTTATATATGCGCTATTAGCAATTTTTCAAGAAAGAAGACCATTCATCTTTGTAAATATCGAAAGTAAGTCCATTATTTGGTTTATATGGTCTATATCTTAACTTAAGACCTACCTCACTCAAATACTTGTTACTTTTTTTAGAGTTTAGAAGTCTGTCACACGTTACAAGATTCTCCCACGTATCTTTACCACCCTTACTTTTAGGTACTACATGGTCAACACTAAGTTCTTCTTTAGTTAATTTTTTACCTGTATATACGCAAGTGTAATTATCTCTTTTATAGATATTATGTTTAGTAGGAAACTGTACGCGATTAAAAATAACTCTATCGAAGTTTGTGCAGATTACTACCTGAGGAATTCTTACAGGTCCTCGCGCTGTGTGCAGATAATCATCATAAGGCCTTATAGGTAACAATAGCCAATCTTTAACCCCAGGGACCGTAGTAAAGTACTCTACATTCTCTAGATTTACACTAGCATCATCTCCCTCTTCGTATGTTATATCGAGAGGTATTACCGCACCGGAAAATATATTTCCAAATGTTTTCTGCACTCCTTCAACAGCAACAGGAAAATAATACTTATTTAATACAAGAGTCTTATAGGCTTTCATTATATAACTAAAAAAAGTTAATATGCCCACTTAGCATCACCAAGAATTTCATTCGAATCATCCCACCAGTCATCCCATTTTTCATTTGTTGCTACCTCCCAATTAGGAATCTCGCTTATAGCACTTTGCGGTGTTAGTGATATAGGTAACCATTTGAGTCTATTATTTGGGTAAATAGCTATTTGTCCATTCTCTAATTTAATTACATTACCCTCTTTATGTTCTTCTAACAGCTCGACATCTCCTACATCTAGCATTCCTAAAGAATTATTCTCAGGAAGAAAGTCAAGAGTAAACCAGTAGTGACCTGTCATCGGCTGAGCTCCTTTACCAAGATTAACAAGCATAGGTACATCAACTAGTTGTAATTTTTGCCAGAGCTCTACAGATCCACTTAAACATTCCCACATTTGAATTTTATGTAGAGGTAAAGCGTTATGATACGTTTCAGGCTCGCGCCAGTATACACATTGAGGTGGTATTTTATCATAGCATGCCGCATAAGCATCTACCCATACCTGAAATACGAAAGGGCGATTTCTTAATGCTCTAACAGATACCAGCCATGCTGGCTCAAATTCTTCTACACTACCACCAAAAGCGTCTTTACGGATATAAACTCGAGATTTAGGAAGATTAACATTTCTCATAACAATTATACTCGGAGAGCTAAATTCCACAACAAAAGATGCAGTCTAGGACTAAAATTAACATGCATTGCTTTAGCGTATTCTGCAACAGCTGGAGCTTTCTCAATATGCTCTTCGCGTGACCCGCAACATGGCATAAACCATACACGACTAAGTGGTACGTTAATATTTTCCTTATCGTTTACATATTTACGCCAGATTTCTTCAATGTCTTCTGATCTGCTAATTACAAATTTGAATCCAGAGTTATGATCTTTATGCCATTTCAGTACTTCTGGCTTATAGGTCTTTTCCTCTGGATCGCCGTTAGTGGTAAGTTTAGGTGAGGTAGTAAAAGTAGCATTAAATTCTGTAACCCAACGCTCATCAGGCATTAAAGTAGCATTAGTCTCGAAATCGATCCGAGGTGTAAAATTATATCGATCTCTAAACGCCTCAACAAATTTAAGCAATTGTTTCTGCTGAATCATAGGCTCACCACCAGTTAGCTTCCAAATAGCACCCTCACGCAAGTGAGTGACGTGATTACCGGTCTCCATGAGTTCGAAGATTTCATTAAATGACTTCTTATTCTTTACTGACCAAGAAATAAACGAATCACAACCATTAGGAGAATCTTTTGACGCAAACCCGGAACAACTCAAATTACACATGGACATCCTCATAAAGACAGAAGGTTGACCGATATACTCACCTTCCCCTTCTAGTGTGTAAAAGACAAGATCATCACTTAAAAAGATAGTCTCTGTATTATAATCCGTACTCATATATATAATATTATGATATAGTTCCTAATAGAATCAAGTGTTTTTGAATAAATACTAGTGCATGACTCACAAGTCCCCTACGCGTAAGCGTAAAAATGCAGGTTTGGATGAATTAGTAGATATCGAAGATTCTATCCAAAAAAACTGGCTTTTTAATTTTAAAATTAAAAAGCCCTTCTACTTCAATACCAACCACAAAGCGTTTTATGAATGCATAAAGCGTGAAGAGACTAATATGGTCTTTGTTGATGGACCAGCGGGTAGTGCAAAGTCATATATTGCCGTACTTGCTGGGTTGGAGCTTATAAAAGATCAAAAGACGCGAGGTATTACCTACATTAGATCTGTTATTGAGTCTGCGTCAAGATCTATTGGTGCACTTCCAGGTGAGGTAGATGATAAATTCTTACCTTACGCAATGCCTTTAATTGAAAAGGTTAGAGAGGTTACCGATGATAGTACATGCGGGTTACTACAGTCTAGTAACATTATACATGCAGTGCCTGTTAACTTTGTTAGAGGACTTACATTCAACGATAGTGTTGTAATAGTAGATGAAGCACAGAACTTAACCAAGGGTGAGCTTGTTACAATATTAACCCGCTTTGGTAAAAATACAAAATATATTGTTTGTGGAGATTTAAAGCAATCTGACATTGGTAAAGCTTCGGGATACGAAGAGATATTTAAACGCTTTAACAATGAAAAATGCGTAGATAATGAAATCTACGCATTTAAATTTGGTGAAACAGAAATCGTAAGAAGTAAAATTTTACGATTTATTGTTGATGTTTTAGAGGCAAAACATTAATCAGCCCCAGCTAGTACCAGCAAACGGATTGCCCATACCTTGAGATACATGATTACCTACAGGTGCGGCATTAGTATTAATAGCCGGTGCTGTTTCAGTAATTGGTTCAGAGGCTAATGATGCAACTTCATCTTGTTTAGGTTCTTGCGGAGAGCAAAGCACGTCATACAGAGGGGTAAAGATTGCAGAGTTTTCCTCATGTTCAAAAACCTCTACCTTATCTACCCACACCCTACCATTACTCTGGTTATTAACAAATTCTTGCATTTTTTCACAGCAGAATTTAGCAATTTTTTCTATACCAGTTCCCTCTGGCATAATTCTAAGATCAAGGCCACCTTGTTTGTCAAGTTCTTCAAACAGAGGTAATAGTGGATCGTCGTATGATAAGCATGTAGTGTGATCGAACTGATATGCGAAAAGTTCTTTAATTGGTCTGAATCCACCAAAATCTTGAACCCAATTTTTATCATCTAGGTGCGTGCATCCAAACCAAAACTTAGCTTTTAAACGATAACCGTGCAACTTACTACACCTTTGTGAGTTGTTACCGGCATCCTGTCTGTTAAAGGCGGCATTTGGCTGCCTAAATGCACAAGATCCAAGATTAAGTACTTTTGTGGATTTATAATTCATATTTTTATATATAATGTGAAACTTTATAAAATCAACATCATTGAATAAATATTCATCATGAATAAAACTTCAATGAGATCTGGTTTAATTACCAAAAAGGGTAAAAACTATGCTTCGTATTATGTAATTGATGGTAAAAGAGTATCTTCCTGGATAATAAGCAATGGAGGTGAGGTTAAAGTTCTAAATTTAATAACTAACTTAATAAGAGAGGGTTTGGATTGCCATGAAATTCGTGAAAAGCTAAATATAAGCAGTTCGACAATTAAAAATTATATTATAAATAACCTACCACAGGAACTAATTGAACGGGAGAAAAAGACAAGATCTATTAAATCGTCAATAGTACGATCACAAAGCATTAAAGGTAAACCTAAGAAAACAAAAGGTTTAACCTATTTAGAAATTTACGGCACTTCTAACCCGGCCTGTGGCTTTAGAAAGGGTAGCCTTAATCCTAACTTTACAAGAGATAAATATATTGGCTGCACACTCTTAAATAAAAATGGCAAAAAATTTAGAAGTTCGTATGAAGTAAAATTTAGCGAAATTTTGGAAGATAATAATGTAAATTACACTTACGAGCATCACTTTAAGCTGCTAAATAATAAGGTAAAGATTGTTGATTTTGTTATAAATGATAAGCTAGTAGAGGTTACGGGGTATGCTTACCCTAAATGGCAGCAAGATTTTGATGTTAAGATATCACTACTTCATCGATCTTATCCTGACAAACAAATAGTTATTATATCTAGTGAAGATAAAATTAAACTTTTAACTGAAAAACATGGTAACTACTGCAAAGTACTATCTCTACTTGATATAGAAAATATTATTAATACTTTTATATGAGTCATTTAGCAATTTCAACTGTACTAGTAAATCTTTTTGAGTATTTTTTTCAGAGATTAACATTTCATCTTTAAGGTATTGACGTAAGATGGTAACATCAGCTGATGTAAGTACATAATTATCATTATTTACTGCTGCGGGTATTAGTTTATCTATATCTTTTCTAGGATCTGGCAATGCATTTCGGAAAGATCTCTTTAGAGCTACAGCCCATTTACCGGCGGTTGAGTTATTAATGTTAAAGTTTAACTTATTCATTAAATCATTTAAATTAGGTATAGTTTGTTGTGCACCTTGATTTATAGTATTACCATCTTCATCCTTAATTTCAATTATATTAAACTTACCATCACTACCCTTAATTACCGTTGCAACGCCCTTTAATTGAGTTACTCCTCCGATTTGCTGTGTTGAATTTCCAGTGGTTTTATTGTATTTTGAAGCCTCAAAATATACAAACGTCCTTGGTGTTTCTTCCGAATGTCTAGCAACGCTTGTTCTACCTATTTCTTCTTTTTGAGAAGATGTAATTTTTATTGAGTTGGGATTGAAGGTATTATTCCACTTTGTCTTTAATTCATTTTCTACAAATCTCTCCGGTGAAGCAATAATCTGCTTATCGCGTTCTGATTTATATGCATTTACTGCACCGCTTACGCCTTGTCTCGCTACATTTGATAAAGTTGCTCCAGTATTACCTGTCACTATGTCTTTACCTACCTGCAAAGCAGCCTTACCAACACCACCTAAGGCTCCTGCAGTTACTCTCGCAAGCGGTTTTGTAATCTTACCAGCTGCTTGTCTAATAGTATCTAAAAACCCCTCCTGAAGTAATTCTTTTTGAGTTATTTTACTCATATGTATATATTTATGGTTGATTTAGCTTTATCCTTATATTATAATTTTCTTATGGATGAATTAGATGAACATGATGTAACAGGAGAAGAAGTTAAGCTTCCTAACGCTAATGGAAATGCTCCGCGTACAGATAGAGAAAAGCAATCTATTATAAAAAGAGCTGCTAAGGCTTATGAAAAGTATCTAGACGCGCTTGGCTTTGATTGGAGAAACGATCCTAATTCCTCTAATACTCCTATGCGTGTGGCAAAGGCTTTTGTAAATGACATTGCTTCAGGATGTTATAATAGCCCACCGTCGGTAACCGCTTTTCCTACTGACGGTTATGATGGTGTAATTGCTCAGTGTAATATTCCTGTTAAATCGCTCTGTTCTCACCATCACCTTGCCTTCACAGGAGTTGCGCATGTTGCTTATATTCCCTCTCTCGATGGTAAGGTGATAGGTCTCAGCAAGCTCAATCGTATTGTAGAATTTTACGCTCGTAGACCTCAAATTCAGGAAGGTCTTACTAAGCAAATTGCTGAAGCTATTGATCAGGTATGTGAAAAAAATCGCGGTATTGCTGTGGTTATTAAAGCTCAACATACTTGCGCATGTCATCGCGGTGTTAAGCATGAAGGTTGTTATATGATTACTTCTAAACTTACAGGTGATTTTATGGAGGATGAAAAGACTCGAACTGAGTTTTATAAGTTTATTGATATGGCCTCTAAATAGGAACTTAGTCATACTACGGTATGAATATTTTTATTACTAATGAAGATCCCGTGTTAGCAGCACGGGATCTTTGTGATAAACACGTTAGATCTAAAATGCAAATTGAGGGAGCTATTATGTTAGCTCATGCTTTTCCGCAAGAGATCTTAAATCATCCATCTACACCTAGAACTAAAACTGGTAAACCGCGCAAATCCGGTAAAGGTTATGCGAAGCATCAATGTTCCATCTGGGCTCGAGAATCAAAAGATAACTTTATGTGGTTAGTAAACCACACTCTAGAGCAATTTGAAGAAAGAATGTTTAGGTGGCCTAGCTCAGTAGAGCATTTCACAAAGGAATTCATTGTATGGTGTAGTAGAAATTTACACAATACAACTATTGTAAAAACTGCTCCAACTCCTTATGCTATTGCGATTGGTGCAGATTGTATCTGTCGTAAAGTAATTCCTAATTTCGATGATCTCACAGCTGTTGATCAATATAGAAATTATATTTTATATGATAAAGATTTTGCTCTATGGACAAAAAGAGAACCTCCTAATTGGTATAGTCAACCTCAATCTTATCATCAGCAATGTGATTCGAATTTACATCAATTAGCGCATCGAGCTGCTTAATAAAATCTTTACCTATAAGGACTTTATACTCGTTCTGTGATCTATCTCCGATACTAAACGGAATATTATCAAACTCTGTTCCTGCAAACTTCATTCTAAATGAAACAACAGGCCTTTCTTCAACGTGACCAGCTCCTACATTAATATTAATAGTATCGTGAACGTCTTTTATGATTCTCTTACCACCTATAGTTGTAAAGGTAACCTTATTACCCTGCTTTGTAATATTCTCTCCGTGTAAAACGTTATAGGCTCCATTACCGGAATCTATTTTAGCTTCAAGAGAACCGATTCCAGCTAGTTCTATTTTTTCAATTAGACCTATAACTGTAGCCTCGAAAAATTTCTTAAAGCTTTTCATTAGTTACAATCTGGACATCCTCCACAAGTACAGCCCTCTTTTGCGTAAGGACATTCTGCGTCTCCATGACCTTTATTATACATGTCTTCTTCTTCATGACTGCAGCTCTCACCGCCTTCGTGCTGTTGAAACTCTAACCAGTGATATACGGAGGATATATAATCAGATGCTTTAGTAATTTTAGAAGCAATCCACCCCTCAAGACCAGACATTTGTTGTACCATTTCTTTTAACTTGGGAGCATATTCTGCAAGTTTATGAAGTTCTGCTGACGCCATTTCTATCTCACTCGGATCACTCTCACCCTCACGCTCCACATGTTCCTCTTCATGCGATTCATGACTTTCATGATCTACTTCTGCTCCAGGTAAATCCATTGTTATCATTACAGGCTTACCACCGAGCATGTTTGAAGGTGTAAGAGGTAACCCACCTACACTACCATAAGCCTCTGCTAACATTTTAAAATCTTCTCTTTTTGACATATTATTATTTATGCTATACCTAGTATCTTCTTAATTCTTTCTCTATCTGTTTGATTTATAATTTCCGGAATAAAAAAATCTAAAGAGGCTGGATCTTTGCTCATAATTTTTTCTCTTGTCTGTGTACCTCTAACTCCCTCACCACTTAAAGGTATATCTAATATTTGTACATTTGGATATTTTTCAGGATTTTTGCGGAAGGAGTTATATCTACTACTATCTTCAGGACCTGCACCAACTATTATATTTAAATTTTGATTATTTAAAGCGTAGTCATACGTAGAATTTAAAGGAGTAACCGGGCTCTTATATATTTCTACTGGTTTGGTTAAGTATGGAGCGTATATGCTCCAAATTTGATACGCCATTTCTTGGTCTATACCATCACGAGGACTTTTACCAATAAAAATTACACCTTTGTTAGATATTTTTAATAACTGCTCTAATGCTTCAAAGTGACCTCTTGTAGGTGGTTTAAATCCTCCAGGGAAAATAGCCACAGTCTCTTTATTTTGTTCGAAGAATAATTTAAAGCTTATCATATACGTCCTTTGTTTTTGTGAAATGTTGGTGATATTACCTTAAAGGTAAAAACTTCATCCGGTTGTAATATTTTTACTACAAGTCCTTCATAGTCTCCTAGTTTACCAGCTAGCTTTCCTAGCTTGCGAAGTATTTTTGTATGCATTCTACGTTGATATGGTAAAAGTATTTTTACTAAATGAGATCTCATGGCCTTCTTAGCCAATTGATCGTCACGCTTCCTTGAAGTATTAAAAAGTACTTCTTCGTAGTTTGGATTTTGAGATTCAAAAGTTTTTATTTCTTGAATTGCGCTGTCGGTCTCATACTTAAGATTTATTGGATCGAAGACGTCAATATCAAGAGGTATAAACTTTACATTATCATTAGATAAATCAACCAAGCTCTTTGTAATATCTTGAATTAACTCTGCTGATAGCTCGCGCCCATTATAATCAGTTACATTAATAAGAGGAAAGGTAGACCAAACTCCTAGTTTATCCTTTTGATAGTTGGTAGCTACAAAATAGACAATACCCGGCGCATCTTCACGTGTTAATGCAAAAGGCGAGTATAGCCATTCTGCCTGGACTCTAAGTCCGTCTAGCTTTAAATCCTTCTTGTAACGTAAGAGTGTTTTAAAGACAAGTTTTTTAATTTTACTAAAATTATCTTCGAACGCTCTCTTTGTTGGCTCGTGTCTTATCTTATTTTCAAAGCTGCCATCTGTAACCGGACCGGAATAACTTCCCTGTAAAAAGAACTTATCTTTAGGTGTTACGCCAAACTTAACCGATAATCCATCAGCTTTCTCCGTTATACTAGAGTTGCCTGGTTGAATAATACCGTTAGTTTCCTCTAATGCATCGAGAAGTTTTGTAAAATTTTCAAAATCCATTGAATACTGTTCTGGCTTGTATTCAGAATATAAATGCTGTACTCCTACTCTTTGTCCGGTTATATTAGTACTTTCTTTAATGACACCACTTTCGCTAAATATATCAACTCCGTCTCTTTTTATTGTTTGTCTAGCTTCATCTAGGAGAGACATAACTATGTTAATATCTTTATACTTTTTAAGCAAAAACTTTATTATAGAATTTATATTGAATAAATTTCTAGTACGAGCATTAGAATCTCCTAATAGAATTTGAGCCACTCTATCAGTGTCTTTATTTTCTATAGTGTTGCCTGTCTGTCTATCTGTAATTCCATTTAGACCACTCCATCTTAAGTTTAAATTTTTAGCTAAGTTAGCCATCACAATACTTCTGTAAGCTCCCTTCAATGGGAAAGGCTCATCATTAGATAGAGCAAACTTTGCAAAGTTTATATCTGGTACAAACATAAAATCTGTTTGTACGTATTCACCATCTTTATTATATATTGGCGTTCTAAAATGCACACTTATACCAGATCTAGCAATATAATCCTTAGGATTTAAATTTCTCTCCATACACCAGCTAGCAAGAACGTCGTATAGCTTTACTTTTGACATTTTAGTTTCGTTTATGGCTATATCTAAATCACCTGACGTCTCTCTCTTACCAGTACTACCTAAAAGATTTTTCATCAAATCAGAACCCACTATATTAGACAGAAAGTCAATAGTAGGTTTAATATCGGTTAGGTTTATACGTTGAGTTGGGTTTTGTTTAAAAACATTACCCCCCTCAATTAATAAATTGAAATACTGTCTAAAATTAATCATATTGTGATAATATATTTTCTATTTCTGAGTTACCCGTACCAATCTTAGATATATTAGCTTTATTAAGCTTAATATCTTTATTACTACCACCTCTCACAAGGTTAATTTGATTAGGTATAACATCTCCAGCTGCATTTCTAATATCAAAACTATAGACACCTTTGTCAGTAGTCAAAATAATAGATGCGTGTTTTCGCGATCTAATTGAATTAAGATAATAAGGGTATTTTACTTCTACTTTTTTAATATCACCAACAAAATCGTAAAGATCTTCTTTTGTGGTGAGATCTGCTATTTCTAAATCATCTCTTTTGTTTTTTTGCTTAACGTAAATATACCCGTAATCAAATGCAGAACCTAAAAATTTCTGCAATGCTTCAATATCTGACTCGTCTGTAGTATCTATATTTTTATCTTGATCGGGCTGCGAAGGTGTCTCCTTTATATAATCTTCAAGACCGCGTATAATTTTATCTATGTTAGCATTTGCTGCACTTAATAGTTTACCTCCAATTTTATTACGCTCTTGGTTTGTAAACTCTACTTCATCTCCAGAAAGCTTAAACATGCCCTTAGCGCCAGCGTTTGAAACTGTTTTACCTCCTATGTTTTTTATCGAGATGTAATACTTATTTTTATCTTCATCTATAAATGTTATATCAGATATCTCATCTCCCTTATCACTCGGACCCTCATCTGTAAGAGGTCTCTTAACCTTTCTTTCAAACGATTTACCTTTATCTAAATCTGTAAATTTTACATTTAAATAGTCTTCTATTTTTTCTATAAATTTAGGTTTTTCTACCTCCTCAGGCTTATTAAAATAAGCTTCAGCAGCCTTTAATATTTCTCTTTCATAATTCATCCCGGCGTTACCGAACGAACCTCCACCTAATGTAATAACAAACTCATTACTAGCAGAGTCCTTTACCTTATAGGAGTTAAAAGCACTAGAGGGTGAATCAGGAGCTCCTGGAGGTATTACATCTACTACTATAAGATTTATATCATCTAGAGTATTAAGAAAATCCTGAGTAAATTTCTCTTTATCATCAACCTTAACCTTAGGCTGCAATCTTATTGCTCCCTTTTTATCTGTACCTACCTTTAATGAGGGGTTATTATTTACAATAGCTTTTTTAACCTGGCTCTTAGAAGTAAACTCTGTAACAATATGTCTAGGTTGAGAGATGTGGCCTACATCCTTCACCCTTTCTGAATAGATTTTTTCTAGATTCCAATTAGGCATTGCTCAAGTTGTCTTCTACTTCTTTATCTTCTAAAGATTGACTTAGAATATTTTGAATAGCTTCTACTATTTTTTCTGGGTCAGAATCAGCAAATTCATTCACGACCGGCTTTATTATCATTAACTCTTCTTCAGTGGGAGCGTGCTTAAGAGCCTTGAGTATTAATTCTTTATAGAGTGGAAAAATTTCAGCTAAATTTAAATTATTACCTTCACCATTCAACTCACCCTCCGTTGATTGATTAACAATATTTTTTTGAGCTGGCTGAGAGCCACCTTGCGGTTCTGTAGCGTCAGCAGGTTGCTCAATTAAAATCATATAACTATCTAATAGCGAAAGCGTCTTAGACTCAACTCTCAAGCTTCTGTCTATAGCTATAATTTTTTTAATCTCATCCACTGTTTTCGAGACCGGTACGTTCACCATTCCTTTTATTTGATCAATCTTACTATAGATATATTTTTGTTTTGACTTATCGAATAAATTAGGATTAAAGATAAAAGCATTAGTGAGTATTTTTATCACATACTTTTCGTTTTCACTTAGTAGGCTGCCAGTCTGTTGCGCCTCAGCAGGTACTGGCGAAGCCTCACCTCCTCCTAGCTGCTCATCAGGAGCTTGCTCTCCTAACACCTTATAGTACTTTGATATTATTTTTAGAGTTTTGGACATTATTGTACTTTCGATAAACTGTCTGCTAGTTTTGTAATTGTGGCATTAATTATAGGTCTTTTTATTCTTGCAGTATCTTTAAGTCTTTTAAGTCTTGCTGTCGTATCCCTATCACCCATATCACTTAAAGCCTCTGCACCAGCATAAATTTCGTTATCCTCTTCTGGAGTAGAGTTTATATCTGAACCCTCACTGATAGCATTTTTTATTTTTAAAAATACATCTTCTGCGTAAGTAGTGCCTCTTAACTGTATTGGTTCATAGCCAATATCGTTTCCTTTATCATCTACAAGCTTAAGATAGAAGATTGCTTGAGGATTATCTATACTCGCTAGATTTTCACCTACTATTTTAAGAAATTTACTCATAAGTATATTTATCTAAATAAAGCTAATTTGTTACCAACTTGCTTTAGATAAACGTTTAATATATAACTCAAACCGTTTAATTTTAAATATTTACGAAAATTCTGAAAGAAATTTTTGCTTTTTTCGTATTTATAAAGTTCCATCTTTGAAAAAACCTCATCTAAAATTACTACAAACTCCTCATTAAATTCATCTCTACTAATATAAAAGTAGGAATCTTTTGACGGAAGTTTTTTAAACTCACATATATCTATTATAAGATTATGTTTTATAAGTTTTTTAATATCTAAATTATTAACGTCAAAAGGAACATCTAAATTAATAGCATCGCTAAGTGATTTAGCATACGATTTACGAAGAATATCGTTAAGACATATGGATTTTTGGCTTTGATACTCTGAGATTAATGATTCCGTTATAATAGTCATTTCGTAACAAAACCTCCTCGTCGAATTGTATTTTAGCCTCTCTGTAAGCTAGTGCAAATTTAGAGTCGCAAAGTTCAATAATTTCAAATAAAAAGCTATCCTTACCGTATTTAGAAATATCTTCATTAAGCTCTCTCGAAGAAGAAGTGTAGTTCTTCCAATCCGTCTCAATTATTTCATGTCTTTTGTTCTTCTTACCCTTTAAAGGCCTTCTCTTTAGTATTGACTTACATTGTTTCTTACCAATATATTTTTTACCTGTAGGTAAACAGGTTATTTTGTATATAAAACCATAAGGTATATTACCTTCTTCAAGTATAAGACTAGTATTCCAGTGACCTAAATCCATTATTTTTTAGATTTATTTCTTTTTTTGCGCTTTTTACGATTTAGCTTACCTGCTCTTGTATAAACAGCACCGCCTTTCGCTATTCTTGCATCGCCGGGAGCATAAAAATCTGAACCAGATATACTATCTGGTGAGAATCCCCCGCTCGATCCACCTAGAGCTCCCGATGACGTCATATTCTCGTAGAAAAATTGTTTAAATGTTACAGTTGATTTCACTTACTAAAGTATTTATAATAATTCTGTGGAATTGCTAAAAAGATATAAAGAAGAAATTAATGGTGATCTTTTAATTACTGATTTTAATATTAAAGAAATACAACTTAAGTTACCTTCACGTAAGCATTTTTGGGCGGCTAGATTAATTGATGCAAAAATAACTCTACAATCTTTACATAAAAAAAAGAAAAACCTTAAAAAAGTACTTGTAACAAAAATTATAGCTGAAGCTCCAGTTAAACTAACTCAACAGACAGCAGAAATAGCTGCAGAAGCTACAGAAGAGTTAACATCTATTGCTGATTCTATAAAAGAGTATGAATTTATTGTAGAGTATCTCGAAAAAGTTGAAAAAATTATGTCAGGTATGGGGTATGATATTAAAAATATTATTGAAATACAAAAGCTTGAGCAGTTATGATTACTTTTGATTACACTAAAACAAATCGTAAGTTAATAATTAAGTGTGATAATAGAGATATTTATGAAAATCTTCGAGAGCATTTTAGTGTAGAAGATAAAAATGCTGTTTTTGTACAAAAAAGATTTAGTTCAAGAAGAATTAAATTACCAACACGAAAATATGCTATTACTCCTACAGGCCTTTGTGATTTAGGTCTATTTTGGGAGATAAAAAAGTACTTAATATCCAATCAAATAACAGATAACATAACTTTAACTGAAAAATTTAAAGAAGCGCTTAACTGCGGATCATCCAATCCAATTTTTAAAGATTTTTCACTTAAATTAAGAGACTATCAAGAAGAGGTAATAGAAAAGGCTATAAAAAACGGTTGGGGTACGTGTGTTTTAGGTACAGGAGCCGGTAAAACGCTAACTACTGCTGCTCTAATTGAAAATTATTATAGAAATTCGCCCAACGCTACTACTTTTAAGTGTATAATGATAGTACCGGATTTAGGACTAGTACAACAAACGTATGATGAGTTTATAGCTAGCGGTACTACATTTAAAGTAACAAAATGGACTGGTAATAACAAGCCAGACTTCACGAGTAACGTCATTATATGCAACATTCAGATACTTCTTTCGCAGTTCAAAGATAACGAATGGGTTAAATATGTAGATTTGCTAGTAGTTGATGAGTGTCATAAGGTAAAATCATCAAATGAGATTAGTAAAATTATATCTAATATTAAAACAAGTAATAGATACGGATTTACAGGTACACTACCTGAGGATAAACTAGCTAGATGGTTTATTATAGGTAAGCTTGGACCAGTTCTATATGAAAAAAACAGTCACGACCTTCGTCTAGAGAGTTATCTTACAAATGTAGAGGTTAAAATAATTAATCTTAATTATGTATCTCCTATTATTCCAAATACTACAGACAGCGAGTATAGAAATGAGCTTAGTTTCATATATACACACGAAAAACGCAACAAATTTATAGGTCAATTAAGCAATAAGCTTACTAATAATACATTAATTCTTGTTAATCATATTATACACGGTGAAAACTTGTTTGAAGTAATAAAAAACACATGCTCCAGTAAGAGAGTCTTCTTTATTAGAGGGGATGTGGAAATTGAAGAGCGGGAAAAAATAAAAAAACTCATGGAGAGTAGTGATGATATAATTTGCATTGCAATAAGTGCTATATTCTCTACCGGTGTTAATATTAAAAACCTTCATAATATTTTATTCGTATCTGGAGGTAAATCTTTTATTAGAACTGTACAGTCGATAGGTAGAGGATTGAGATTACATAAAAATAAAAAAAAGCTCCTCATTATTGACCTGTGTGATAGTTTAAATTATGGTATGAAGCATTCAGAAAAAAGAAAACAAATTTATAATGCGGAAAAAATACTATATACCGAAAAAGATATTGATATAAATTAACATTAGTATATAATTTAGTTATGTCTAAAGAAAATTACTACGTAAATCCTGTCGAATTTAAAGAATCTTTACGTAAGTACTATGAATCTGATATTTTGACTGATGACCTTGCTGAGAATATTAAAAAAATTGCTTATGGTCTAAGCTATAATAGCTCGTTTATTAATTATACTTACAAAGACGACATGATAGGAGACTCTCTTATTAAAATGTACTCAGCACTTAAGGGTAAAAAATATAAATTTGCTGCTGAGTCAAACCCTTTCTCATATTTTACAACGATTGCATTTAATGCGTTCGTTAATCGTATTAAAAAGGAAAAAAGGCATCATGAAGCAGAAAAAAACTATAGAGAGAAAGTATATGAGGATATTATGAATGATCCTAAAACATGTAACAATCTCGTTTATGTTAAACCTGTAGGTGATGGTGATGACGACTTCTATGATCAAGATTAATAAGCCTAGAGTTGCTATTATATCTGACCTACACTTAGGTGTACATACTAATAGCACTCAATGGCATGAAATTGCTTTGAATTGGGCTAACTGGCTTTGCAGAGAGCTCAAAAAACAGAATATAAAGGATATTATATTCTGTGGCGACTGGTATCATAATAGAAGTGAGATATCAGTTAATACACTTCAAGTATCTGCAGATATATTAAAAATTTTTGAAGACTTTAATGTTATTGCTTTAGTTGGTAATCATGACATATACTATAAACATAGAACTGATGTTAACTCTCTTTCTCTCTTTAAAAATAGTAGGAATATCTCAGTAATAGATAAGGTTACTACATTAAGTGTATTTGATAAAACAATAACATTGTGTCCGTGGGGTACCTCTACTAAACAAATAGAAAAAAGTGATATTATTTTTGGTCATTTTGAAATTGAAACGTTCAAGATGAATTCATATAAGGATTGTGAAGACGGTCTAAGTGTTAAGGAGTTATTAAGTAAGAGTTCTTTAATTATTTCAGGTCACTTTCACTTTAGACATGAAAAAAAATACGGCTCAGGCACCATTTTGTATGTAGGTAATCCGTTTCAAATGGATTTCGGCGATTGTGATAATACTAAAGGCTATCACATACTTGATATTGATACGCAAGAATATGAGTTTATTGAAAATACTATATCACCTCACTATAAGAAAATTAATTTGAGTGATCTTGTAGAGGCTACAACTATTACATCGGAAATAAAAACATTATTTCTCAATAATATAGTTAAATTTAAAGTAGACAGAAATATATCGCAAGAAGATTTAGCTATTCTTACATCAAAGTTAAATTTACTAAAGCCTGAAGCTCTACAAATAGAATATGATTTGAGTTATAATAAAATTAGTAATGATAACAATGATAAAGATCTATCTGGAATTGATATTACGTGCGCTATTGAGGAATTTATAAATCTTCTTGACATAGAAGATAAAAATGATATACTTAACTATACGCTAGATCTTTATAATAAGTGTACTGTATGAAAAAGGTAACATTTACTAAAATAACAATTCAAAACTTTCTATCGGTTGGTAATGAGGTTGTTTCGGTTGATTTTCGAAAGGGATTACACCTTATAACAGGTAATAATAAAGATAAACCCGATAGACAGAACGCAGTAGGTAAATCTACTGTGGCTGATGCTATATACTTTGCTATTTTTGGCGAGACTTTAAGAGAAATTAAAAAAGATCTTATTACAAATAATATAACAGGTGGAAAAACACAAGTAGAATTAGAATTTAATATAGATTCACCTAAAGGTAAAAATAAATTTCATATTGTACGTACACTTACACCTACTAAAGTAAGTGTTTATAAAGACGGAGTAGATAAAACACGCGACAGCATAGCTAATACCACCAAATACATATGTGATGTTCTGAGTGCGTCACCTGCTATTTTTCAAAACTGTGTTATCATGACGGTTAATAATACTATTCCGTTTATGGCAAAAAATAAAGTCGAGAAACGTAAGTTTATTGAAGATATCTTCGGAATGGAGGTCTTTAGTAAGATGATTTCGACACTGAGACAGGAATATAATGATATTAAAAGAGAATATGATATTAATTATGCAAAGTTAGATGAAATTAATAAAACACTTCAAAATTATAATAATCAAAAGCAAAAATTAATTGAAAGAAAGGAAGACAAGCGTAAGTTATATTTGGAAAGACAATCCTCTAACGCTCTTGAACTAGAAAAGCTAAATAAAGAGCTACAAGAGAGTTCAGATATTCAAAACATTGATGATATTCAACTCACAATAGATAAACTAGAGGATAAACTTATCGAAAATGATGATTTAAAAAATTTATTAGTAGGAGACACTTCTAATAAAAAAGCTACTATTATACACAAGAAAGAAATTTATAAGAAGATTGGAACAGATAGTGATAGTTGTCCAGTTTGTTTGAGACCAATTCAAGAACACGATAAAGAGAATATTCATAAAGAAAAGCTATTGCTTAAAGATGAAATGATTCTTATAGCAAAAGAAGTAGAAGAAATTAGCGTAAAGATACAAGAAGTAGAGAGTCAAAAATTAAAAATTAAAAAAGCTATTCAGGAAAAAAACAAATTAATAAATGAGACTAGCTTAAAGATTCAATATAACGAAAATATTACAAATCGTATCACTCAGTTGACAAAGTGGCAAGATGAGCTTATACAAGATATAGAAACTCTAAATGAAAGTAAGACAGAGTTTGATGATTTAATTGATGAGACACAAAGCAGACTTAATCAAGTAAATGATATAGTTTCAACTATATCTAAACAGCTAAGCACTCTAGATATAGTAAAGTTTGTTATCAGTGAAGAGGGTGTTAAATCTTATATAGTAAACAAACTTCTAGAACTTCTCAATAGTAAGTTGTATTACTATCTTAAAAAGTTAGATTCAAATTCTGTATGCGTATTTGATGAATATTTTGAAGAGCAGATTGTTAATGATAAAAATAAAATATGCTCTTATTTTAATTTCTCAGGTGCAGAGCGTAAATCTATAGATCTTGCTTGTTTATTCGCATTTTCTGATATTAGAAGAATGCAAGGAGGTGTGAGTTACAATATAGCGATATACGATGAATTATTTGATTCGTCTTTTGATGAGAAGGGCATTGACTTAATTACTGAGATACTCAAGGAAAGGGTTAGTACCTTAGATGAATGTTCTATTGTTATATCGCACAGAAAGGAGTCCGTTAAAGCGGTTACTGGAGATGTTATTTTCCTAGAAAAGCAAAATGGTATAACGAGGCGTATTGACTATTTGGATTACTAATGTAAATATAACACATATGTTTGCGCAGCCTTTTGCTAATCCTTTTGCCGTTCCTTTCGTAAATCCCTTCGGTGTACAAGCTTCACCGCAGAAAATAGTAGCTCCGGAGCAGCCTAGAGAGCTTTCATTGCCACGCTATGTTAATTATCTTGCAGATTATTCTGGCTGTGGTTTTTGGAGAATTCTATGGCCTGAAAAACATATAAACGAAACCGGAGTAGGTTGTTCTACGTCTCTTACCGCCATGGTGTTTGATCCAAGATGGTATACAGGAGTAAAATCAGTTAAGGTACAGAGGCAAGCCTCTACTGATCAAAAAGAATTTATTAAATACCTTAAACAAGTACAGCAAGATCATCAATTTAAGTTAATTTACGAAGTTGACGACGTTGTATTCAGAGAGGATATTCCTGACTATAATAAATTTAAATTCGCTTTTGATAATGATGAAATTCGCAATAACTGTATTGAGATTATCAATATGTGTGACGAGGTTACAGTTACCTGTGATTACATGAAGAAGCTATATCAAGAACGCACCGGTAAAAAAGAAATAACTGTAATTCCTAACTTTGTACCGTACTCTTGGATGGGCCACGTATATGATAAAAGGCGTATTTACGACACCTATGATAAAAATAAGAAAAAACCTCGTGTGTTATATACAGGCTCAGGTGCTCATTATGATGTTGAAAATAAAAACGGAGGTGTAGATGATTTTTCACATGTATTAAAATTAGTAGAAAAGACTATTGATAAATATCAGTGGGTATTTGTAGGAGCATTTCCACCACCTCTACTAAAATATGTTCAACAGCGTAAAATAGAATTCCATCCCTGGCAGACATTAGCAGACTATCCAAGATTTATAGCTAATTTGAACGCTCAGGTTATGATAGCTCCTCTATTAGATAATAGCTTTAACAGATCTAAGTCTGATATTAAATTTATTGAATCGTGCGTTATGGGATTACCCTGCTTGGTCCAGGACATGGAGACCTATAAAAATGCTCCAGAGTTTCTTAAGTTTAAGACCGGTGATGACTTGGAACAAAAGCTTGAAGCGGTGCTCAAAAATAAGCCAAAATATTATAGTAATGTTGAGATGTTTAGACACATAGGATCTCAAAGATTTTTAGAGTTGCCAGAAAATATAGGATGCCACCTTGAAGCTCTTAATACTCCTTATGGTTCTTCGGAGAGAAAATATCTCAAGAGATGGAATAGTTGAATTAATAATATGTAAAGCTATAATAGCTTTATATGTCTTATAGAAACTGTGTGTATAGTAGCCGAACTCAGTCAGTTCGGCTATTTACTTGGGATACAGAAGGTAAGCGCGTTCTTTACGATGTATCAGTCTCGCCGTATCTTTATATTGAAGATAACAATGGTGATAAAAAAACAATTTTTGGTACAAAGGCCAAAAAGAAAGTTTTCAATAACAGTTACGAACGTAATAAATTTATTCAAGACTCTGGTATTAAGCGAGTTTATGAAAACTTACCAGTAGTGCAGCAATATCTGCTTGATACATTTTGGACGGAAAATGAAAAGCCAGAATTTACTAAGAATGATCTTAAAATAACATTTATAGATATTGAGACATATTCTGTTGATTCATTTCCCGATGTAGATGATCCGCAGCATACTGTCAATGTAATAACATGTTACGATAACTTTAGTAAAAAGTTTCACACTTTTGGTTTAAAGCCTTACACAGGAAATAACAAACAAGTAAAATATACTCACTGTAGAAATGAGAGAGACCTTTTTATTAAGTTTATTGAATATATTGAAAGTGATTATCCAGATGTGTTAAGTGGGTGGAACTCAGAGTTCTTCGATATTCCCTATATTATTAACAGATGTGAGAGAATTCTTGGACAAGAGTATGTAAATCGCTTATCACCCACAGGTAATATTTACCATCGTGAAGTTATGGGTAAATTCGGTAGGCAACAAAAACGATATTATATTGAAGGTATATCGTGTATTGACTATCTCGATATCTATAGAAGGTTCTGCCTTAAGCTGAGAGAGTCATACAAGCTTGATGCAATTGGTGAGATAGAACTAGGTGAGAGAAAGGTTGACTACGGTGACATGAACCTATCTACTCTAGCGGATACAGACTGGACTACCTTTGTAGACTATAACATTCAAGACGTTAATCTTCTTGTTCGCCTAGAAGACAAGCTCCAGTATGTGGTATTATTACGAATGTTAGCTTATGTAGGTCTAACAACACTCGAAGGAGCGATGGGAACTATATCAGTGATTAACGGGGCACTAACCATTCGAGCGAGAAAGCGTAAAGAGGTACTATCTACCTTTATTAGAAATCAGGGAGCTGGTAAAAATCCAGGAGCGTATGTGGCTGAGCCTAAAAGCGGCTTTAAAAATAACGTCGTGTCGTTTGATGCTAACTCTCTATATCCAAACGTTATGATCTCCTTAAATTTATCTCCTGAAACGAAAATAGGTAGAATAGAGAAAAACAGTAATGGTAATATTAACATCTATCACGTTTCAGGGAGATGTATAGAGTTAGCTCCGGATAAATTCAGTACATTTATTAAGTCAGAAGAATGCTCCCTAACAAAAGCAGGTTTTCTTTTTACTCAGAAGAAGAAAGGTATTATACCTGAGTTTCTTGATTATTATTACAATGAGCGAGTAAAAATTAAGAAGGACTTATTTGAAACGAAGCAGCAGCTTGCAAAGCTTAAATCTAGTGATGAGGAGTATACTTCATTAAAGTATGAAGTAGAGAGACTTAACACTAAACAAATGGTTATTAAAATTCTTATTAACTCTGCATACGGATACATGGGCAACAAACAAGCGCCCATCGGGGACGACGATATTGCTTCGTCGGTGACTCTAACAGGTCAAGCTATTATTAAACAAGCCGGTAAATTTCTTCAGGACTATCTTACCACCAAATTCAATATTACAGATAAAAATACTCTTGAAGAGAGCTGGGTGTATTCTGATACAGATTCATGCTACTTCTCTTTAGATTGTATAGAGGATCGTGTACCTATTAAAAAAGGTACCGATATTAATCCTGAGTTTTATAACGTCGTTCAAGACGTTGAAGATTATCTCAACAATAATATTACATCATGGGCTGAAAAAACTCTATTAACAAAAGATAGTAGGTTCGTCTTCAAGCGTGAATGTATAGCGGATGTTGGTCTGTTCTTACAGAAAAAGCGATATGTAATGCACATACTTGACGATGAGGGCATTAAAGTAGATAAATTTAAATATACTGGTGTGGAAGTTGTTAGAACCTCTATGCCTAACGCAGTCAAGCCTTACGCAAAGAAGATAATAGAGACAATGCTTCTCACACAGTCTCATCATCAAACTAATAATATATTGAAGGAAACATATGAAGTGTTTAAGACTCTACCTATCGAAGATATTGCATTTGTTATGGGTGTGAAGGGTTATGAAAAATATGCTACTAAGTGTAGGGAGTTTAATATAGCGAAAGGAACACCTGTTCATGTTAAGGCTGCTTATCTTCATAACTTTATTAATAAGAGACTAAGCATAGATAAAAAATACGAAGAAATTTCATCTGGAGATAAGATCAGATTCTATTACACACTTCAACCTAACAAGTATGGTATTGATGTTGTAGGTTTTAAATACAATAGACCGGTAGAGTATGATGATATTTTTAAAGTTGATTATGAAAAGATGTTCGAAAAGATTCTTTACAATTCTATTGAGAGATTTTACGATAATGTAAAATGGCAAATTAGAAAACCTACAGATAATGTACAAACAGAACTGTTCGATCTTTTTAGTTGATTTAAAAATAATATCTTATAATTAAACATATGGAATACTTAGATAGACCCGCACTTGATGATACGCCTAAAGCTCACCCTGCTTATTTTAGAGGTAAGGTTTCAGGAATTAATTCTGTTTTAAAGATCGTCTCAGACATTATGATGGGTCTTGATAATGGTACTGGAGCTAACAATCACCCTGGTATTGAGCAAATGAGACGAGCTCTCTTAGTATGGCGTGACGAAATTAATCAGGTATTAGATAAAAAAGTTGAAAAAAACAAAAACTAAATTAATATAACTATATGAGTAAAATTAAAACAATTGTAGATCACATCGGTAGAACGGTTATCGGTACTGAGGTTAGTCAAGATGATAAAACTATTACCTTGAATAACCCAGTTATTATTCATGTTCAGCCTAACCCTCAAAACGGTCAGCTTCAGGTTCAGTCCTTTCCGTATATTTTTATGGAGTTCTTGAGCACCGAATCTCGTGATAAGAATAACTGGACTTTTAATAAATCACATATTGTACTTTCAGAAGTTGAGCTGGATACTAAAATTATTGCTCAATATAACAATATTAACACTCCCCCACCTCAACCACCACAAGGTGAGCCAGAAGTAATCCGGTTGTTTGAAGATTAATATTTAAATAAATTTAATTCCAACTTACCTCTCGTATTTTCTTAGTATAATACGAGAGGTATTTTTTTATGAATCTTAACGATGTTAAAAATAACGATCGTGTAATTATTACCTCTTTAAGTGGTGGTTGTAATAATTTAAGAGATTTAGGTTTTTGCGAAAAGCTCAACGTTACAAAGCTACAGGGTGGTAAAAATATAATTTGTATGTTGTGTGGAGCTAAGGTTGCTATTAGTAAAGATTTAGCTCAACACGTTATAGTTGAAGATCAAACTCTTGATTAATAAAAATATAGTATATAATTTTTTTATGGATAAAGATATTTTAAGCGCTTTAAATGAGATCGATGATGTAAATCCTTTTGCTACTTATCTAAGTGATAGTACATTAAGCCGTGTCGGTGGTTGGGTTGATACAGGTAGCTATGTTCTTAATGCTATCATTTCTGGTTCTATTCATGGTGGTATTCCTAAGGGTCGAGTTACTATGCTCGCTGGTGAATCTATGACAGGTAAATCATTATTTGTACAAAAGATTCTCGCTAAGGCTCAACAAGAAGGTCTTATACCAGTAATTTTTGATACTGAAAATGCTATTGATCCTGAAGGAGCCCAACGACTAGGTCTAGATATTAGTAAGGTAAAGTATGTACCGTGTATCAGTATCGAACAAACACGTAACGCTCTCTTTAAATTTCTTACATCTGTTAAAGAAAAGAAACTTGAGGGTAAGTTTATTGTTGCGATCGACTCTTTAGGTAATCTTCAATCAGAACTTGAGCTAGCTCGAATGGGTAAAGATAGTACTTCTGCAGATATGGGTACAAAAGCTCGTGCTATGAAATCGCTAATGCAGACTTGTACTAACCTCGGTGCTGTTACTCAGACTACTATTCTTTGTACTAATCATGTTTACGATGATCCCGCAGCAATGTTTCCGTCAATTGAGAAACATATGCCGGGTGGTAAGGCGTGCGTCTATCTTCCATCAGTTACAGTACAGCTTGCACGCAAGCCTATGAAGTCGGATGATGGTAAAACAACAGACGGTGAACTCGCCGTAGGTCAAAAATCTTATGCAGGAATTATTATTAGAGCTCTTACACGTAAAAACAGGTTTATTAAACAGTATCTTGAAGGTGAGATGTACTTATCCTTTGCTAACGGATTGGACAGGTATTACGGCATGCTTGATCTTGCGGTCGGTCTTGGAGTAGTTATTCAGAACGGATCGACATATGCTCTTGAAGACGGCACTAAATTAGGGTATTACAAATCGTGGCGGAAAGATAGTAAGCTTTGGGAAGAAACCATCCTACCTAAACTAGAAGAGAGAATCAAGAAAGAATGGTCATATAGTAACCTTGAAGAAGAAACACCAGAAGAAATAAACGATGAAGCATAAAAAACTTGTATTAGCGTTTTCTGGAGGTATGGATAGTTCTGTACTTCTTTTTATGGCAGCAGAGAGAGGTTATGAAGAAATTCATACCGTTACTTTTGATTACGGTCAGAGGCATCGTCGCGAAATGCAGTGTGTACCGCTTCAGAAATGGGATCTTGAAGAGAAATTTCCTAATGTTAAATTTACAAATAAGGTATTGGATGTAAGATACCTTAAGGATATTTCTCCTACGTCTTCACTTACTAACTTAGATATAGATAATCCTGATATAAGTAAAATTGCTGGTGATGCACAACCTGTTTCATATGTTCCGTTTCGTAATCAAATGTTTATTACAATTTGCTGCGCTTACGCGGAAAGTCTCGGTGCAGACTCGGTTTGGTACGGTGCTGCGCAAGTAGACTCACTAGCTGGTTACTGGGATGGAAGCCAAGAGTTTGTTGATAGTATAAATCAGCTAACAGCTCTTAACAGACAACATAGGATCCTCATTGAAGCTCCATTGCTCTCCTTGTCGAAAGCAGAAATAGTACAGGAAGGTGTGAAATTAGGTGTACAGTTCGAGAACACATGGACATGCTATAGTAATCGTGAGGATGGTCTTGCTGATGCAACTACACCTTCAAGTAGCATGCGCGTTCAAGGATTTATTAGTGCTGGGTATAGAGATCCCATCAAGTATCTTCAACAGGATAAGCTTGATGGGATATATGAACAGAATAATTGTAAAGAATTATAATCCGTATTTTCTAAGCTCTTCTAATTGCCAAGAGGTTTTAGGTTTGTACTTATCTTTAAATAATAAATTTTGTTGAGGTTGTGATCTTCTAACACTATCACTCTTTACTTGTTCAGTAAGATAGGTTGATGTGGTAGGCTCTTGACTTTCACTTAAGTAAATGTTGTTAGGTATATCGTATTTTTTACGCATTTCTCTTTCAACTTCGCTAAATTTATGTCTCATACGCACAACTGTATCAGATTTTCCTGATAGTTGAGCGTCAGTACCAGCATCTCTAAGAGCCTGTAGTCCGTCGATTATCTTCTTACGATCTGCCTCATCAGTAATTTTGGATAAAAATTGCTGTTTATCGCTAGGAAAAGCTTTTTGTATATATTCTGTTGCTTTATTAACACCTTTCATTACTCCTAAACCACCAAGACCAATAGCTCCAGCAGTCGCTACCCCTGCTAGGGTTTTACCAAAACTTTCGTTTATGTAAGCAGCGGTACCTGTTACTTCGGTAGACTCGGAGATAGAGCGAAGAGCTTGTTTTTGCGCTTTTAATACTTCAGGATTTATACCAGAACTATAATCTTGAGCTAATTCTTCATAATCATTACCTTCTAATTGATCTTCTTCCTCGCTAGAGTATTCTTCATCCTCTATTGAAGCTGGCTTGATATTACCAATCATGTCTTTCTTATCAATATCTGGTTCGTGTATTATAACACCAGCCCCGCCATATGGCTTAAGATCATCAGCTATCTGTCTTTCGATTTTCTCTATACCCATTTTAGATATTATCTTACCAAGCTTGCTAGAAGCACCAAATACTACATCAACGCTTCTTCCTTCAACCTCTATATCTTCAGCATTTACGAACTTTGATAAATATTTTACAATTTGTGTTATATCGTTTAGATCACTATCTCTATCTGCAACTATTTCCAACATATACTCGCTACTATAAGAAGATTCAAGAGATCCAATAAGATCATCATACATATCTACTGTTTGACTCATAGATGACATTGCTCCTGCTGTTTCTTTTTTACGCTCTAATCTTGCTACCTTCTTCGCCGCTTTAAGTTCATCATTAAGCTTATTGACTTCATATCGCTGTTGAGCCGAATCAGTTCTATTACCTGTAGTGAAACTTACTTTATTTTCTAGTTGATCTTTAATGTGAGCTTGAATTTCATCACGCTTTGCTTTGATCTTCGAAGCAATACCGTTAGCTTCAAAATACTCCACCATTCTACTTACTGAAGGGTCATTTTTAAACATTCTAACTATTGAATCGTCGATTATATCCAAATCAAACAAAATACCCAACATAGCTAGGCGACCCTCTCTCGTACCAGACGACGCACCTCTTGATTTAGCAAGAGCACGAGCCTGTGATTGAAACCCGGGCATTATTTTCTCCATTGGTGAAGTTTTTGCTTCATTTAAAGAAGTGAGTCTAGATAGTAGCTTTGTAAAGGAACTCATATACTATATTTATACAATATGAACTTAAATTGGCGAGATTTTAACGAAATGTCATTTAATAGCATCTGCAAGCTTCCTGGAATAGGTAAAAAAGCAGCTGAACGTATTATAGCTAATAGACCTTTCAGATCTAACAACGATTTATTTAAGATTAAAGGCTTGGGTAGTAAGACTCTTAAGAATCTAGGTATTGAGAAGATTAAAAAGGAGAGAAAATCATGGTATCTTATGGAAGATGGTATAGAATACCCAGATTTTTCACTTGCTAAAAACATTCTTACGGGAAAAATTGATTTTTTCTGGAGAATTCCAAAAGATAAGCGAGAATATCTTGTAAAGTAATGTGTGCTATAGTTGGAGCTAATAATTCGTCTAAGTTTGAGGTACTATATCAAGCAAATCTACCTAGAGGTAACTTTGCATCAGGGTTGATAGGTCTTAATAGTGGTGGTGATCAAATGGTTCTTAAAAAGAAGGGTACTATTGACTTTGATCATGTTCAATTGGACGATATAAACAATTATTTTATTGGACACGTTCAAGCACCTACGTCTGCGAAACGAACCTGGTCTTATGATACCTCGCATCCTTTCGAATCTCTATCCTGGTCCGTAGTTCATAACGGAGTATTAACAAATTATAAAGAAATAAGAGCTAAACATATCGATTGGGATGTTAATCCTGTTGATACAGCTGTTATTCCAAATTTACTACAGCACTTTACAGAGGAGTGTAGTGGCGAGTGCCCTGCTCACGAAACAATTAAAAGAGTGTTAAGCTTACTTGAAGGTACTTTTGCGTTATGTATGATTGATACTGACTCTAATGATGTTTATATTGCAAGACAGGGCTCCATCTTGCATTATAACGATAACGGCGACTTTTCAACCTTAGGAGGTGAGGGATTTAAACTGGTTCCAGAGGGTACGATTTTAATGCTTAAGGACTACAAATCTTGGGAGGTAGTAAATCATTTCGAAACAAAATCACCATTTTTATTTTTATGAATATATTTTATTTTTCTGCAACTAAAGGTAGTAGGAAGAACACCCTACTAAATAAAAATCACTCTGCTTATAATAGCTTTATTTTTAAGGAAAATAACACTGAATCTCTACCTAAGGTATATAACAAGGCTATTGATTTTGCTATTGAGGAGAATTTTGACGCTATCGTCCTGTGTCATGACGATGTAATTATAGAATCAGATCTAGCGTATAGATTACCTTCTATTATGGAATCTTTTGATGTAATTGGAGTTGCAGGTAGTACGGAATGTAAATTACAGGAACCTGCACTATGGCACATTATGGGGGGAGGATTCGGTTCTGGTAAGCTCCATGGGGCAGTAGCACATGGAGATGAAAAAAATAAATCTATGACGTTTTTCGGCTCTTATCCTAAAAGGGTCTTGCTACTAGATGGAGTTTTTCTTTGTATTAATAAAACAGCTTTTACAAAGGTAAGATTCGACGAAACCAATCCTGCAGGATTTCACTTTTATGATTTAGATTACAGTCTTTCATGCCATAAAGAAGGTTTAAAACTAGGCGTTTCAGATATTATGATCACTCATGCTTCTCCAGGATTGAAAGAGTTTACAGAGGAGTTTAATGAGGGTCAAAGGTGGTTCCTTGAAAAATGGAAAGGTAAGTTATAATACAATTGTGAGTAAACTAGATAATGATTATTTTGAAAAAGTGCTTTGCTATAAAGCACTTTTTGATTCTACATATCTTGCATCTATTGCTGACTATGTTAAGCCTAAATATTTTAAAGATAAAAATATTGCTAGTGTCTTTAGTATTATTTCAGAGTTTTATGAGAAGCGTAGCAAGCTCCCAACACTTACTGAGGTAAAATCATACCTAACTACGGATGACCTAAGGACGTCTTTTAAAAATCTCGTAGAGTCGTTAAAAGATATTGATAAAAATATCGACAAAGACGAACTCTATGATAATACAGAGCAATTTCTTAAAGAGAAGGCCGTATACAATACGATGCTAGATGTAGCCGGTGATATATCTAAGGGTAATATCGATACATCACAGATTTTAGATAAGATTGAGAAGTCGTGTAATATTAATCTTGTTACAGATACAGGATTTGATTTGTATAATAACATTGAAGTTCTTATTGATGATCTTTGTAACGTACAAAAAGCTATTCCAAGCAAGTGGGAGTGGTTGGATGATGCCTTAAATGGAGGCTTTCTTGAAAATGGTAGATCATTGTATGTATTTGCCGGTGAGACAAATATTGGTAAGTCTATCTTTCTCGGTAATATTGCTGCCAATATAGCTAATCAGGGTAAGAACGTTTTGTTAATTACCTTAGAGATGTCAGAGCTGCTATACGCGCGCCGTATATGTACTAACGTAAGTAAGATACCTCTTAAAGATCTTGCTACTAACACACATTCTCTTAGACAGGCAATTAAAGATCAAAAAGAAGCGGATAAAGGTAGAATCTTTATTAAGGAGTTTCCACCTTCAACCATTACACCCAATCAGCTTAAGGCTTTTGTTAAAAAGCTTACAGATACTGGCGTACCAATTCACGCTATAGTTCTCGACTATCTTAACTTGTTGCACTCGTCTGTTGGTACCAACTCTTATGAAAGAATAAAAAATGTAACAGAGCAGGTTAGAGCAATGTCTTATATTTTTAATTGTCCTATAATTTCTGCAACTCAATTAAATCGTTCAGGATTTAATACAGACAATCCCGACCTTGCAACAATCTCAGAATCAGTTGGTCTAGCCGCTACAGCAGATGTAATTGTTTCAATCTTTCAAAACGAAGAAGACAGAGATTTAGGTATCATTAGATTGGGTATGATGAAGAATAGATATGGTCCAAGAGGCCATACACAGCCTATGAGAATTGATTATTCAACTCTCACTATTACACAGGCTGAGGGAGATTCTATTAGCAGTGAGGATGAAACGTTCAATACGTTACAATTATTATCAGGTTGATAAAGTTCCCTTCACTAATAAATAGATGCAGTGAAAATTTTTGATTATTATACGAATAATAAATTAAAGTCTAATATTAAAGATTACCGTTCTGGTAAGCGTGATTTTAGTGTTGAAGAGCTCAATGAAATAAAACTTTATATTTCTAAATATAAAGATGTAATTGATAATACTAATTTCTTTGCCGGTACTATAAAAGAATATAAGGTAGTAAGCTGTTTCGCGGAAGGATTTTATGAAGAACTTCATTCGAGGATGATTAACAATTACGGCGCTGATATCGCAATAATTGTAATACTAACAGAGCGAAGAATTATTTTTAAGAAAAATAATATAACATGTAAAATTGATCTATGCAAGCTTGCACAAATTTTAAGCGACGGGGAGTGCGATGAATCGACAGATGTTCTTGCAGCAGGAAAGCTAACAGATAGTTTTATTAACCTAACAAAGAAATTCATCAAATGTTCATAAAAACCACTACAATTAATCCGTCGCAAGATATAATAGATAGAGAAAGTGAGCATATACTATTATCTTTTTGCTCTTTCTGTACACTACTAAAGGGTAAGAAACTATCATTGCAGAATGTTTTTATTTTAATTTTACAAGATGAAAAACTGCGCGTTATATTAAAAGATCTTTTAGGAGTTGATTCTAACTATGAAATAGTTAAAATATTTTTAGAGTATGATCCTACCATAACTAAAAGCAAATATATAACGAAATATATTAATAGTAATAAACGAAGATGCCTTTAACAGAAAAAGAGAAAGCTATTTATAACTCATACCTTATCGCAGGCAGAACAATAAAAAACAAGCCGTTTAAACTAAGACAAGACTTTAGCTCTCTCGATGATCAATCCTACACCACACTTAAAAAACTAAGCATCTTTTTTGAGAAAAACAATAATATAAGGCAGATAGACTTCTTTACAGCTCCTTATGATTATTACGGAACGGAAAATTACTTTGATTTACATTACTATCTCACATCGAAAGCTTTAAAGTGTTATTCCTTATATCAAAAGAAAAGGGAAACGCAAGATCCAGATAGTGAGAATACCATTAATAGATGTAAAGAGTGCTGTTCGTTTATATATAGATATTGTAGAGAAAATAATCTAACTCTTCAAGAATATAAGACAAATATTAACGGTACAACACCTATAGTAGTTCAGCACTTAAGAGAGCATAAAATTAACTTCTATATAATTCACGGCCTGCAATGCGACAAAACCATTAGACAGGTAGAAGCAGAATTATTAGATTTTTTTGTGTCAAACTTTCAAAATTTACTAAATGAGACTAGAGTTAATTTTCAACGATCAACTCGGTTGAAAAATGTAATAAGAGAAGCGTTTTCAATAATCGAAAAACAATTGTTGAAAAGTAAAATAACGAGCCTAAAATAGAACATATAACAAACAATAAAATTATGAGTACATTTAACACGTCAATGTTTCAATCCATTAAAGATGCACTATCAAAAAACGATAGCGAAAACAATACTGCAACTTATACTGAAATCCTAAAAACTACTCCTGGTAATACCTACACTGTGAGATTGCTACCATTTGCAAAAGATCCTAAGAATACATTCTTCCACTACTTCAACCATGGATGGGTATCCTTCGCGACAGGACAGTACGTTCAGTCTCTATCTCCTATGACCTTCGGTGAAAGAGATCCAATCGCTGAGGAGAGATTCCGCATTCTTCGTACAGGTACTGAAGATGAAAAGGAGAAGGTTAAAGCTATTAAGCGACTCGAGAAGTATCTCGTTAATGTATATGTAATTGACGATCCAACCAATCCTGATAATAACGGCAAGGTTAAGATGCTTCGTTACGGTAAACAAGTTCATAAAATTATTATGGAGGCTATTGAAGGTGAGGATGCTGAAGAGTTCGGTCCACGAATTTTTGATCTTGGAGCTAATGGAGTTAATTTTAAAATTAAGTGTGAGAATCAAGGCGAATATCCTACCTATGTCTCTTCACGCTTTACCTCTGCTGGTAAGTTGAATCTTAGCGATGATGAACAAAAGAAGATTTACGATAGTGTCTTCGATCTTGCTAAAGTCTATACTCTTAAGTCTTATGACGAATTGAAGCAGATGCTTGATGAGCACTTCTATGTCAAGAATACTAAATCTAAACGGAAGTGAAGCATGACTCTTACGATAGTGCACCAATTCCAACCTTTACAAAACAGACTGATTCTGTACAGGTAGAGAGTTCTATTGATGATGATATTGACGAGCTTCTTAAGGATCTATGAACATGACTCCAGATGAACAGCGCGCGTTAGTACAGTTTTTCGGAACTGTACACGCGCAAGCTAAACAAACCGATCAGATGATTGTGGGTAGCTCGCAATTTGTTAAACCGGTAAGTCCTAACATACAGCATCAGTTTGAACAGGCTTTGCGTATTCCTGTACAGGCTGAGATGCAACAAGCTCCACCACAGCAATATATTGAACCTCCTATACAGCCTGTTATAGAGCCTGTTCAACCCATTCAGGAACCTGCTGTAGTGGAACAATCACATGTAACACCAGTAGAGGAATTTAAACCAGCACCTCATAATAATGATATAGTTGATATTCTAAAAGAAATTAACTTGAACTTAGCTAGAATAGGTGATATACTAGAAAAACAGAATGGCAAACCAAAGAGAACTAAAGCTTCCAAATCGGATTGACTGCATCAAGTACCTAGAGGCGATCTCGAAAATAAACGAGTCGACTATATTAAACGCAAATCAAGATCTTGGTTTAATATCCTCACTAATATCTTCAGCAGATAATACTCTTATATTATATAGCGAACTGTCAAATATAGACGTAAACTATAATGGTAGTATTAATATTCCTGATATTAAGAAACTTACTAGAGTTGTAGATTCGATTGATACAAAGGACGTTAGCCTGTTTGTTAACTCTAACAATATAGAATATAAAGGTAAATCACTAAAGTTTAAATATCATCTTTATGAAGATGGCTTTTTAACTAAGCCGTCTATCAATATAGATAAGATTAAAAGCTTTAACTACAACGTTAAGTTTACTCTTAAGAAAGATACAATTAACTCAATTATTAAAGGTAGTACTTTTGCGTCAGAGACTAACAAGCTATATCTCTATACCGAAAGTGGTAGGTTAAAGGGTGAATTAACAGATAGAGCAAGACATAATACTGATGTTTTTGCTATTGATCTAGGAGAGGTGAATTTTGAACTATCTCCTCTACCTCTAAACTTTGATAATATTAAATTATTGTCTTTTATTAATGAAGATATAAATTTCGGTATTAACACAGAATACGGTGTAACCGTTATTGATATCTTAAATAATAGTATTAAATTAAAATATATTATAACATCTCTCACACAATGAATATTAATAAAAATAAAATTACCACTCTTTCGTACTTTGTAAAGCGTCTTAAAGATAGCGGATTTAATGTATGGAAGATTTGTAATAATTATGCTCAGTCTGATCCACGTAAATGGACCGTAATGATCGATCCAGGTAATACTTCAGTTTTTGTTACATGTTATGAAAACAGAGATTTTAAGAGTGAGAAAATGTTTGAATTTAGCGATGGTGGAAGATTATTCCCAAAAAACTTTTCTCTTAAAACTACCTCTATTGAAGTAGTAGTTACAACTCTTATTGAAAGAGGTATTCCACAAATAGATAGTGGTACTAAATATAATTATGAGCTCTGATGATAATATGTTCTCTGAAGAGGATATAAAAGATCTTATTAAGGATGCGCTTAAAAATAATTACGAGGGGAAGAAAAAATATAATAAAAAAATACAATTAGAAAACGCTCTTGCTTCAACATTAAAAGAGTTTCTTACAAATTTTGTAGTCATAGGTTATGATCTTAACGGTAAGCCTATTATTTTAAAGCATGCTAAAACTCCAATGGAAAAAGATGCTCTCTCTTCTCTTGCAATAAAATATATATCGTATTTAATGTACGAAAATGGCCAGTAAAAAACTAACTCTAGGAGATATATATGCAGTTCATACCGGTACTTACGCTGGTGAGATGTTAATATATATTAAAAGTGAAGCGGTTGATTATTGTTTTTTATCTATTCCTAAAATGGTAAATAGGGTTGTTCCTAAAATTATATTTGATCATGGAAGGAACAATAATATACTCAGATATGTAGAGCGAGCTCCAAGTTACGTTTTAAAGACATCCACAGCCCAATACGCAAAAAATGAAAAAACTATTAATAGACGGGAACAACCTCATACATCGAACGTTCTGGACGGCGAAGAGTCAATCGAAGCGCACTAATACCGATACGCCCGATCAAGTTAGTAACTTTCACATTTATTTTACTTTAAACGCTGTATTTTCATACGTTACAAAATTTAACTCTGATAATACTATTTTCGTCTGGGATGAGAAACCGGACTACCAAGTAAACGAGCGAAAGACACAATTTAGTGAGTATAAAGGTAATAGATCCTCTGATATTACACCGCATCAAAACAATAATGCTATCAAGCTGATACTTCGTCATCTTGGAATTCCATCTATTTTTCCTAGAGAGCTTGAAGCAGACGATATTATTTCTTATATCTGTAATAAATCTCAAGGTCAGAAAGTAATTGTATCTGTTGATAGAGACTTTCTGCAGCTCGTGCAGCAAGATACTACACTTTACGACCCTATCCGTAAAAAGGAATATACAGTAGTAAATTTCGAAGAAGAGACGGGCTGGCCTAATGTAGGTGACTGGATGACTGCTAAGTGCTGTACGGGTGATAAATCAGATAACGTACCAGGTATTGAAAAATTTGGTAAAGCAAAAATTAAAAAATGGATTGACGGTGAGATTCTTTTAAACGAGGAGCAAATGGCTATCTATGATAGGAACTTTAGTTTATTTAACTTAGGTAAAGTTATGACTATGGATGATGAATGTAAGTATTATCAAGAACAATTAGATACTCCCGTTGAAGCTAATTGGTCAGCATTTATTGATGAGTGTAATATGCGTAATTTTAACGCAATTTTAAAAAAGAAGGAGTCGTGGTATTCGTTGTTTTTCTTGAGAAATAAACTACAATCTCTTTTTACATGATTAATATTCCTGAAGAGTATACAGTTAGTAAGTTCTTTCAATATATATATCAACCCAGATTCAATAAATTTAATAATACATATCAGGGAGGTTGTTGCATATGTAGAGAGGGTGGCTCTTTAGGTAAAAAGCGTAGATGTTATTATATACCCAAAAATGATAATATTTTCTGTCATAACTGCGGATGGTCTAGTAAACCCATAAAGTGGGTAAAGGAAGTATCAGGAAAGACTGATGCAGAAATTATAGATGAAATTAAGCAGTATGTAGACGAACAGGATGTTATAGAGGTTTCTGAGCAGGAAATAGTTAAAATTAAAACTGAAACCCTTCCGAAAGACTCCATTAATTTAAGTGATCTCACTCAAGTGGAGTTTTATAAGACTAATTCTATAGTAAATGCTTGTATTAAATTAATTGAATCTAGAAGACTTAATACGGCTGTTAATAGACCTGATTCGCTATATGTATCGCTTGTTGATAGAGTGCATAAAAATAGATTAATAATCCCTTTTATAAATGAAAATAAAGATATTGAGTTTTATCAATCAAGAACAGTAGTTCAAAGTGATAACAAATCAAGACCAAAATATATCTCCAGGATAGGAGCTGAAAAAACACTATTTAATATAGATAGAATAAGTGAAAGCTATAAGAGTGTCTTTATATTTGAGGGACCTTTAAATGCTTTCTTTACTAAAAATAGTGTAGCGGTCGCCGGTATTACTGATAGAGGTAGTGCTACATTTACTAAAAGACAACAACAACAAATAGACACAGTTTTGAGGTGGTATGATAAAATATGGGTACTTGATAGTCAATGGATAGATGACGCTTCTTTAAATAAGAGCGAAATATTACTCAAGAATGGCGAAAAGGTTTTTATATGGCCTGAGAAATTTGGTAGAAAGTTTAAAGACTTTAATGATATATGCATTGCATGTAAGATTAATGAAGTGGGGCATGAATTTATAGAAAAAAATACCTTCGAGAATCTCGAAGGTATTATTAGACTTGCAAATATTAAAAATAAACGTTAGACGTATTTTAAAGACGAGTTATTTGACTGCGCTAAGAAGCCTTTAAAGGATTCAGCTAGAGCTGCTAGTTCTGTTGCAACTCTCGCAATTTTTCTTTGCTCAGATTGCTTCATTTTATCTAATAGTGTATCTGCTTCAGCATTAGCTAGTGCAGTTTGAATAGAATTTTCTGTACCGTTTAAGTTCTCTAGAAACTCCTCCATACTTGTAACCCATTCGCGAACCTGCGAAACCATAGCTGCTTCTCTTTCTGATAAAGCTCTGGATACTGCTGAATTTGGATCGTTAATATCGGTAGGTGTATTAGTCTCTGTGTCAAAATCTTCCGGATTTGTATCTCTATCTAATGTAGAGAGCATTGCCGCTCTATCTTCATCTTGTTCATTTAACACTTTAAAGAATCTATTTTCAAACTTACTCATACAATTATTTATTCAATTGCATAAATATTTACAATGAATAGTACAACAAATCCATACTCCACCCACGCATCTAACGCTGCTCCTAATTTAAATATGGATATATCTAATCAATTCAAAGTACATCAAAAAGAGGAACAAGATCAAAAAGCATCTAAAACTCTTCCCTTTACTAGCGAAAGTCTAAAAGAGCACTTAAGCGATATGTATATATCGTTACTTGAAATTAAAAAAAGTTTAAATTTAACTGAAAAGGAGCCAAAAAGAAATAAGCAAGCTATTAAGGATTCGTTAAAAATTATTGACGAAATAGGGCAAAAAATAACTATGGATTTATCTAATTGTATTGATAAACTTTATTTGTAATATAAAATAAAGTATGCTTAGGTTATTAACATTCTCGTTAGGTATTACTTTATTAATTAGCTCTGGAATAGGGTTTGTATTGAAAGATGTTATAGGTTTTTGGCAGGGATTTGTTGGTGCAGTAATTGCACAATTTTTAGGATTTTATTTTTTATCTCTCAAGAAAAACGAATCAAAAGAACAAGAGACAAATCTTAGTGAAGAAATAATAAACTTACAGACCATACCTATTTCCTGTCCCTGCGGTAAAAATACATTTACTGCTCCAGTATTTTATAATACTGAAAATTCGTTTTTGTGTGAAAAGTGCGGCAGTCAATTTAAAGTTGAACTCAATTACGAGACTGTTCTCCTCACTGAACCGTTAAACATTGCCAATGTCTTTAATCAATTAAAGGAAAAGGAACTTTCGGATAATAAGGCATGAACAAATTCAAATTTGAACTAAAAAACGGACAAGTAAAAGAGATGGGTATTGATGAGCTTACTAGATGGGCTTGTCTCATAGAGGGTATCGAGCAAGTATCAAAAAAGTATGAAGAGCTCGGTGAAAGTATGGAGACAGACGATTGGGTCAAGCCTCTAGCGTTTCAAAAATACATAGAAGAGAGATTTCACTCAATGAAGCATGATCTCACCGTTGAGGCAGTACTTGGTAGAATTTAATTGTTACGCTAAGTCAAAAATAGTATTTTGATATAGCTTGACATATAATGCGTTTCCTGTAGCTGTAAGTGTAGCAGGTGAAAGAGTGCTACTTGTATTATAGTACCCCATTAATTTAATGTTTTCGGGAGTTGTACTACTAACATAGAATACTACAGAACTAATAACACCAGTACCTGCAGGAAACTCAATATAGTTTTGTGTAGATTTTAAACCACCATCAATAACATAAGTTCCTGGTACTGTTACTTGTGAAATAATATGTGAAGATATAGTACCGAAGGATGCATGTTGAACATCAGGTGTGTAGGATGAGGATAATAGAGCGCAGCCTATGTTTAAATTTTGTAAATTGCCGATGTTGTTGTTAATGAGATTTAAGCGGAAATCTCTATAAAGTGTCTTGTAGGAATAGCTTCCATCTACTAAATTAAATAGCTTATCATCGTTTATTTTAAATGTGGTAGCTCCAATAATTGTAGGACTGTAAAAGTTTTGCCAAGATATAATATTACTGGTTGCAGGATCTCCAGTGTCAATGAAATTATATAGATAAACAGTCTGACTAGTATAGTCAGAGGTTATATTTGTAAATAAGCAAGAGTTAGCTGATAAATAAGCGCCTTTAGTAGAGCCATAAGTACCACCACTAGCGCTAACAGCTGTAATAAATGGTTGACTTATATAGTTGATCGTACCGCTCGCAAAGTCAGAGAGGTAATTCTTAACCGGGGAGTTGTCTTCAAGAGTTAAAAGCGATTTTACGGTAGCAGAAGCAAGGTTTATATTCCCGCTTAAGATTCCATTTATCGTTGATAAATTAATATTCATGTTTATATTTATTGTCTTTTATTAAAATAACTCAACTTTATAAAAAATATTACCCAAAGGTGCCATCATCTAAACTTGTAATGTAATTAATAATATCGATAATACTCATTAGACGGTTAGATATTAAACTACTATCATCTATAGTACCTATATTAATAATAGAGCTATTAATGATACTCATTAGACGGTTAGATATTAAACTACCGTCACCTATATTACCAATATTAATAATAGAGCTGTTAATGATACTCATTAGACGGTTAGATATTAAACTACTATCATCTATAGTAGCTAAGTTTGTAATTAGATCTGTTATGAGCTGTATGCTGGTAGATCCTAATGAACCATTATCAATAGTAGAAATATAACTTATTACGTTTTCAAGAGTTATAAGAACGTCAGACTCCAATGAACCGTCATCGGCTTGTGAAATATAATTAATAAAAGACGTTAAGAATATTTTATCAGGCGAATCCATAGCTCCATTTTCAATAATCGCTATGTTACCATTTATTGTTCCGGTAGTTGATATCACGCTCGATGCAAAAGACCCATCTGCTATATTGCCTATATTATCGATAGTGCTGTTTGTTATTACTGTTAAACCTTTAGAAATTAACGCACCATCATTAAAGCTTCCTATGCTTATAATACCACCTGTGACAGTCAGTATACCAGCTACAGGGCTTAACGTACCGTTATCTATATTCGCTATATTATCGATAAGCATGGTAGTTGTAATAAGCTGCAATCCATCTATATTAATAGTGTAAGGATTACCTTCATTTTCCCATAGACTAATAGTGGTTATATCTTCCGTATCTTCTTCAGAGATGAATACGATATTGTTGCCTATGGTTATTTTCCAGGACGATACTGACCATATTAAGCTTCCATTAGCATTATAGTTAGTATAATAAGGCTTATCATTCACCCATCCTTCTCTTGCCCATATACCTAATATGTCTGTTATAACAGGTCCAGCACTTAGAGGTATTCCTGGGCCGAAATCATATTGCGGTGTCTTAAGATTAAGCGTACTTGTAGGGTCACTTGTACCTGGACAGATAGCTCCTACCTGCCATGCTGTTCCTGCTAGAGGCCCAGTTACAGTTACTACACCTTGCGAAGGAGTCGGTAGTGGTTTGTAAATATACAGAGTGCCTGTTCCGTTGCCAGGGCTAGCAGTATTAATACTTGATAGTGGTACTCCTGCTTCTATTAACTCGTTATTATATCCATCCTCTCCTACATATTTTGATGTATACATATTACCGTTCCATGAAATATCAAACTTATCAGGTACAGTATATGCATTATACGATATACCAAACCAGCCGGTATAGGTACCAAACTCAATAGGTATAATTTGTACTCCCTGACCACCTGAACTAAATACCTGGTTGCAGTTTGTTATTATAGATTCAAATGTACCATCTTCTATTATAGCTATGCCACTTATAGTATCTATTAGTGTAATCTCTTCTGGAAGTGGTAGAGGTGTTGACTCTCTAACCATAGTATCTAAGACTATAGTCCAAGAAGTTCCTACAAAGGGTGAATTCACTAATACGTCTATATAGCTCCTGTCACTACCTACTGATATATTAGTTAATAGAGTTGTACCGGAGATAGATCCACTTATAGTCTCGTTCGACAACCTTCTTAATTTATCATTGTAATAATTAAGAGAGTCGAAAGGTGCAGTATTATATGACCAAGATTTTGATACATCCGGGAAGACATATCCGGTATTAGATATAGGGTCGTTATTATTATCGAAAACGATAATCTTGTATGGTGAAGGTCCGTACTGATAAGCAGATGAATCTATATCCGGAGAAAAATAGTCAATATTTATATTATATAAATATGAGCTTAGTAAAGATACTCTAATTATTGAGGTATTACCTGGTGCATTAGGAGCGGTTAAATTATTACTGTGAATAGTTAAAAAGCTATTAGGAAATAAATCAACAAATAGGTTAATATTGCAAGGTATTAATTGAGGCGCAGACAGGGTAAATGTAGTTGGAGTCTGAAACGTTGATGTAAGGGTTTCGCTCCAAGTGTACTTATAGTATAGAGAGATAAGATTGCTGCTATTAATGACTGATGGATTGTAATATAGGCTTGTGCTATATAGAGCTAGTGGATATTGAAATCTAGAAAGTATAACACCATCATTTTTATACTTAAGTAATGCTGTATTGATGTTTTCAAATATCCCTGAGTTTGGCGGAGCTGATAAATTCATATATTCTGTAATTACAGAATAACTTCTTGAATTATAATCAATATCACTATATACGATAGATGGAGCAAACGTTGATTGTTGTTGTGAGTTGTTGATAGCATATATCTCAGTAGCTGGATACGTATCACCGAACGAAGGTAGATCCTCATTGTTTTGCAACAATACCATTGGATAATCATCTATTAATCTTCCAGCTTTATTTAAATCATTATCAAAGTTAGGTAAGTTAAATACCTTGGAGGTTACCGGAATAAAGAAGCTACTACCATCATATGTCACAAACTCTACATTAGAGATGTTCTCGTTGTTATAATCGACTGATACTCTATATTCGAAATTTACATTTTGACCTACGCTTACTGTAACAGGTATAGGTAAAACTGCTCTAGAGAACCCAGTCTTATCTATTGTTTTAATGCAGAACTCACTTATTACTTCATCTCTCGCTGTTACATAAGACGAACTGTAAGTAGAGTAATATACCTGCGTGCTTTTATTAACGGGGTAATATTGAATATTGTTACTCGAGATATTAGCTAACTCTGTATTTAAACAGGGTGACATTACTCCTGCTAGTGTATAATCTCCTACATTAGATCCGTCGGTACCAAATTCAATATAATTTAAGCTTTGAAGAAGAGAGTTATCAGCGAGGTACGCTAGACCACCAGATAATATAGTATTCTTACACCATCCTGTATCGCTAATAACTGTTTTATTATCTAGAACAGTCAATCTAAACTCTCCGCATAATCCTATATTATAATTAATCTCACTCATTTGTATATATTACGCTTAAATTTTGTGTACCTGTAAATAAACCTATAGGTGTAAGTCTATTGTTATAATAGATATTGTATGGGTCTGCTGTTGTCAGCTGCCATCCTAAATCATAACTTACCAAGCTAAGAACTAACGAGCTGACCTCATTAGTAAACGTAGTGCGACTTATTCTACTTAGAGTTTCGCCTGTTTCTTGTATTTTTACTTTATATCCGAAATTGCACAAATCGTCTAAAACGGCTATATTTTCACAGTTAATAGTACCTATATTATTAACCCCTGCAACACCTCCCCCGACTAGGGTTATATTTATAAAGGAAGAATCCTCTCCCTGTAATCTAATAGGAAAAAAATTGTTTATTTTCGGTGGGAGAGATACATAAGGCTCCTGCAACTGATATATTTCTGGCTCATCAGTTACTGAAGGTAATAAATTATTCTCATCTAATGGTCTAATCAGCATCTTTCGTATAATTTACTTTTTAATAGTGAGAGAATCAGATTCATTTGGCTTTTTATATTTATTCGCCAATCCGTTATCTCTCCTATTTAGTAGATTATACGTTACTAATTAAATTAGAATTTAATGCAATAAAACATCGCGATGTTGCGAGGTCTTGTTGCACCTTGACCGAAACCATTTGTCTCAAGTGCCCCAGCTCCCATACCCACAATACTAGATCGATACACCCCTGCATAATTTGCAATATTAATTATATCATACCCAGCAATTGGTGCAAAGGTAGTTGTATTATAATCTGACTGTGCATAAATTCCTGCTACGTTATTAGAAGTATTACTTGGATCAACTATAGTAATAGTACCTTTTTGACTCGAACCGAACGTGCGACCCGTGTCTACACCTCTACTATTATCCCAACCTCTTATAAACTCACCTCTTAAATCTGGTAAGTTAAATGTTGTGCTATTATCACCTACACCGTAAGTAGTACCAATTGCAGCAAATAAAGCTGGATAACCACTAGGACCTGAACGATTAACTGCTTGGCCGTTACATTCAAGCCATCCAGTTGGCGCTGCTGACATAGCGAAAGACATAACAGCTCCTGCTGGAACTAGACTTTGTTGTACGTTTGTGGTAACACCTCCTAGATATCCGATCTCTGTAGAAGTAACAGATGAAGCGCCAACTTTACCACTAGCGTCCGATACTAGCGCTTTATTTGCTGCTAAGTTCTCAGTATCTATTGTTGTTGCTGCACCAGTTATTAATGAGTTTCTTAAATTTCCCAGTAACCACTTACGCTCGCCTCCAGCGTTAGTATTTGTAAACCCTACTATCTGATCTGTTTCAGATAGAGTAGTACCTTGTGTAAAGTCGTTAAAGTTGGTAGGCATATAATATTATTTATTTAAAACGGAAACATATCCGATCCATTCATGGTGCGTATCTGATCGTAGTTTACAAGCGTAACAATACCCTTAGCGTACTCCATAGTACCTGTATAGGATGGTATAGTAGTAGGATCAGAAATAACCGATTTATTAAGGTTAGGTTTCGTGGATCCTTCTACATGAAAATTTCTTATAAATATATTTCCAATAGCTTTTGACTGACTAGATGAAATAGGAGTTACAAAAGAAACGCCTGCATGTAAGAAAGCTGTTATAGGTAAACCTAAACTTACATCTTTTTCTAGTATACGCTGAAATTGCTCTTTAGGGTTATTTCTATAGTCGATATATATTGTACGCCCTACATTACCTAATCTCACTCTTACAGTTTTAAAGTTAACTGCGCTCTCTACTATTGAAAAAGTAGAATTAAGAGAAGAAATAGCTACATTGTAAGAGTAATTATTGTAACTGAAGTCAGGAGCCTTACCTCTTATAGAAATTGAGTTTTTCTTTACCTTTCTATAATCAATGCCATCTCGTACAAAAGCCCCTGATGTAGCAGAAGCAGCAAACAACCCTGTAGTATCGAATCCGATACCTATTGCAGCACCAGAAACACCTGGTTTTACGCTATATGGTAATCCAAAAGACTGCACTCCAGAGTAGCCTAAGTCTATGCCAGCACTACCTCCGGATAGTTTAGAGCTTGACGTTGTTAAGAATACAGTGAATCCTGCTTCAGTACTAGGATTGCCACTTATAGCGTAATCAAAGGACCATACCAAATCATATAGACAGGAATAGCTGTCCTTTGAAGCTAGGTTTATAGCCTTAGAGTCACTATTCAATACCGGATACTGCATATTATATATTTATCTTATGGCTCCTTTACAAAGACACAAGTCATACCTTTCTCTTCATCACTAAATCTCGTAACATGTATTAGCTTAAAACCTAATCGTTTATATTCTTTAAACACGGTTTTAAAATATTCTGTTTCTATATTAATAATGACACTATTACGCTTTTCATCTACTAATACAAAGTCTGAAAACTCTTCACCTAGTGTATATTCTCGTATGCTACCCACATACAATATTTATTCCTCTAGATAATCTATTACCTGTCGTACCTTATTGTGTAGATTTAATATATCGTCAAACGACACATCGCTTTCTAGAGAAACCTTATATGTTTTAAGAATTTTCTCAAGAACTACAAAGTCGTTCGGTTCTAGACCTTCAACTATTACTTCATTCATAATTATTAAAGTGTATAACCTACCACTCTTATCCAATAAGCATCGTTGACTGATGCTGATGCTCTAAAAGCAGCTACTAGATGGCCGGTTGGAGTAGCAGATAGAGGAATAATACACTGTGTGGAGTTTTGAACCGAATCACCAGCGCCGTCTGCTCTGTTAACTCCAATAAGAAACTCATTATTGCCTAATGTTCTTAAGCTTACATCCTCTACAAGTGAGATGTTTGGAGCAGATGCAAGAATTCGTTCTATATTACCAGCATCAGGACCACGCTTGTATATACTAGTATCAACTATAAGATTTTTTGCAGTAGGCGGTACACTGTAAAAAGTTCCGCTGCCAACTCTTACACCAGTATTATCTGTGATAAAAGGATATGCAGACATAGTAAATCTGTAACTAGTTGAAGCAGTTGTATAACCTTGGTATAAAATATAAGCTGGTGTTCTAAAAAACGCTATAGGTGAAATACCACCGTTATATGTTGGTCTTGTTCCAGGGCCTGGATCAAACGGAGGCGGTGAAGGATCATCCACTGTTCTTAAAACTCTACCGTATCTATCAGCTACAAATCCTCCTAAAATAGTAGTATCTGCTGTAAGAGATGTTGTAGTTAGGCCTATGCTTACAATTCCTGATAGTGGATTAAAGCTACCACCTTGCTGTGTACCATTGACTGATGCACATAGTGGACTGCTCACCGACATGCTAACTCTTGCAACTCCGTCAGGTTTAGCTTTTATTATATAAAGAGCGCCTGTCGCACTTAATAAAGAATTAGTACCGGATGAGACACCATAGAGAGTGGATGACCCTGGTAAATTATTTACTCCGTAGAGGGTCTTGTTAATTAAATTCGGTACATTAAAACTTGTACCGTCACCACCAAAAGAAGTTCCAATAACTGCTGATAACTCACTATAAGCCGTTCCTAAAACACTTTGACCATTGCACAATAACCACCCTGTAGGGGCATTAGCTGAGGAAATAAACGGCATTATAGAACCAACAGGTATAATTCCTGCTGAATTATATACAAAATTGGTGGTCTCTACGTCAATGTAATTATTCCAAGAAAGATTACCTGATATATCAGATTTTAAATAGCTATTGTTAGGTACGCCACCGCTAGGCCACTGATAACTTATATCGCCTATTCTAAGATTAACTGGTAATTCTATAGAGCTGCTATTTAAACCTCGTATACTATCAATTTGAATGTTAGAAGATAGAGATATTCTATTTGTTGTGTTTAGTACTATATTATCCGATACTAAATCACGAGTTATATTTGTAGCAGAAATAGTACCAACAGTAATATCATTAGTAGATCCTATGGTAATAGTGTTGTTACCAGGCTCGTACGTACCTCCCACAACCTCCCAGTTACTTATATCAGTATAATCGCCTCCTTTAAAGTAATAAAGTTTATCTGTATTAGATGAATAAGCAATATCATTTACAGCTGCTCCAGCTAAAGTAGTTACATTAACTACAGATCCTAAAAATTTATTTCCACCTACTAATATACCTCCTGTTGTCTGACCATCACCTACATATAACCTATTTGTATCTGTTGTATAACCCAACTCACCCTCTGAAAGAACAATTTTTTGTCTATCAGCATCCATACCTCTTCTAACTAGTAGTTTAAGAAGTGTATTTTCGAATATTTCTATTTTATTAGCCATATATTAATAGTGTTTAATACCTAAATACCGGAATAGCAAATCGATCTCCGAGTTTAGTGTTGATTGCAATAAATCCAGCTGATGAAAGCGCTATTCTAGCTGTAGATGTTCCTGCGGGGTTAGATGATATAGCAGTTAATAAGGTCTGATTACTAAAAGTAGTTTGATTCCATCTTCCATTAAATAATCCGTTAGTACCAGAGTTAAATCCTGAAAAAGTAGTAGCAATTGTAGATGAAGTGCCTGTTACTTGACCAAAGCTATTATATGTTATATTCTCAAACGTTGTCGTGGCAGGAGTTATTATAGACTTAAGTCTTAAGGTGTTGATATCAACATCAAACGAACTAGAATCGTAGCTTTGTACTATAGTTGAAATTCCACCTCCTTGCACCTGTAGTCCTGCACCAACAAACGTGGAGCTCAGCGAATCAACTGTAACTACATCACTAGGTAAAGCGGTAATAGTTAAAGTATTCGTATTAAAGCCAAAAATACTATCATCTACCTTTAGAGATAATTTTGTTCCATCTCCACCCTGTAATCCTCTACTAAGAGCAGTAGATTTAATTTTACTCTCATCTATAGGATTAATCGTAAGCCTATTTGATGTTATAGTAACATAAGTACCATCAACATTTGCAGAAAGACCGGTACTATTATTAAAGTTTAGAGCGCCTTGAGAGTTTACAATAGTATTGTTTAATATAGCCGGACCAATACTATTATTAACCAAGGTAAGCCTGTTGCTTCCATTGTAAGTAACTAGAGAATTATCACATCTCGTGCTTATATTACTCCAACTTACTGGTGATGTTATATCGGTTCCTGTAAGCTGCCATAAAAGTGAATTATCATATATAATATCACCCTGCACAGCATTGGCTTGATTGACTCTATTATTAGCAATTGATGTTGGATTGTGAATTATGTTACCCACTATATTTCCACCGAACTTAACACCATTACCTATAAACACCCTACCTGTATCAGTAGTATATCCCAATTCCCCCTGCTCGAGAACAACGGATTTACGCTGAGCGTCACTACCTCTTCTAATTTTAAGCTTTACTATGGTGATATCGGGCATATAATTTTAAATATTTAGTATTTTAGGCTGTTCTTTGCCATACATACAAGCCAAACCCTGGAGGTACATTGTTGTGAGGAGAGCTACCACCTGCGGATGGTAAGATAGAACAATATCTACCATCCTTGTCACCCGAGGGGCCATCGCTCCGAAATCGTCCAAGGGATGTTGGATTTTTATCGTTCTTGTCGTTTGTAATATAGAACTGCTCAGTACCGACCATAAGGCTATGAGTATGCGATGGCATTTCCGCTTCTGTTAGAATGTGATTATATTCACCGGCGTTATTACCGGGTGTAATTGGTTTAGATTCTCCTCTACTATCAATACCCGTACCTACACCTACAATAAACCTACCTTGTGCTATTTGCGTCCAAGTTGTACCAACCCAGCCTGATCTAGTACCAGGGTTTATGCTATCTGTCGTATAAATTACTGCATTTAAAGGGTATAGAGCCTTAACTAATTCAAGTAAGTTAAGTTGGGTAGGAGTTATTTTAGAATCTAGATTTAAACTCCCGCCTGCTAAGGTTGTAGCAGAAAGAGTGCCGCAAATAGTAGCACCGTTACAATTAGCTCCTAATTTTAAAGCTGTCGGCGTTCCACTACCATCTCTTATTAGAGGTTGTCCTGTTGCTGGTATAGGCACACCACCAGAATGCAATAAACTATAATAAGTATCACTTATATTTACTGTTTCTAAATTTGTAGCTGGCGTCGCTGGCATTTATATATATTTATAGTAGTTAGCTAATTTGCAACGTACCGACATTTGGAGCAATAACCAGCTCCCTTTTAACAGTGAGAGATTTATCTATAGCCGTTAAGTCGATTAATTTTAGTTGCAGATCGAGAATATTTTTAAATGCTCTATTTAATACAGAGACCATAGACTTCTCATTCTCGTGCACATAGTAATCTTCCGGCTGAAGAAGTGAGAAGGCGTTAAAGTCAACATTATAATTATAATCTGTAAGAGTAAAGATATTACTCACATCATATACCCCTGTAAATCTACCCAATAAGTTATTCTTTATTAATAATATATCTCTTGCAACCTTATAAATTTCTTTATTTATAGTAGATGCTTGTATATACTCTTCTGAAGAGAGAGTCATATTAGCTTTTCCGAATTTAAATAACTCTGTTGTTTTTATAACCTGTTTATATGTATTAGGTTCGTTGAAGAAATATATTCTACCATCTGTAATAAAAACAACTGAGTCATAATTATTAGAGGTTGGTAATAGAGCTAGTCCTTTATACACATCATTGAATACCGATATATTGGGTCGTTCTTCAGTTGTAACAGTGGTTGTAGTAGTCGTAGTAGTTGTAGTGGTTCCTGGCGTGGTAGCTCCCCAACTCCATGTACTATCTTTAAAAAATTTATTAACTACATACCATTGATTAGATGGTGTAGTTGTTGAAGTGGAAGTATTTGTATTATCAATAGGCTTAACGACCTGTGTTCCGGTTATGTAATCAAGATTTAGCTCTTGATATCTACCAATTAATACATTGGGCTTACTTACAAATAATTTATAAACTTGCCTATCAGTACACACATAATAATAATCACTGCTATTTTTACTAAATTCTATATTTAAAACCACTTCTGTAGGTTGAAGAGGTACATCTATATCTTTATAGGTTTCTACTAATCTATAACAATCCAAATCAAATATGTATAGGCTTAACCTATTTAACACATTGGTAGATTTCGTAAATACGTAAAGAGTATTAAAAAATTCATTAATTTTTAAAGCTGCAATAGGTTCGCGAAATTGAGGTATACTACCTATACGTGTAATAAAGTTAAAATCTAAATCAAAAATCTTTATAACTCTATTTCCAGAATCGTTAATGACTATTATATCGTCATTTGAAGTGATATGTTTAGGCGCTCTAAATAAGTTTTTAGCCTCCTTCGGACCATCACCGCCTAATATTTCGAGAAGATTTCTTTTATTGGCTAGTGCTAGATCTCCATTGTAATAACCACCTATATCGTACTTATATATTACGCTATTTTTCTCGTCGGTTATAAAGATAAAGTTTCTTGATAGGGTAATATCAAATAGAGACCCAAACGTTAAAGAATTTTCTACACTCTCGATATATGTTGAATGGGGTTCTATTACCTTACATTCTTTGCTACTGCCAGATAGCGTAGTAAAGCCACTGCTAGTAATTGCAAAAATAGTATAGTCGGACTGTATGTCGTCTTTTAGCTTTGAGGTAAATCGTCTAATGTTGCCTAGTTCTCTGAACTCCGTCTTATTACTGCCACCGAAAGGTATACTTTGAATAGTACCGCTAACACACTTTAATGAAGTGCTGTTACTATCAATTAAACAAGCATAAGAATAATTATCTATCTCTGTACCTGGAGTTGCTAGAGCAGGTAAATCATTATTAGCCATGAATAGCTTAGAATAAACGAATGTGTTATTATCGTGTAATTTTCCTAGCCTATCTAGAAATAACTCCCTGGTTAAAAAGTCATTAGCGTCAAATAGAACATCAGTATCCGTATAAGGTAGGGTAAGCGTCTCAATTGTATCTCTATTTTTAAGATAACTAGAAATATACAAATTACTTTCGAAGGTGGATTGAGGTAGTAGTGGTATATTGGTCTTATCAATATAAGCAGCGCCGCTTAAACAAAATACATATCCTGTATATCTACTTCCGGAAAGCGTAAAGAAATCGTTTCCGGAAGTGAAGAATCTTTTTTTATTTGTATAGTCAATCATTTAAAGTCGATAAATTGTATATCATTAATATTTACACCTATAGGTAGTATGGCCTTGGTTTCATCTAGAATTAATTTCTTAATATTATTTTTCATATCAATATTATCTATACCCATATTTTTAACATATATATTAATCTTTTTAGATGAGCTGTCTTTTACTTTATATTTGAAGTATCTCTCTATCTCTTCTATATTGTTTCTTTGACCTGCTGGTATAGAGAGAACCAGATCATTAATTTTAGTATCGTATATATTTAATGCTAAAATCTCATCATTGTCAAGAGGCCTGTCATATATAAAGAAGTTTTTAAGCCTTGTGTTGCTTAAGTAATAATAACCAGGCTGCCTTAAGTAAGAGGCGAGATCTGTGTTGTTATAAAATCCTGCTGTACCAGCATATATATCATCATTTAATAGATTTTGGATTGCATACTTACCCGGTTGTATGTTTAGGTTTGTGTTAAGCGCTCCATCTACAAATAAAGATACGTTTCCTTGAATGGAATCAAACCTGTATGTAAATGTGTGATAGCCTCTATCTAAAGTAGTATAATCAAAAGATATATTTTTTTGTAATATGTCTTCTGTTGATAGATAATTAGTAAGTGTTAGGTTAAAATTTAAATTTTTATCTTTATATTTTTGATTTAAATAGCTATAGTTGGTAGCAACATAACCTTTTGCTACTCGAGAGTTACTATTTTCGTCAACCAGAACGCCTACTAAATCGGTGTCTACTGTACCGGAAGATCCTACATATATTCCTAATTTGCTCTTAGTGTTTAAGTATGTAATAACTATATCTTTATTAGGCTTTAAAGAGCTAATCCCTGCATATTGTTTAATTAGGTCAATACTTATTACCTTGCTGAGATCTGTTATTGCAGCGCTTAGATTTTGTGTAAGAACTTTTTCTAATGATGTTGTATAAATAGAAAGCTCATTAGAGCCGTGAAGTATATATATGAAACTATCATCTACCGCAAAATCCACGATTTTGCTTGAGCTCTGTACAATAAACGTAATGTCATCTATTTTTATATCATGCCTTACTAGAATAGTACCATTTACAGTATAATAAACTACATCAGGAGAATAATATTTCACCTCTCTACCTGGTAGTTGATACACATTATCATCAAAAACTATTATGCTATTTTTAATATCATAAGAAGAATAAGATCCATACTTATCATAACTTCGATATTTCTTTGATGTTAATATTTCTACAACCTCTAAGGTATTCTTATTTACCTTTACTACATCATTAGTAGTTCCTCCTAGGGCAAAATATAGGAAATCACCGTCGTAGAAGTAATTAACATAACCTACAATGCTTGAAACATTCTCCATTTTCATCTTTACACCGAGGGTATTAACTTTATATATATTACCACCGTTGCAAGAGACATAGTAATCATCTAACCCGTCACCTTTAATAACGTCAAGAATTTTTGTATCAAATTCTGTTGTATGTAGTAACATTAAATCTGTGTTATAAACCTTTAATATTCTGTTTCCATAAGAAAAGATAAAGGGAGTTATTTTTGTATCATTTATAACTCCAAACCCTCTGTTGGTTATGTTGCCTATAACTTGATACCCATAACTAGCTTCTGGGTCAATGTAAATATCAAAAGACATTGTAAAGGAGTTGCTATTATTAACCTGCTCTGACACTTTAAATTTATTGTATTTGGAACCATCGTAATAAATCTCACTAGAATTATAAGCAACCTCTACATTATTAATATCGTAATAGCTAGTAAATCCGCTTGCAGTAGGGCTAGTCGAGGTCACGAACTCGTTAATGTCATCTACTCCTACTCTTGAGTACTTATAGACATTATTAGGTTCAATACATAAATCGCTTCTTTTATCAAAGAAGGCTGCTGCTGCAACACTTGACTCGTTATTAAACACTAAGCTATCTATTGGATCATTAAAAGAGGGTTGAAACACTGGAAATGATCCCATAGCTTCCTGTTTAGATACATAGTCTGGGTAGTAGTATCTATCTACCCACAAGCCTGGTGTATTTGTACCACCGGAGAGCCACGTAACTAAATATCTTCCATTGTTAAAGAGAGTGTTATTTTTTCTCAACTGGTAAATATTATCGGCTAGTTTGGGAGTTAATCCGGCTAAGCTACCATTTTCGACAAACTTTGTATCATTTATATTGAGTTTCTCGTAAGGGTAAAGAGATGACGGAGCTGTAAAAACTGTATCCGTTCCATTCCTGACTAATATATCTTTGTCATACCAAACATAAGTTAGAGCAATATTATCAGTACCTAATTCCTGACTATTACCTGTCTGTAATGATACGTAATCTCTAAACTCAACTCCTGGTACATATGGAGTCGAGTCTATCATATTTGTACCTCTCTTTATATAATTTTTCTCCGATCTAATGTTATTCAGCGTAACATAATTTAACTTTAAGTCATTAAGGGACTCATTTACATTAGCGTGTAGTAAGTACTGATCTTTTCTATCAAAAATACTCTTATCTTCGTTAATAGTTAAATCGTTTTGTTTATTTACATCATAACTGACCCAGGAAGAGTATTGTTTTGGAGAAAGATCCTTAACGCTATAGTTAATTTGTATTATATTGTTTGGAGATCTTAAAAGGTTAGAGGATTCTGGTACATCAGCAAAAACCAATTTACCCGCATTAGGATCGCTAGTACCGGATAGAGTTAATATTTTATTACCATAAACGGTATTTTTAAATAATTGTAGGTACCCGTCGGTATCTAGAATATATCTAAACATGTCATTGCGTTCAGCCGTTAAAGTGTTAACATCGGAATAATATTTTAAAAAGAAGGGACTATCAAGGCCTGGAAAATAATTTAAATAGTAATCATATTTTCCGTTGTTATGTTTTAACCTTAAAAACACATCATCAATTATCTCTAGTTCAAAGAAAGTATTATTTTTAAATCCTGTAAATGTAGATAAGATAACTCTACATGTAGTAGTGTTTGGATTTTGACCTACTGTATCTTTATAGATATAAAGATATTTTGGCTGTGAAGGGTCTCTAAAAGTATTAAAAATTAACTGTGTTGATAAGGTTTTTACTTTCTGATCATTAAAATTTACATTAAATATATCACCTATGCTTTTTTTAGAAGTTAAAAACTGAATAGAGTGATTGTTAATAGTATTATCTATAGTGTTAGTAAGAGCGTTTATTTTGTTTAACGAAAAGCCCTGCTCGTATCCCTCTCTATACTGTTTAAACTGATAGAACGGATCATAATAACTCGCGCTTAGAGTATTAATTGCAGATACGCTATATACTTGTAAATTTATCACTTTAATATATTTATTTGCAGATACAGTTACTAGTAAAAAAAATTACAGACATAAATATATAATATGCCGAGTATTCCAATTCAAAATATAACAGATCTAGCAGCAGGCAGCGTTACTGGTAATGAGACAGTACCAGTAGTGCAGCAACTTGGAGGTAATTACTATACATATAAGACTCCTATTAAGAATTTCTTTTATAATAACGCTATCCCGTTTAGAGCATTATCAAGCTGTCCTCTAAAATGGACTTCTAGCGGAGTATTGTCAGCTACAAACAATTTAATTGTAGATAATTTTATAGGTATAGGTACAAACTTACCAAGCAATAGATTAACGGTGGAAGGTACTAACACTCTTTATAATTCAGGGTTAAATATAAAACCTAATACGCTATCTCCTACTAAAAGAGCGGGCATAACTCTTGACGGCTGGACGTTAGGTCAAGACGCCAACGGTAATGGAACTAAAGACTTTTTTATATATGAGAGAGAACCTTCTAATACAACTAGGTTTTATGTTCAATCCGGTACAGGTCGAGTTGGTATTGGAACAACAAATCCTAGTTCTAGTTTAGATGTAAGCGGCACTATCACTTTAAGCCAAAATAGCAACTCTTTAAGATTTACTGATACGAGTGGTACTTTTCCTCAACTGGCAATGCAAAGTGATAATAACTTTGTTTTTTATGGAACTAATTCAACAGGCGGAAATAGAGCAGTTTATAGTATAATTCAACGCAGCAACACCTCTTCATTTAACTTTAATGTTCCGGTTGGTATTGGTCGCTCTGCAGATATCTTCAACCTAGACGTACAGGGCGCAATAAGAGCTACTGCAGCATCAAATGAAGGTGGAAGACTAGTAGTAGGTAACACTATTAAGACTGGTTCGGGTGTTGCAGATTGGGCTATATGGAATATGACAGGTCAATACGCTAACGGATTAGCGTTTTGGAAATATCTCGCCAATGGTACAAATGGAGACTCAACACTATTTCTTAGCGATAGCGCTAACGGCGCTATAGGAATAGGAGCTGGATTTAGAACTCCAACAGCCCCGCTACATGTTAGAGCAGATACTGGAAATCCAGTTGCAAACGGTATACGTTTAGAGAATGTAAAAACTACCGCTACAGATGATGCTATAGTAGGTATTAGTACCAATGGCGCTAATAGTGGTGATCCTAAGGTATCATGGGATATAGCTGGTGTAATTGGTTGGTCGGCTGGTATAGATAACTCAGATGGTGATAAGTTTAAAATTGCAAATCATTGGAATGATTTAACTGATAAAACGAGAATGGTTATCGGAGCGACTGGTAATACTTCATTCTTACTTGATGGATTTACAGAGGCTATGGTAGCTAGACCGCCTGGCTGGGGTGGTGGTGTATCAACATGGGATGTTTGGGCTACAAGTGCGATAGGAGCAGGGCCGGCCGGTTCTAATCCGAGAGCATATTTAAATAGTGCTGGTACAGTCGCTGGTATAACTTTCAACTCTTCATCTTCCGTAAGATTTAAAAAAGATATTGAGCCATTAAAAGACTCGCTAGCTAATATTCAAAAGCTCCGCGGTGTTAGATATAATTGGAAAGAGACAGAAAAGGCAGACATTGGCCTAATAGCTGAAGAAGTAAATGAAGTTTATCCTGAAATAGTTAAGAAGGATGATGATGGGGTACCAGAGGGTATAGATTATGGTAAGCTTACTGCTGTTCTTATAGAAACTGTTAAAGAATTAACACAAAAAATAGAAGAATTAGAAAGAAAGGTTAAATAATTATGCCAGCAGGTATTACTGTAAACGGATCTGACCTAGATGATATTTTTAAAGGCAGGACCTCAACTAAGAGAGCTGATGTGGGGTTTCAGGTAGCAGGATCAGATATATCAAATAGATATGAACCTGCTGGAACTACTGCGAATAGTAAAATATCGTTTGATACAGGGTTTGTAGCTGCTAGCACTGACTTAAAAGAGCTTTTTATGCGTAAGGGTTATAATCCCTTTGATCTCACATTAAACTTTACTGTAGTTCAAAGTAGCGGTGACGTCTGGGAAGTTTATATAAGCGGTCCATTAAGTCTTTCATGCAGGATAAATTACAGACGTAATGGCAATAGGTCTACAAACTTTAACCCTGCTGATGCAGCTAGTAACTACAGAAAGATCTTTGAAGTCGATACAGGTACTCCGACACTCTATCTAGATACTATAGATTTTTACAATACTAACGGAACACTGTTTAACACATACGGTATAGGTAAGTCCTTTTACACCGGTAGCAATATTAATGGACTTACAACTGCGGTGTTTACCATAGGTAATAGCACACAAAGTAATTTAGGAACCTACGCTTTAGCAAGCAACACTAAAGCCTTTAACAAAGCAACTGCTGTTTTTACTGTAAGATTTACATCTATTAACGAGCGGTCTTAAGTATTAATTTTAAAATCCAGCAGCATAAGGATCGAATGTATCGAATCCTAAAGTAATATCTACTAAATACGCTTCGTTAGTATCTAATGTTATTTCAATATCCGTACTATTTGAAGTAGCAAGATATCCAGGCTCCATAAATCCGAAAGTATCTATAGGTCCTATATCTTCAAATACTCCGCTGAGTAAAGGCGTACCAGTGTTTCTAAGACTCGCTGTAATAATACCACCGTCTTTACTTTCAAGATTTAATAGAGTATCGTTTGTGTTGAGAGGTAGTAGTTGAGAGTTTAACGCCGTTACTCTCTCCATATTGTCATAAAATGACCCCCAGAAACATCTTACTGGCTGTTTAATATAAATATACTGCCCACTATTCTTTAATAAAACTACACTTATTACATAGTCGACCTCATAACTATCATATCTATTTACATAATCGTGACTAAAAACACCTAGCGCTGTACCGTTCGTTTTTCCATACAAAACTTCATTAAATATTGATTGTGTTCTATAATTAAAAAATAAATCACGTTTTTTGACTTCTCTATCACCATCACCCCAGTCTATTGTAATTACATCAACTGTATTCTTTTCTTCGCTTACTCCTGTTAGTGATATATTAACTGTAGTAGCTCCTTTTAATATTACTGGTTTTGGCTGTATAGTAATATTACTGAAAAAGGAGTTTAAATCGTAATTTAATGTAATAGTGTTCATAGAGAGAGTACTCCAGAGTTAGTATTTAGAGTGTAACTACCTGAAATTGCATTAATATTAGTAAATATAGTATTGCTGTTAGTAAAGCTAGTTGTTAGATATTTTTTATCAGCTTTGTAAAATCTAGTTCCTAAGAATTTCACCTCGTCGTTAATAATGTCAAATTCAATATCAAATATGTGGAAGTAATTATTATTGTCTACTGCTATGTATGTTAGCTTATATACATCGTTGAAGGTGTTATAAGTTAAGACGGGTCGCTCAACGCTTACAATATTAATATTAAAGTCACCAGTAAAAACAGAGCTTAAGTTAAACACGCTTGATAAGGTTGTTAGATCTGTAGTTTTAGGGTATAGAGTCTTGGTTGTATTCGTATTTAAATCAAACTGATATATTTTTGGGTATATACCTTTACTATTACGAGCAGATAAAGTTTCAGTTTGCTGGATTGTGCAAAAGATTAGAGTATTGTCTTTCTCTTTATAGAATCGATTTGAGAAAACACTAAGATCCTTACTACTTAACGTAAATGCGTTATTTTTTGTTGATTCGGTTATAAACTCACCCTCTTCGTATTTAATTTTATCTATTACTAAAAAATTAGTAGTCTCGATACATATACTATCATTAAATATCTCTATATTTTTTGGCGCCTCGTAGACTTCGCTTGTTATATTGCTTGAATACTTACCAAAAATAGCATTAAGAGCCGCTGAAACAGGTTGTGAGTATGCCTTTGTAGCATTCTTAACAAACAACTTACCTTCAAGCTCTTGTTTATAAGTCATGGCGCGATAGGTATCATTACCTGTGATCGAACTAATAATAGTTTTAGAGTTATCAAATATATTATCGTAATAGTTGTATGAGCTACCATAATTGTAGTCATTATCTAATTTTATTACATCGGTAAAGTAGCCGCAATCATAATCGTAAATAGGTTCTGTTTGTAAATCTAACCCACTCTGGTCTGTTATATTAACTGATGCTTGTGTTACAATTACTGCGTCTGTTGGTTTAGATCCTGTTGCATTTACAAGAAGTTGATAATAGAATACATCACTATTAGAGCCTGGAAACCCTGGAGCATCAGATGACATAGGATCTGGCAGCTTCGTTCCATCGACAAAGGTAAATCCACCGCCGTCTCTAAACGCACCTATGTAATTTTTCGTATATGGAACTGACTCTATAAACCCATCCGAGTAGTTTAGCTCTTGATAAGGTAAAAATTCTCTAAAATATAAAAACCAAGGTGATCCACTTAATATAAAGCTCGGTGTTAAGGTTGGGGAGCTCGGCGAAAACGGATAATTTACTGTTAATGTAGATAAACCTGATCTAACAGTATTGCCTTCTCTAGATGAAATAGAATAATCAAACTCAAACCCTTCTTTTCTATCATAAAATGCATGTCCGTTTAATAAAAGATTTAATACTGGCTGAGTTTCATATTCCTCAATATCTTTAAAGGTCTGTCCGAAGTTGTCTTTAAATAATGCGTACTCGTTGCCGTAAATATCTGTTTGATACTTAGTAATATACCCTTTATTATACAGGTCGTTAAAGTTTAAGCTATACTCTGTATCTTTAGCCTGTGTTCTTAGTGTTGATTGCTCGCGAGAGTAATACGGTGAAAAGGTTTGATCGGTGTTAGATATATCAGGGTCACCTGAAGAGAAGGATGATGAGACATTTTTAATATCTACACGATTGTCATAAGTGAATATTAAAGGATATTCTGTTTGTTTGTTTATAGTTACGTTACCGTAAATGCTAGGATCAGGGTATATATAAATTTTACCACTCTCTATTTTATTAGGATCTATAGCATAGGTATAACTATTAGAATTTAATTGAAATATACCAGTTTTGTCAGGCTTGAAAAAGAGTCCTATATCTCTTAAGAGTTTTATTTGATTTGATTCAGCTGTAGGTGTATATACGTTTTGTAAATTCTGAATATTGTTGGTGGGGGTTTCAGCTCTAAATAAAACACCTGATACTGGTGGAGTTGCAGTAGTGTCGATATAGTGTAAATCGACACCCATATACTTCTCGAGATATTTTATTTTTAATGCTGTCTTTTCATCATCTGTAAATCCTGATTTATTCTCACATTCATTTTTTAATAGAGTAACCGGATTCGTAGGATCGCAAGCCTCGTTAAAGCTAATAGACGCGTTTACAGCGAGAGGTATTTCACTTAAAAATATTTCATTTCTAAATACAGCAAACGGATCATCGAAAAATAAATTTACATTTATATCCTCTCTATTCACCGCAGTGAAGGGATCAGTTCCTACTGGTAGGTCAAAATATTCTGAGTATACATCTACAAATTCCTGAAGATCAATTTTAAGAGAGCTTTGTAATCCAGATAGAGAAAAATCAACAGTGCTATATAAAGGATTATTTTGTGATGCAAATACGTAATCGTAAATTTTTTCATATAAGGCTCTTTCTACTGATAAAGAAGTACCCTTTATTTTGTTTCTTTCTATTACAAACTTTGCTGTATCACGCTTTTCCTTATAAAACAAAATAACTTGTCTTATTTTTTCAACATAAAACGGTATCGCAACATCTAAATCTACTGGATTTGTATAGTCTAAAGTAGAGAGGAATCTTTGTTCTTGTTGAGTTGAATACGTTAACGTTAATTCTTTTAAGAAGTCGATATATAGATCTGTAAACTTTATAGTGTCGTTAGTAGCTGAAGAGTTTTTATAATCAGCCCATTTTTCTAAATAGTATAAATAGAATTTATTGTATTGCTCTGGAGAATAATCTACACCGGTATTAGTTATAAACTCAAGAAAGCTGAAGGGTGCGGTATTATCTTTTGTAGTAGTGGTCTCACCGCTACTTATTACAGAGTCCTTTACTTCTATATCATTAAAGATAATCACACTACTCATCCTATATATTTATTTGCTAGGACTAATCACACAAATAAATCTAGCTTATCATATAGCTTTTGTGAAACTATATTAGATATTATCCCGCTTTCCTTCGACCACTCGGTATAGGAAGAATTACTAAAAGCTAAGGTCGTGTTCTTATCCGAAAAGTTTATTACGCTTTCCTCTATGGTACCGTCTACTTCCGGGTTATATGTGTAAAAGTTATAGAATACTGGTAGATTTGTACCGTACCCATCAGATGGTAAAATTAATCCCCACCCCCATGTATCGTTATAAGAAGATAAACTAAATGTGTTATTTGATCCTACTGATATATTTGAAGCGCAAAGCGGTATATACGTATTTAAATATGTGTAAACTTCACTGAATTTTTCATATGCTACTAGATGTCTACCTGCAGTAACTGTATAGCTTATAGATACTGGCTCACCTAAATTTTTTCCGTAAAGTTCATTGTCAAAATAACCAAATCTATCAAAGTTTTTAGAAAACTTATTAGTTGCGCCGAATAATCGTGAATGATTTATTGATAGCAAGTCTACTAATCTCTTTAACTCTTTAGGTACGTTAAAGTTAGTACTGCTAAAGACTTGCTCGTTCTGATTTATGGTCTCTAAGATAGAAATAAGTTGATCAATATTGCTATAATCTAGCGTAGCATTATTATCAACAAAGTTTTTAATTTTTTCGTAAGTTACCTTACCTATACTGTCCTGTATAGAGTCTATATCACCAAAAACGGTCCCTAAAAATTCATTAAATAGTATCGTTTTATCTAAGAACAAAGGCTGTATTGCTATATCTTCAAAGGTTTGCTTAAAGTCTATATCTTCTCCTCTTTTTGCAATTCCATATATTCCGCCTGATGGGTATATATTAAATGTATTTGATGCTCCTTGTACTGATACGCCCTCAACTACTACTGTAGCAGAAAGTGTTACATTGAGCAGAGGCGTTTTTGTATAAGGAATAATATATCCTTTCCAGAATCCACCCTTTGTAAGAGAAGAGAGGGAGCCAAAATCTGAAACTATATCAAAATTATAACTTCCACCAGAATTATACAATTTAAAGGATGTAAAGCTAGACGGGTAATTTATAAGCGGTATGTCTTTAATCGTGAAGTTATTAGAATCTTTTACTTTTATAACTATTCCAATCTTACTATTAGAGAATTTATTTTGATCTATAGGAAACAATAGAGGTAGCTTCTTTTTTGTTGGTCCTTGTATAGTACCTTCACTGTCTAAGCCGTTTGAGGTAATAGATAATTGACTGTAGTTTTTATTCTTAGCAGTAGTGGTTTTAAAGCCTACTGTACTAGTATTACTATAAGGCTTTAAGGTGTCAGCTTCTACTCCTAATAGAATATCGGTTCTAATGGAAGGAAAATCATCTTTGTAGTATATTAACTGCGATCCTGTGGTTCCGCAAAAGAAAGAATCTATATCGTCGCTTTTACCATTTACTATTTTAGTTCCGGATAACTTAATGTATATTGGAGTTGATGTAGTAGTGAAGGAGGATACTTCTATATATTCTGTTAAGTTATCGATGCTACTAGACTTTATAAAAATTGAAGAATAAGGATATAAATGACCGTAGTGTGTGCTATTGAGATTATTATCAAAATATCCACTAGCACTAGCTCCGGAAATATATGTCATTATATTTATTAGCTTGTCTAAATTAAATTGTCTATGTGAAGGTTCTTGTATGGGTAGCTTTGGAGCTTTTGAAGGAGGTTGAAAGAAATTACTATCATCTACCGGCTCTACATAAGGTATTTCGTAATACTGCCATGAAGTAGATCTAATAACATTAATTGGACTGGTGTAGACGCCAGCTGTTAGAAATGTATTAGTAGTGTTAGCGGCTTTAAGTATTATAGAGTCGGGAATATAATTGTAAATATTAACCGTTTGACTGTATATATCGTAATAACTGCCACCAATTTTATCATATAAGTAGCAAGTTACTTTATATCTACCCGGCTCTTTAAAATAATGTCTAGCTGTAACTGCCTCTATATTAGTACCGTCGCCGAAATCCCAAATCATTCTTTTGCGAGAAAGAACACCTACACCTACCTTAGTGATGCCTGTACCCGTGTCGAAATCTGCTAGTTTATCAAGTCTAGGTAAAAATGTAAGGGGAGTAAATGGTAACGCGTAGCTACTAACGGTAAGCCTGTTAGTGTAATCACGTACGTCGAAGTAACTAAATACAGTATCTATATTACTCATTTTCTACTATTATTTTTTGTTTAAGATTACTTATCTCGTAGAAGAATGCGTATTGAAAATCCTCAAGGGTGTAGTTTTGAGATGTATATACAACATCATCTTCTTCATAAATAGGATTCCATGCTACAACGTTTATTTTTGGAACTTCGTAGTTTGTATCTGTTCGTCTAGTGAGAACATCTTTAACTCCATCGAGATTTTTTATATTATTTGATAAATCACCTAAATTTATTACTTGACCTAACTCAATATTATTAAAATAATCTGTTATTACTTTAGATACTCTATCGATTATTTTATAATCACTTATATTTGAATTAGAAAACTTCTTAATCACTAACGCTGTTGAATCTCTAAAATCAATACAGTTATCTTCACCTGACAACCTTAACCCTATATCAAAAGCCTTATAAATAGGATCGACGCATACGACATTGTGTGTTATATCCTTGCTATTGTTACAAGCATTTATAATAACCTGTTTTTGTGCAAAATTTAAGTAGTTCGGAAGAGTTTCGTTAATTATAGTAGCGTTTTTAGGTACACAGAACAAATATACATTGTTAAATGATGTAGAATTTGAAAAAGCCACCTGGTTAAATAGAACTCTAGTATCGTCATTAGGCTTGTTTAATCCTATAGTATAAAAATATTTAAGAAATCTTGATGTATATGTAGTATTATCCAGTACTTTTACACTTTTTACAACCAAGTTGTAATTTTTATCGATAAAGTTCGTATAATCATCTCTCGTTACAAGTCTATTCTGTGATGCAAAGAATTTAGGCGCATTCTTTCTTATCTCCTCTACAGTCTCGCCCTCACCTATAGGAGTTGAAGCGTTTGGATTAGTAACTATTACACTCGGGAGTAACGAAGGAGTTATGAAGTTAAAGTCAGTATCGTATATGTTATTTGAAATGCCTGTAAAAGCAGGAGAATTATATAGAGTAAACTGATTACCAAACAACACATTAGGTCCCACCACGCCGTTTGTTCCATTTGAAACTACATAGTAGATTTGTATTAAGTCCCCTGCTCTTAATTTAAGTCCATTGATATTGTTTCCAAACTTAAACTCATAGTTACCATTCTCGTTTAATTTTTTTTCATACTTCTTTGCAACACTATCCTCTAAAAATAGTGATGATGTCTCTTGCCATTCCGACCATATACGATTTGTATTATCATATACAAAAATAGAAAACGTATTATCAGCAATAAATGTTTGACTATTATCTATTGGTGAAGAGTCAACTATAGTAACTATCTCAAATTCTTCTCCTGTTGCTGTATATTGAGGATGTTCTGTTATTGACCCTTGATATATAAAGCTATTATCAGGATATACTTTTTCTACTGCACCGGCTTGCGGCTTATCAAAGCTTATATCTCTCGTAATAGTAAATGGTTGTCCGTTAGCAAATAAAGTTGAAAATCTCTTAAGTGTTAACACACCTGTAGGTAGAGTAGTCCCACCTGATAGAGATAAAACACCCATAGATGTCTGCTTACCTGTAGGCTTATAACCTAAATTACTAACAAGCTTATTCATATTTTCATATAAAGTAGCTGTAGTGAAAGTGGACTCTGAAGAGGTGTTATTCAAATAAAATAATAGTACATGATACATGTATGCTACAACATCAATAAAAGCGTTAATGTTTGAACCTTCATAAACTTGATCTTTAAAAACTTCGCTTTCGTTTAGTCTATTAATGATTAGATCCTTTAATGTTGTAGCATCAAAGGTTACATAAGCATTTAAAGGTAAGTTGTATTCTGTAAAATTTTTAGCGTTCATTATGTAAATATGTATCCATCATTATTTAATACACCTCTCAAAGATATACTTGGTATATTAAGAGTAGGAATTCCTATATCTAAATTTATAATATATTCTTGATCATCAGGATTAACAACAACATCAACAAAATTAACTACTATTCGCTCTTCTTGTAGTGGTAATCCGGTTAATATTTCATCTGCTAAAAAGTAACCTTTAGTTTCAGTAACAGATTCAAAGAGATAGTCTCTTAAATCTAAACCAAATAGAGGATTAAGAAGTTTTTCACCTGGTGAAGTAGTTAATATATTTTTTAGAGAGTTTAAAATTGCAGCCTCGTCGTATATGGCTTTAAGGTCTTTTTTTTCGTTTGATGAGAAGAGTTCACCATTAGTTGTATAACCATACACTAAATCTAAATTTACATCCTTGTATATATAACCTCTTTTAGTAGAGTTTTCTATTTCTTTATTAGGTTTTGCTATATTTAAATTAATTGCCATATTGATTAACTATTAAATTAAAGGTTTTATCGAAATTACTCTCTACCATATAAAGTTTTTTGAGGTATTTTTTAGCTTTACCTGCGTTTTTAGAACAACCTACCTTTTTACCAGTATCTTTTCTGTATACACATTTACCTTTTATTATATAGGGCATAATTACCAGTTTTTACATGAAAAATAACGAGCTGTTCCAGGTTTAGCAGTAGAGCACTTATGTCTAGCTCTAAAGGACTTACGACGTTTTGGATTAGATTTCTTTATGCGTAAATTAGGATCACCATAGTGGACTCTTTTATAGCCTGTTTTCGTCTTTACGCAGCGCATATACTTCTTGTCTGACCTAGTAGAAGACTGCTGACCAGTTACTTTGGTACATCTTGCAGATTTTTCTAAAAGAATTTCTTCTACTAACTGGTCAAATTCCATATAATTATTTATGTTAGGTATAAATAATAGTATGGCTAAAAAGTATCTAACACTGGTAGAGGCATACCTTAGTAGATTTCAACGCGGTGGTTTCCTCGTTGGTGATGTGTTTAAATTTAACGATAATTTTAAGACTCTTGAATGTTACAAGAATTTAGGTCAAAATGTAAAAGATATGATCGATCAGATGGTCGAAACAGGATTACACGTTAGAGTAGTAGGTATCAGAGATAAAGGCGCACCTAGATACCCAGGTAATCCTCAAACATCGTCAAATGATGTAGAACTTTCTCTAGCTCTTGATAATGGTGGTGGTAGATACACCCACTATATTAATCTATCACCTGAAATGGGTCAGCCTGATATAAGCTATCCAAATCTACCTCCTATTCCTGACGCTGCAATACGTAAATCAAAGGTTAATATTAAGCCTGAAGAATTAGAGAAGATGGATAATGCGGCAAATAAAACAGATAGAGGTACCGGTACATACATGGATACAGAGAGATCACTTCCTAAAGATAACACGACTCTCCCATCAGTTCAGGCTACACCTTCTCCTGCCGTAACATCATACACACACGAATATCTCAAAGACTTAGCAAAAGCTTAAGATACTCTTTCAAGGTTAATCCAACAAGCAAAGCAGTTAATTTCTTTATCTAGAACAAACGCGCTTTTATAGAGATGATCAGCAATTACTGCGATCATCTCTTTCTTTTTAAGGTCCTGCACTGGTTGACCGTATAGGTAGTTGAGATAATCACGCATTAGGGTATCATAATCACCATAGAATGAATTCTCATTCTCAATTAGATGCTTTCTTAATGATATAACATCTTTTTGCTCTATAGCAGAATGAATAGCTACGAGTAAAGCATTATCTACATTGATAGTTGTAATAGCTAGAGAACCATTAATGCAGTTCTTTTGAATCTCGTTAATAGCCTTGCGAAGATCAGGAAAGTTAACCTTAACCATCTCTACAAACTTCTTCTTCTGCGCGTCATCTATTTCAATACCTTCTTGTTTAAGGATACTGTAAATTCTCTTTACCCCGTCTTCTAGTGTGGGCTTGATATCAAGAAATTGACATCTCGACTGTAGTGCGGGAATGATCTTATGTTTATAGTTAGCAGTAAGAATGAATCTAGTATACTTAGCAAAGGACTCCATCGTATTACGAAGAGCTGCCTGAGCCTGACTAGTAAGGCCATCGCACTCATCTAGAATAACTACCTTAACTTTACCGTCAAATGACTTAGTCTGAGAGAAGTTAGTTACTTTATGCCTGATAGTATCAATACCTGACTCGTCAGATGCATTAATGTACAGGAAGTTACACTTGAGAATGTCATTTACAATGATTTTCGCTAGCGTTGTCTTACCAGTACCGGGTGTTCCTACAAAGAGTAAGTTAGGAATCTCCTCTACAAAGCCCTTAACAATGTCTTTATTCCTTTCAGATAGGATAATATCGTCGAGAGTTTGTGGGCGATACTTCTCCACCCAGATTGCTTTTAGATCTAAGTTATTCATAAAAAATAATATAATAAAGTTATATAGTTTTATGCCTCTAAATATAAATAAAGTTATGATAGAGGCAATTGGCTATAGAGTGACAAATACCATCAATATGATGATATATAATGGAATTATATATAAAGATCTTGATATTGCAAGACGGTTTGAAGAGCATATGACAGGGAGAGGAGGAATACTTCTTTTTGAAAATGGAGTATGTAAGTATGGTCGAGAGTGTTTTACAATTGAAGAAGTTTGCAGGGGTAGTTTAGAAGATATAAGAGAGTGGGAGTATTTGGAGAATATTAACAATTTATGGCCAGTAGGGTATAATGGTAACGCAGGAAAAGTTATAATCAATACCCCTGATACTAAGAAGAAGCAAAAAGCATCATTTAAAAGGTATCTGGATAATAGAACAATAGAAGAAATTAAAAAACAAAATGAAAAAAGAGCTAATACTGTCGCTAAAAGATCGACTGAAGAAATAGAACTTATAAAGCAAAAATTATCTGCTGCAGGAAATAAGCTCTGGAATAGTATGAATAAAGAAGAGAAAAAGAGGTTTCTTGATTATAGAGGTAAACGTAAAAGTGATGCTTATAAGTCGCAAACAGAAGAGTATAAACAGGCTATAAGAAATAAAATTAAAAACTCTATGTGTAAAAAGCAATATAAATCTCCTAAAGGTATATTTAATAGTACCGTTGATGGAGGAAGAGTGGAAGGTATAAGTCCAGCACTCTTCAACCATCGCTGTAAATCAAAACACTATCCTGAATGGGAAATATTATCTACCTGACGAGCCAAACCCGTTGGCTCCTCTGTCAGATTGTTCTATATCACCTTCTTCAACAATCACACTATAGTTTTTATATACTACAAACTGCGCAATTCTATCGCCTTTTTTAATTTCGTAATCCTTATCTGTTAGATTGTAAAGTTTAATTCCAGCGTTAGAACGATAACCACTATCAATAATCCCAGGATGTGGTGAAATACCGTGCTTGAACCCAAGACCACTACGACCTTCAACCTTTACCCAGTAACCAGGGGTAATATATGCAAATTCTAGACCAACATCTACAACATCACTACCTCTTGCAGGGATAATCTTATCCTCTACACAATAAACATCAAAACCGGTATCAGACTCATTGTTTTTAGTAGGTAACTTAGCATTAGCGTTAGTTTTCTTAAATTTTAATGTAACTTCACTCATAAAAATATTATATTATTTGATATATAGAAATCAAGACTAAATATAGCGTATGGAGGAAGATTTAGATGTCGTTGTAAATGACATTATTACACAGCTTAAAGGTACTACAGCTCTCTCAAAAAGAGAGCCTGAAGAAGAGCTAGATAAAGAAAAGTTAGAGGAATTTATTATTAAAAATTCCGGTAAGCTGATTACAAAGACCCTCAATATAGTAGATGATGTTCAGACATATATTTCTTCTGCCCCTGAGGCAAAAGATGTAACTGCACTAGCAGAATTATTAAAGGCTGCATCTTCGTCTATAGAAGCTCTTAATAAAGTATACACTTCTATTGAAAAGAATAAAACCGTTAAAGAGGTAAAGCAAATGGATATTGACTCTCGTGAAAAGATTAACGTTCAGGATAACGCTACTTTTCTTCTATCACGTAAAGAAATAATGCAGGAGCTTATTGGTAAGAGCAAAGAAGAAGATAAGATTGTTGATGTTTAAATTATCTTCTTAATTTTCTATTTTCATTTGGGGATGCTCTGCTTGTTCCATTTGCTTCGTCGTAAGTTATATCTTGAATAGGTCCAAACCCTGCTCCTATACCACCATATCCTCTAGGGTATTTAGAAGGATCATATATACCAATATGCTCTGACCCACCATATACATCAAAATCAGTACCTCCACCACCAAAGTATAGATTTTCAGCATATTTAACGAATGTTCTGGTATTATCATCATTATTATAAACATCTCCTCCGTCACCGTGTATACTCCACGCCGTTTTACCCAATTGATAGGTACCAAAGGATGTTAATTTTCCTACCTGCAAACCGTTTATATCTGCCTTTGCGTTAGGGTCGTAAGTAGACTCAACATCAGCCATTCTAGTGAAGAAATCGGCCCATTCCTCTATTGAGCCTGTAGTAATTCCATATACAGCGCCATCTTTAGGTATAATATATTTTCCACCATTAGCTGCAGGATCGAATTTAGATCCCTTTAGATATTGCATTACTTTTTCGTATTGTTCGCTATATTTTAGAGGGTTTGATGTACCTCCTGATGTAGCGCTTCCAGAAGATTTTCCAGGTGCAGATACTTTAGCATTGCTAGAAGGCTTACATACTTTAAGATCTTCTTCCGTTCTTTTTTTATCCCAAGGCCTTACACCAAAGCTATTACGGACCGTTGGGCTACCATCAACATTTTCAACCACAGGATCTTTATTAGTAGTACTTGTGTTTTGATCAGGATCATAAGGAGAGTAGCGAGCTAGCTGCTGGTACTTGTTATAACACCCACCTAAATCAGATGCTACCTGAGATAATACTGTAGATGCCATATCTGATACACTTGTAAGAGCATCTAAATCAGGTATATAGCTATAACTAGTTGAATCAGAGTCTAACGCACTTCCACCTAATGCATTATTAATTATTTTTTGTCTTTTTTCTGGGTCCTTTTCGTATAGCATGTCTACTGACTGTGACCATGCCTCTTTACCAACTACTGCTAGTTCACTGAACATATTACTTACAGCGTCAGGCATACGTTTGGTCAATGTTGTTTTCATTCCACCAAAAACATTTTTAAACTTACCTTTAAGCTCAGCAAAGGAAGGTATAGTTGTATTATTACCTGCAGCACCTTGATCTATCATAGCTGCTATACTTTCAGAAGACGCAGCAAATAAATTACATGGAGAGTTTAAGCAGTCCTGTAAGGCTGCTTTAAGCTTATCCAAGAACCCGTCCTCGTCACTATTACCAGTAGATGATGTATTATATGGTGAATTAGAACTAGAAACAAAATCTAAATTATTGAAAATATAATCTATTCTAGCTACGTGATACTCAAATATGGGATAGGTTTCCATTCTTGTAGTATAAAAATCAATAGTGGAATAATCTAAATAAGAGCTACTTAACACAAACTTATTAGTGAATCTCTCTGCTGATTGTTCATCACCTCTTAAAGCATTATTAAAGTCAATAGCTAAATCAATATCTAGCTGTAGGTTAGGGTCCTCCAAAAGACCGCAAAGAGGAGTCTCTCTTAACTGCTCTCTGCTCATAGCAAATCCGAAAAGTTTCTCAGCAAAGTTATTGGACCAAATTATCATATTTTCTTTATATTTTATGAGTTCTAATCGAGAGGTGGTAAAGCATTCCTGCCAGGTTCGAGAGATGGTAGTACCTCATAACCCCCACTAGATGTAAAGTAATTATTTACTCTTGCATCAAATGCTCTTTGTGCAAATCCTGGTATTGTATTAAAAGTTTGTAATGCTTTATTATAATCGCCTAATGCTATATCATTCATGATTTCTACCCGAGAAACTTCTGCTGATCCACCAAATTCAAAGCTATCGAAAAATTTTAAAGATTCTGCTGAATTTTGTTCGAGATATTGCAATCTATCTGATCTTTTTAGTTGTTCGGTAAAGGCCTGGTTAGATACAGAGCCTCCAGCTGCACCTGTGTTATTAGCTTCAGTAGGCAATGCAGGGAATCCATCACCGCTATTTACAGATCCTCTACTGGTACTACTACCCGTACCGTCACTGGTAGCAGCTCCCATTGTACCTACAGGGGTTTTTGGAGGCGGCGGTACATCAGATAGCTTACCGGCGGGATTATATATTTTTACACAAATAAAGTCATTAAAGTATACATCATTCTCAAAAACATGAGAAACAGAAATGACAAACCAGTGACCATCAACTTCTGATAGGTTTTTATTTTTTTTACTATTAACATCTACGTTGTCTGTTTTTATAGTAATAAACTTACCTGGCGATCTATAAGGTTGACCTTTTGTTCTAAAAGTAATTGCTAAATTATCAAAAATAAAGCTTTTAAATACTTTATTAGTACCGTATACCTGCGCTAAAATACCGTCGATTCCTGGTCTAGAATATTGTACCTCTTTAATCATGCTTGCATCCACATCTTCTTTTCTGCTAGGGAGATTGGAAGCAAACGGAGCTGTCGCCATGTTTTCGAAAGCTGCTCTTAACTTATCATAGTCTATTTGATACTGATCAACACACTCCACTGTCTCGCATACTAATTCTATAGTCGTCCATTTATTTTCAAAGACATCCTCGTAATTAACTCTCTTTAATTCGTATTTATCAAGGTAGTTATCGCTAAAATAAGGCGAATCTCCGGTTTGAGCTATATTGAATCTTTCTAACAAATAGTCCTTCATCTTTTCATCTGTAGGATTATTTTTTATTTTATCAAAAAAGTTGCGAATAGTATCTAATAGAGACGAAATAACTAATTTTCTTTTCTTTTTAACGTTATCGTTTTCTAGTTGTATTATTGCAGGTGAATAATATCCTTCAATCTTAGTCGGAGTGGTAAACGACGCATAGGAGTATAATCGCTCAATTATATCATAGTAAGTATGTTGATTGGTAACATTAGTTATTTGTGTTATATCATTAATTATACCTTTTTTATTTTCGTCTCCTCTTATCTCTGTAAGTGCAGTACTTATTGTACCGTCCATTACCTTAGAATCAGATATGCCATTTTCAAAAAAGCTTTTTATAGCAGAGACAGGAGATCTATCAGGATTTTTTAAAATATCACCAGTAGATGAACTCGAATAAACGACCTTAGTTCTTTTGAGTCTTGCAATAGAAAGTTCTTCGAATTCATAGTAAATGCTTCCATCTATAGAGTTTACATTATATTCTTGACCCTTTTGTAAACTAGCTGTTAAGAACACTTCACTCGATCCTGTTTTTGTAGCGTTAAAATCGAGATTTTTAAAATATATATACATGTAGGGAGCTTCAACAGATGATGTAAACAGCTGCAACTTCTGCAAAACGTTATAAAAATTCGTAAATGCAACTTTACCTACATACCCCATGTTAACAAGGTCGTTTGTAACTTCTAGATACTTTATATTACTCTTAGCTATAGGTACAACCTGATATTCATTATTTTCGAGAAAATTTAGTATAAAAATCTCGAACTCATAATTACTACCATCTAAAAGTACCGTTTCAGCCATATTATCTTAATTGATCTTGTATACTTATTAAAATATCATTTACATAATCAGGTAAAATGTATTTATATTTTATACCGCCCTCCGCGTAAAAAATATTATCTGGTTTATTTAATAAAAAAAGTAACCACCACAGATATTGCGTTTGATATATTTTATATGAAAAAGTCGTCCATGGAAGCTTAGCATCTAATTTAAAATATCCTAAAATACTCTCATCTATAATAGAAGGTATAGTAATTTTATTTAAAATATTATAAAAATAATACCCTTTGTTAAATTCATCTAGCTTATAAACTTTGAAGATATTCTCATATCTCTCTTCTGTTATAGTTTCGAGACCAGTAATATTATTTTGATATTCGCCTATGTTCATCTTGCTGTACTTACTGTTATTGCTCTAAATCCTTCAGATACCATTAAATTACCTACATCTGCTATTAAACTAGTAAATGTAATAGAAACTTGATACGCTTCAGGTATAGAAGTTATAATTTCTCCCTTCGGAGTGTTAACTGGAAGTTTACGTCTAGAACCTAAAAACTGAACATCCATATTACTTATATATGCATATGGTAAAAATTTCATGCCTGGAACTGTTACTGTATATAGTTTTGGGGGTAGTATTCTAGAAAAAGAAGTTCTAAACGGTTTGTTTTGATAGGCTAGAATCCAAAGTAACTCATAGTTTTGCTGATATCCTACATAAGAACTTTTTCTTATTGTATTGAGAAGCGGAAATGTCATAGTTACAGACTCTCCATCAGCAGGATATTGAAAGTATTTCGGCTTTTCGATATATGTACCTGGAGCCATTATGTTTACTGTAGCAGCCATAGTATCAGCATAATTCATCGCTTCTTCTGCGTATCCATGAAAGGGCGATTTTACCTGCGCGCTTGATCCCCAAGAATTGTTAATACTATGTGGTTTACCTTCGAAGAACGGAAAAGAATATCTAAATCCTGTACGTTCTGTTAGGTACATACTCAAATATGAATTTAAATAGCTAGAAAGAATACTTTTATCAACACCTGCTGATATAAAGCTCTTAACTTTTTCTTTAAATGACTTTAATGCTCCTGAAACTCCCCCAGAAGTACTACCAGTCACAGTAGCAATTAACATATCTAACGCCTCTGTGCCTTTTGATGTTATATCTGAGTTAGAAATAGCGTTAATATAGTATAAGGCAGAAGATACTAAAGAATTCTGCAGTTGACGTAATTCAGTAGCGTATAAATACGGTACCTTTAAGTCGGTATTTTGTATTGGAGAAGAAGTCCAACAAAAATCGTTTACTACGTCTATTACCGAAGTTTTATTTTTTAATCTAAATTCGTTATCAGTATTTTTAACGGTACCTGATTTTTTTATAGCACTAGAACCTATAGTAATTAATGGTGTAGTGCTCTCATCAGATCCTTTACAGTAATATGGTCCGTATGACATATGTTTAAATTGGTTGCGGTGTTATTGGTATAAGAGTTTGACTTGCAAATTGATCTCTTATATTAAAAGATTTAGACCTAGAGTTATTTGCCATGTTACCAAAATTATTAACATTGCTAGATCCTTGTGTAGGTTTCTTAATAAGTTCAGTCATTAGGTAAATTAGTTCGTCTAATTTATTTACTTGAGCTACTGAGGCATCCCTAATAACGCTATTATCTTTAGCTAGGTTCTGAGTGAGATTAGTCATTAGATTGTCAATAGCTCCTCCTGTTTTCATCCCTAAGACTTCATCCCTTGAATTAAACTTATATACATTCCCGTTCTTAACCAAGAAATCTTGCATTTCACCAGTATCTGTAACGAAAGCTCCTAATTTTTTAGTTATATTAGGTGATACTACTTTTTCTATTAAAAGATCGCCGAGGTATCTACCTAAAATATCTCCACCTATACCTCCTATAAGTGTACCAATAGGACCTCCAATAACACTTCCAGCAGCAGCTCCAAGAACAGAACCACCTACACCTCCTATGCCTTGAGCGACTCTTTTACCAGCTTTTAATCTTAGCTCATCAAGACTAAGTTTGCCTAGCTCATAGTCTTTTTTTAAATTTCTTATATCGTAAGATGCAAACAATCCTTCGATAATACCACTTATAATAGGAATGCCCTTAAAGAAAGAGCCTAGCTTGCCAGCACTGCTCTTAAACAGCCCTCCAACGTACGATCCGATTTTTTGTTTACCAGTCTTAATAATATTACCTAGTTCTTCTGCAGCCACACCACCAATAGCTGCAGCTCCTCTACCTACAACTGCAGCTCCTTTACTTACAGCTCCTCCCACTACTGCAGCTCCTTTACCTATTATATCGACACCTTTCTTGGCTAAGTTATAGCCCGGTATCTTTTCCAAAGCAGTTAGAGCAGCATTCTTAATGCTAGTTATGTATTTAGCAATATCATCTATATATCCCTTAACAGCATTTATAGCATCATCCCATATACTCTTTAGACCGTCTTTAGCAGCCTGGACTTTACTCATAAACCCCTTAAAAAACTCAGAGTTTTTGATTTTATCAGCAAGCTTACCAGCCCAATTGGAAATCTTAGAACCTAACCATTTTACCCCGTTCCATATTTTGCTACCTACCCATTTTACACTGTTCCATATTTTACCACCTGCATACTTCATTGCACTCCATAATTTTTCTCCTACCCATTTAACAGTAGTCCATAATTTATTACCTACCCAAGAAAATAATTGTTTCATGGGCGTTAGGATGAATTTAGTAAGTTTGTCTAGCAGCCAATTTTTTATTTTACCTATTATGGATGTGAGAGCTCCTAGTCCGAGCAGACCTAATAAGCTGCTTAAAAGATCTCCTAGTAAATTACTTTTTGGAGGCTGTATTTTATCCTTTATAGCAGTAGGCGCGGATTTTATTGCCTGAGTCTGCATAGGTGTTAAGTCTTGCAGTCGAGCTGCTTCTGGACCTTCTTTAAATGCTCCTATTTTTAAAACCTTTCCTATAATAGTAGCAGACTCTTTAAGTCTATTTTGTTCTACCGTAGTTAGCCTATCGCTAACTCGGTCATCGTCGCGTGTGACAGATTGCTGAGATAAACCTCTAGGTTCAGTCATAGCTCTTAAAGAGCTCATAACTTTGCTTATTTTTAATACAGGGTCTAATATATCACTTTGAGCCACGTATATATTTATTCATTAGATAGGAAGCTCGCATCAATGACGAGTTTAACTCCATCTGAAAAAGTAAATAGAGATTGCTCATACTCCTTAAACTGCGCTATATACTCAAGTATATCGTTATTAAGCTTTAAAGGTAAATTATCTATAATATTCTTTTTATCAAATGTTCCTAGATCTTCAAAATTAATTGTAGTATCTTGTATTTTAATAACTTTAACAAATTTAATTAATTCATATATTAATAAAATGTTTAAAGAATTACCTATTTTTTTATCCTCTGTGGAGTATTTGTTAAATTCAATAATACTTTTTTCTGTTATTTTTGAATCTTCTCTTAACGAAGGTACACCTATTTTAGCTGTTATATCTTTATATGTAAATGCCTTTTCTGTATCAAAGCTAAAGGTAAATTCAGGGAGCGTATTTAGGTTGTATTCCTTATCTTCTATTTTTATTGTCTCAGATATACATTGTTTTCTAAGATCTACTAAAATTTTATTTCTATCGTAAAGAGTAAAATTAATATCTTCTGTGCTATTATCAAAAATAATATCATTAAAGACCTTATACACGTTAACGGTACCCTCCACACCATCGAGAAGTGACTTTACCAAATCTTTATGTTGCTTTACAGAAAATGCCTTAAATTTAACCTTTTTATTCTTAGAAGGTACATACACATCAAAGCAATCACTCTCGTTTAATTGTTTTAGCTCTTCTATAAAGGATTTGATATCACTCATTACCTTATTTACTCAATGTTCTGCTTTTTCAACTCTTCCTCTTTTTCAGAGAGTTCTTTTCTGTATATGTTTAGAAGTACTTTAGAGTCTAATGGTGTTAAATTAAGAAAATCGGCTGAAGTAAAACCTAATTTACTAGTGAAAACATACATCATCTCAAAAAAACTAGAGAGACCCATAGAGTATATACCTAATATAAAGGATATAATACCATTAGAAAGAACATTTAGATTTATTTCGCTTATATTAAAAGTTTCGTTACCTTCTATAACTACAAAATTTTGTAGGTTTTGTGATAGCAAGTTAATATAATTTTTAATTAAAGAAAACACAGAATTAGGGATATTAGATAATATGAGTTCTTTTTCTTCTACAGATAAGGTATTAAACTTTATACTTTTATCTGAAATTTGAATCTTCTTAATAATACTTAGATATATATCATTTAGGTCTTCAAAATATAATAAATTAGGTAATCCCAGCTCTATCTTATAGGAATTAAACTCATAAACTTTATCATAATCTCTTTCAAATAAATCTATTTTTTCTAAAATATTTTGTATGCTAAAGTTAACAGCGCTTTTATTTTTATCTTCAAACACTATCTCTGGATCAACATAAATCATCCGTACCAGTAACAGAGCGTAAAATTTATCTATAATATCCAGATCTTCTATGCCCTTGAATATAATCTTATTTAAAAAATTATCTAACCCTTCAAAGTCTTCATTCTCACAAAACTTTAATATAATAAAAAAGTCTTTATTTTTCAGCTCAGGAATTCTCACCTCTCTACCGCTAGGTAGTCTAGTTTTAATATTAAATTCCATAAATCTACCCCCTATTTAAAAAGTACCGTTGTTTACAGGTATACTATTTTTATTAACCACGGCGTAGCGGTTAAACGAAAAGGAAACAGTTCTTGTTATATCATTCATTCCAAGCTCTCCGTAGCTAAGACTATCACCACTTATTTGAAACGGTATAGCATCATAAAATTCTACAACTTTACGAATATCTAATGATATAGAATTTTTAGCCTTGAGAGGTGTGATTACATCAGAATAACTTCCAGCATCACGAGAAAATTGAATTAACTGAAGATCACACTTTAGTTCTTCTTCTGTAGTTCCATCTTCTATAAGACCTTTGTGAGATGCTGCTATAATCCAAGGTCTTAGGAAATAATCAAATATATCAATATTGGTTTCGAGAAAGGTAATGTCTACTTTATTAGAACCGCCATATCCCTGTCTATTACCAGCGTATTGACCTCCTAAAAATCCTGCTGCTCCATCTATATTGGTATTTGATATATCAAACGCATCTGAAGGTAGGGCAATGTTTTGAGCTAGTAGAATACCAAAATTACCAAACGGGTCTGTAATTTCTTCTAAACATTTTTTATTAACTGGCCACTGATCTGCTGTAAAAGCCTCGTATTTACCTAAAACTGATTGTATATTTTCACCCAACTTACTCATAACGGTAGTCTTAGGGTAAATATAGATGGCCCAAAGAAACTTTAATGGGATGTCATAGCGCCAGTCTCTATGAACATTTAAACGTCTCTTTATCGGTCCATCTTGAGCAGTTGGTATAGCCATTTATTATTTGATCTTGTTATAGAAGTGGTATGCAATGGTAACCGGCATTTCAACCGTTTGACCTGTACCACCAGATATATTATAAGAGATATCACCGATATTTCTTATAGATGCACCTATAAGTTTATAGGTGCTTATAATTTCAAGATCCTTGTCTAACTGCGCTAGCTCAATGTAGTAAGTGTCGTCTGGAGTGCCATACAATCCTGTTGATGAGATATCATCAAACATATATCTTGAAGCAGCTTCAAATAGATTACGTAATCTGCTTTGCGAGTCTAAGAAGAATGTTAAGCTATAGCCTTCAGCTCCTGAATATGTAGCATTACCAGGGATGTTTAAGTTTAGTCCCATGTAAGGAACAGCTACGTTGGTTATTGTTCTACCTGGTAGGTTAGCAGCTTTAGCGTAGATTAGATCTTCTTCTGTTATTTCACCAGCTATACCTGCTAGATTTAGAGATGTAACTCTAAATAGAAAGTCTCTCGAGAAATCTCTACTTGCTGCTACACTGTAAAACTTACTAATTTTTTGTTCTGACTTAGCCATATAATTATTTATTCTATGTTATTATTAACCACCTACTAGCTCTTGGAAGTTAGTATCTGTTCTAGTTGCGTAGAAGTTAACCAATATAAACTCTGCTGTTCTTACTGGCTTGAGATAGATATCAACTACCAACTCGTTATTATCAATAACTTCTGGAGTGTTGTTACGCTCATCACAAACAATTAAGAAATCGTAAAGTCCATCAGCTGCTTTAACTCTTTGGAAGAATGGAGTCAAAGTATTAACAACTCTTGTTCTTGTAAAGACGGTGTTATTCTCGAATAAGAAGAACTTCATTACTGATTTTACAATCTTTTCAAGATATAAGAATGTTCTTCTTACATTAACTCTATCAAATGCACTTGGAGCTTTAAGCATCGTCTTTTGTCCGAATACTACTAATCCCTGATCTGGGAATCTTGTAATAGGGTTAAGATTAACTTTATAGAGTTCATCGCGTTGTCTTTGGTTAGGAGCTATTGCAAGATCTACTGCATTGTTGAGAATACCTCTATTAAATCCTGCTGGAGCGCCCCATGGACCTACATCAGAATCTGTTGAAGCAATTTTAGCTGCAATAAAGCCTGAAGGCGGCGCATATATATACAAGCCGGAGCTCTCATCATACACCTTCATGTAGTTAGCATACACTGTAGCATATGAAGTGTTAACAAGCTCGTATTGATGTCTAAGAGCCCAATAAATGTGTTGCGAGAAGTTCTTAGTAGGATCATCAATTACCTTTGATTGTTTACCTGTTACTAAGATTTGACGAAGTGGATCAGCTACATAAAGTATATCACCTCTACCACCATCTTTGAGAGGTCCGCAGAACTTAGCAAATTGATTAGCTATAGTAGTATAATAGTCTCTTACTTCTGTATCTTCTAACTCAGAATTAGATGTTCTAAGAGCATCAAACTTGCTATTTGTAAGTGTATCATCAAAGTAAGGTAAGTCAGTTGCACAAACTGTAGCCCATATAGTTCCTAATCCACCTTCTGCAATAACATCTATATCATAAACTTCATCGTTTCTTATAGTCTCAAGGGCTCTTGAAAGCTTAGCAGGTATATTACCAACTTTCTTATCTTCTAGTTCCACTTCACTATAAGCTCCTAATGGGAATAATGAATCAGCAGTTTTAATAACTGTATCAGCCGTTAAAGTCTGTAAGTTTGTAAAGTTAATGCCCCAGTAACCGTAATCTGTATTAGAAAACCCTGAAATTGTTCTAACATTTGTACTAGAAACCAAGCTAAACAACGAACTACTTACTGTTGGGAAAGTAGTTCTACCCGCGGTTGCTGATGCAGCAGGTATTTTAGTAGCGATATTAAATCTAAATTTAGAAGGTACATTAAGGTTATATGTATTCTGAATATTACTAGTAAGAGTATCAAACGTTGTAGGTACTGAAGGTATGATAAATATATTAGTATTAGCAGAAAGAATAGAAGTATATGTACTGTTAGTAGATACAACACTATCAATTAGCTTTTGCGAATATACTCTAGCGGTCTTTTTAGGTATGCCGTCTGAACTAACTTGAATTCCGGTAAAGAAGTCAGAGATATAAGGGTTAACTAGAACTTCAATATTACGAGAAGTGTTTTCTACATTTTCTAAGAAGAAGTTTACTGGAGTACCACCTTGTAGGGTAGTTGTTTTTCTATAATATCCTATCGATCCATTATAACCCTCATCAAGAGCATAATCTAGTTGAGTAACATCATTGCTGAATATGGATTGTCTGAGTTTGAAGATACCTAAATTTAAAGTATCTTTATATAAATTGGTACTTACATCTACCGCTGCTATTTTCTCCTCCATTACTTGCGAAACAGTATTGAGAGATGGGTTATTACCCGAAGCATTAGTTGCTGTAAGACCGAATGCAAATCTTGATGTAGGTATATTAATATATTCAGGAGGCGTAATACCGTCCGCGTCAGGTTTTTTCTGAGCTGTTTGAATACCGCGAATAGATGTATAATCAGTAGCTGGATTTAAATCAGTATTATCTTTAAGTCCTAAATAAAATCCGTAAAACTTATTATCGATGGTGGTTTGTCCGCTATTAATGACTATAAGACCTGCACTTCCAAGATCGCTAAGACCCGCAAAAGATGTCTTAGCACTTGAACTCCACTTACCGCCGCTGAAGATAGTACCATTGCGTAATGCTAAGTATTGATCTTCGGTAGCTGTATACTGTGTTGGAGCTCCTAAAACATAAGATGCAGCATCAAAGGCGCTTAAATTTGTTGTACCGCCACCGGTTAGTGCGGCTCCGTTAGTGCCATATACCTTTACAGGGTAGGCTAAAATGCTATATAAAGAACCAAATCCCTGACCAGATCCACCACCATAAGGTAGTCTGTTTACTTTAATTCTTGCTGTTGAGTCGAACGCTGCCTTAACAGTGTGAGAGAAGTATCTTTCTGCAGGAGTTTTTGGTGTACCGTAAATATCTTCAAACTCTGTATAGGATGAAACGTCCAATACTTCGTCGTAAGGACCTTGCTGTGAGAATCCTGTAATATAAACATTAGTACCTGCTCTTGTTGGTACTCTCAGTGATAAATCGCGTTCACCTATTTCAACACCTGGAGAATTAATTGTTCTTATAGCCATGTAATTATTTATGGCATTTCAGTACAATTTTTTAATTTAAAAGATAAGTATGTAGTTGGGAGTATACAAAAGTAAAGGAAGACTCTATTTCGTTAGATTCCCTATAGTTGAAGTTGATACCTCCTAAATCAGTAGGAAAAGCTTTTGTATAAACGAACTGTATTTTTTCATTATCAAATTCATCAAGTCCGTATATGGTAAGATCTGTTTGATAATCTCTAAAATCATTATCTGATATTACATCGTTTTCATCAAAAATTCCTTCTTTCTGACTGTGTAAGAGGTCTAACCATTTATATATTACCCAATAGTTGGTATATTCATTATCGATGGTAAAATTTACAGTAACGGGAGGATACGGAGATTTATTATGAGAAGAATTATAAAGAGTGCTTCCTGAATATCTTATTTCTAGAGCAGGTACTGTAATAGCAGGTACAACAGTACCGTAAATTGAAAACTGCATACTGTCTTGTATTACCGTGCTGTTAGTTCTACTAATGTTATTTGAACCTTTTAAAGCATTAGGGACCTGAAACACCAGCTTAAACTTATCAACGCGTGATTTGTTGAGAACAGATTGTTTATATATATTAGTGTTGCTCATAGTGTCGTCCAGCCGTCTTGTTGTAAGAATTCCATTTCTGCTACTTGTTCTGAGTCACCCATGCCAAACACAACAGGTGTCATATATGTGTTATTTAGTCCTACTACTTCAAAATCATTATATATAGAAGTAGGGTCTTCGAACATAGCTACACCAAAATCCATAGGTTCTATAAAGCTTGGTTTTCCATGATCATCTAATTCTACTATCTCAAAATACCGCTCTGTTAGTTCTTTTTCTAAAATAAACAGAGCATACATCAGTGACATTACTCTATCATCATGATATCCACCTTTAGCTTTCCAGGTACCATTGGGATACCTTACAAAATCTTTAAGTTCTTTTAGAGTATCAATATCTTTAATAGTAACGGATCGCATTTCGTTTATAAAATATCGCATATTCATAACACCTTTATATTTGGTGTTAGTGTGAGCTATCATACCCATTTGAGGCTTAGCTCTATTTGCAACCTTTGCTCCATACGATACAACTTTCTCGTACCCCATATCAAATGCTAATCTATCTACTACCTGAGCACCGCAATTATTTCTTTCTATTAAAGCTAAAGGCGAGCCCCAGTTTTTTAGAATAGTGTGTACTTTGTTAGCGAACTCTAGTGGTGGTATGTGTCTATTGTGATAAGTTGCTACTTGTCTTATATCCTTTAAATCTGTAATGTCTAAAATTTGCATAACAGAAGCATCTACTCCAACACCTTCAGAAATATCAACACCTGCTACATACACTCTTGAAGAATCAGGCTCTTCCCATATTCTATAACTTCCTTCATCTAATAGTATTTTAGGCTCAACACATTTCTGTGACATCTCTAAGAAGAGAGCTTCATCAATAGACGATTCACCTGAGGATAAGAACTGACATTCAAACTCTTGCAACCACGCTTCTATGGATCCGATAGCCTGTCTAGTATTAGCAGCCCATTTTTCATCCCTACCTGGTATCTCATCCCACTTAATCTTATCGTACGCCCATCCATTCTCTCCCTTTTCAGCACCATCAAATAATTTATAAAAAAGGTTATCTGTACCATTAGAAGTAGAGCATACAAAGACTTTAGATTTCTTGGATGATGTAATAATAGGAAAAACAGATTTCCAGAACTCTTCTACTAAGTGAGGTTCAATGAAAGCCATTTCATCAATCACAAGACAGTTTACAGACTGACCACGAGCAGCAGTACCAGTTGTAGTTGTAATACCTATCCTACTACCATTATCTAATGTCATTGAGGTTTTACCGTATTCTTTAACACCTGGCTTTAGCCATACTGGAAGTTCTTCGAACGCTAGACGTACTCGTTGAAAGATTTCAATAGCAGTAGCTTCTTTGTTTGCTACTAGAAGAATTCTCTGATCATCCATAAAGCAAGCCTGCCATAAAATATAGATGGTCATCATTGTTGATTTACCAATCTGTCTAGATGCTAGGAGAATAAAGAATCTATTATCTCTCATCTTACGAATAGCTCGCTTTTGACAAGAGTGCATTTTTATTTTTTCTCTACCTCTATCTAGGTTGATAATATAGAAGAAATTTTCTGCAAAATATAATATATTATCTTTTGCTTTTTTAAGCTCCTTTACCATCCACGGCTCATAGGCTATTACTGCTCCAGCTGCTGGGAGATTGGGATTTCCTAAATAAAACTCAGTTTTGTCGGACTTTTTGGGCATATTCTATAAATATATATATGTCAAAACAAAACGACTTCGCAAGTATTGGGCAAGTTTATGGAGGAATGTTGAACAACATGAAGCATAAGCTAGTATCGGAAGGTAAAACTGGACCTATGGTCAAGCCAGGTGAAATTGGTGAAGCTCCTTTAATTAAGGGTGGTCCTCTTGAAACAGCAGGTTATATGCCTTCAAAGATCGATAGAAAGAAGATGTCTGAAAAAGAGTTAAAAGATAATCTCTATAACATTAAAAATCTATCACAGCCAGATAACTTAGAGGAAGACGAAGAAGGTGAAGAGTCAAGCAAGCCTAAAAAAGGAATGTTTACTAAGGGTAAGAAACCAGTTAAAAAGGATAAAGATAAAGAAAGTGAAGAAACTATTAAAGAAAGTAGAAAAATTGCCAAGGCTAGCATAAATAATTTTATGAGAAAGAAATCAATCTTTGATAAACTATACGAAAACGTCATGGGTCAGCCAGGTACTGGCAATCCTATGGGTTCAGAAATGGAAGAAGTAGGTGAACTTGACGCTCTCGGCATTGAGGGTGAAGGTGAAGGAATGGAAGAGACTGGTGAAGAAGTTACTTTCACACTTGACCGTGACACTGCACAAAAACTTATCGATGTTCTTCAAGCTGCTATTGGTGGTGAAGAAGAAGGCGGTTTCGGTGATGAAGAAGGTGACACTGAGTTAGAAGACGACATGGAAGAAGGCGAGCCAGAAGAAGCTGAAGAAGGCTTCTGGGACGAGGACGAAGAAGACCTCGGTGCGGACAATCTTTCCAAAGAAATTAACTACGGTAAGAATAACAAAGTTGGTAATCTCAAAACACAATCAGGCAGCGCTACTTCAGCTTATACAGATAAAGTAGGTTCAGATGGCGATCACGGCCACGCTCTTGTAAATGCTAAGCAACCTAACATGGGTAAGAGCAACAAGGTTGGTTCGCTTAAGACAGGCAAATCAATGTTTGAGCAATAATTAAAACTTAACTATAATAAGCCCGGTAGTTTAATGACTACCGGGCTTTTTTGTATAAATAATAGTATGATTACTTTTAAAGAGTATTTGGTTGAGTATGCTACAAAGCAAAATAGCCAACTATTCGGCATAGCTAAGCTAAGATCAGGTACTAACGGTAAGTTGCTGGATGATCCACACAACAGAAAGCATAAAAATGCCTTTAAGAAAGAATATTCTCACAAACATCCGGTTATTGATAGTATATGTAATGGAAAGTCTAACAATGTTCAGATAGCAGGTCAGCCATTACTATCTATTCTATCTCTCTACGGTACTCAGTTCGAACCCGGTATCAAAACACTAGGAAATTCTGATGTAGAAGTAGAAATGTACGAAGATGAAGAAGGTTTACAGAGAGGAATTTTAAGAAATAGAAAGAAAAACAATGGCTTGTAGTTCTAGTAGATCGCAATGTACAGCAGAAAATGTATTTGCTGCTGTAGCAAGTCCAGGATGCGGGCAGTTTCTTAACCCTGGCAATTTCCAGGCTGAACAAATTATATACGATACTTCATATAGCGATCTAATTAATAGTTATGGTGTACCTATCTACTATTACGTAAATACTTTTAATCTCTCTACTGCAGATTTATTATATGGTGAGGATCCAACTAGAAGATTTTTAGGTCCTTATGAACTACAAATGTATATAGAACTATCTGAGAATGCAATAAATTTATCTAAATTCGGTTTCGCATCTGACGATGAATTAACTGGATATCTTCATATTAATACATTTACCATTACAATGAGTGGTCTTATAAACTATTCGCAATTTGGTCAAGTTGTAGAACCTAAGTCAGGTGATATTATCGAGCTAACAGCTTTAGGCTGTGATAGACCTAACGGCAGGGGTTCTAAGTGGTTCGAGATTACAGAGCGCGTTGATCAAGATGTAGCTCAATTAAATCCATTGCTAGGTCATTATGTATATCGTGTAAAGGCTAAGAGATATGAACACTCTTTCGAGCCTGGACTATCAGGTGAGCGTCAAAATCAACAAGTCTTTGAAAATTCATTCTCTGGTGTTGTTTCGGCAAATATACCCGGAGTTAGTGCTTCAGAGGGTAAATCATACAACTTTGATGTTGATAATTTATCTAAAACCCAAGTTCTTGATATGTCAGTAAATAACACTGATATATATGGTTCGTATTACTAAAAATAAAAAAACCGCATATAATATTATATACGGTTTAATTAAAATTATTTTTTATTAAATTATGCGAGTCCGTAATATGCTTTAACAGCTTCAACTACTGCTTCATTGGTCCACTCATTAGGAGTATCGTAATTGTCACCGGAGAGTTGATCCAACTCAATTCTCTCACCCTTAATAAAGACGAAAACTTTCTTCTCGACAGGGATATCAACGATTCTATCAATTGTTATCTCTGAGATAGTTTCTGTAATCTCAGGTTGTTTGATAATTATTTTTGGAGTATCTAATGTGATTTGTAAGCTCATAAGTATATTTAGTCTATTTTTTAATATTTAAATAGATCTTTATACCACTTATATGTATTATCTAACCAGTTACATACATCTGCTCCTAAAATCTTTTCAGGAGCATTGTCTGCTTTCTCTAACTTAGTCCGAATTTTATGATCTCCGAAAATACCATACAAAGAATCATCTTCTTCTGTTACCTGTGTAATGCTGTTAAAGTTATGATATTCGTAGTTTGGTAGCCTGAAGTAGTTATATATGCTTTTAAGCGTCTGTTCTGGTGATTTACATAGATCCTCATATCTAACAAACATTATTTTTTCATTTAGACCTTGTCTAAAGATCTCACTTAGTCTTTCTAATGCTAAGCCAAGCGGCTGAGTAGCTAGATAATGATCGACGCGTTTAGGAGTTGATGTATTTTTTAACTCAGCGTGATTAACTATACCGCTATCTGTTTCAGGAGCAGCTCTAAATTTCTTTTCCATAGAAGCAACTATTTGCTTTAGATCTCTAACCATACAGATAACTTTAGGTTGTTCACCCATTACAAATTGTAATAAATCGTAATGTATTCCCCAACCTCTTGATTTTTCTAATACTACAGGCTTATCTGTTACAGCATTATAAAATCCATTTAATCCACTATAACAAAAACCTTGAAATCCTTTTTTCATTAGCTCAGAGTCTTGAGCTTTAAATGTTGGATCTGAACTAAAGTTTGCTCTAGCTCCATAAATTAGTTCAAGAGTACCGGAAGTAGGAGTACAGTAGAAATCCGGATTCTGTGCAAAGATATTTTGTATTAGTGTAGAGCCTGATCTTGGTAGTGATGAATTAAATAATAATTTCTTCATAGTGTTTTAAGAATAGCTTCTGTATCAAAGATCTCTAAGGGATCCATATATGGGCATTCATGTATAGAGCCTGTAAAGTTATAGTCAAAGAGGTAAGAATCCACCGTACCCTCTAAAAACTCAGTCTTAGGTTTAATATTTTTATGCATTTTATAACCAAAAACTTCAGGCTGTGTAGCCACCCAAACAACTGTGGATTGTAAGCCTAATGCTGCAGCAGCATGCTGTAACGATGAGTCAACAAGAAGCCTAGCTTGTGAGTGTTCTAATAGACCAAATAGTACTTTTTTCTGTAATA